TGGCATCAAGAAGAATAGTCTGAATCCCACCTTTTCCAAGAAATTTAGCAAGCTTTTCGAATACTACAGCAGCATCTTGCTTTGCATTTATTTCTTCTTTATTCTTTCGCATCTTCTCTTCCCTCTCCCTGAGAAGTGTCACTCTCTCATAGAGGGCTCCTATCCTGATATCAATATCTGATATTGAAGACTCTATCTTAGACTGCTCTTCTTTCATGCCCTTTATCTTATCTCTTAGGACTCTAAAGTCATCATTCTTAATTGAGTCCAAAATCCCCTGGTTCGCCTTAAGAGAGGCTTCTGAATTGGAAAGTTCTTCAGTTACTTTCTCCAAATCTCTTTCCAATGGTTCTAATGATTCTAGCAAGAGGTTTATCTTATAATCTATATTCTTGATTTTAGATAAAGATGAATCAATTAAATCATTTTGAGCTTTTACAGCCTTCCAGTGCTGAGCCTCTTTCTTTACTTCTAAAAGTTTTTCTTTAAAGGATTCAATCTGAACTTCATATTCAGATATTTTTAAAGAATGTTCAGAGTGAAGTTTTTCATGCAATTCATGTGAAACCGACTGTTGGCATACATAGCAAATTCCTTCTTTTATTTCGATCTCTTGTAAATTTTTGACCATCTCTTTAGATGTATTGAGAGAGGAAAGATAGAAAGTATGATCTGTATTTAATTTATCCATTATTCCCTCAGGAATTTCCAATACAGTAAGTCCAGAAATCTCGTGCTGCTCCCTGGACTTTTGAAGCCTCAAGTTTTTTACTTCTTCTTTCTTATTTGAAATCGATATTCTTAATCCATCTTTTATAGGAGTTAGCTCCTTAACTCTTAGTGATAATTTTTCAATTTCCGAAATAACATTATCAAATGTATCTGTATCAAGCGATTGCTTTAAGAGCAGATATTGTTTGCTTAAAGATTCTAACTGAGTTTTGCAAATTGATATTGCTTCGGACTTTTCAGTCCTACTGGATTGAAGTTCATTTATTTCGTTTTCCGAAGCCAAGAGCTTCTGAATAACGTCATCATATTCTTCTATTGATTTTTGAAGAATTTTACATTCTAATCTAATATCTTTTGCTTTATTTTTTGCATCCTTCTCGTACTCATCCCACCTGGAGATATCAACGATAGATTTTAATATCTCTTTCTTTTTAGATGGTTCAGATTCTGCAAATTCAGAAATATCATTCTGCCTAAAATAAACAGAGTTGATAAAAGTTTTATGATCAAGCTTAATTGTCTTTTCAATCTTTTCGTTTGTCTCTCCAGATGTAGAGCCTGAAAAATCTTGCCATTCTCCGAATTCATTTAAAAAGAAAAAATCAACAGTAGAGGTAGAATTATTCCTAACCCTCTTTCTTACAACTCTATATCTTTTTCCGTCATGATCAAAATCAAAAGTAACGGAGCAATTATTTTCCCCCCATCTCACGATATCATCCATCATGGCGGCACGAGATTTATTAAAAAGACACCATAATATGGATTCAAAGATAGCGCTTTTGCCACTACCATTTGATTTTGTGTAATCACCTTCTTTATTTCCAATTAGGAGAGCTGAGTTAAATTTTGAAAAATCAATTTCACTATCCTTATGGGAAAAGAAGTTTTTTAGCTTTAATCCTACTGGTATCATTTTGCACCTACAATTGACTTAGCCTCTTTTAGAATTTTTTCTAAAAAGTCACTTTCCAAAGATTGCGATTTAATGAAGGCCTCAAGCATAGAGTAATCATCCTTCTGCTCAAGTACGGCATTATCTCTCACGATTCGTTTAGAAAACGTCTCGATCATTATTTTTGATACGCAAAAAGCACCTTTGCTATAAAGGTTTGATTCTATCCATTCTTTACTTACTGCTGGCAAAATCTTTTCATCTACAGAAAGTTTTAATCTAATTATTTTTTCAGATAAATCTAGTTGAGATATTTCTTGCTCAATTCTTTCTTGAATATTTGAAAAATCACAGTCTGAAAAATTAAAAGATTCATCAAGAAGTTCTCTCGATGGAATTTTACAGAATTTAGCTTTTTTAACTGTAGAGTCATAATCTATGAAAAATTTGTCTACATTCTTATCTCCAAAGTTAGTTTTCTCCATAGAGCCCGTGTACACGCACGCGGGTGCGCGCTTACGTACGATTCTAAATTGATGCAAATGTCCCATTAGAACCATATCGCATCCATCAAAAGCCTCTGGATCCGTCAGAATCTCTGTGCCTCCAAAATCATTATAGCTTCCCTCAAAGAAGAAGTTGTGACCAATCGCAATCGTTGGATCTTGATTTTTAATCTTGGAAACTAATTCTTTAATATGATTATTGTATCCTTCCGATTGCTTGTCTATGGTTTTTCCAGGATACATCCTTCTGTCACGATAGGGAACAAGAAGAAGATTCACTGAACTCTGACCGTTGCTAACATGAATATTTTCTGGTTCCAATATCATTCTAACATTAGGATATTCGGCTGCTGCCAAACTTGTTATTGAGCTTGTAAATGCTTCTCCATTCTTTTTGTAATCATGATTTCCCATAATTACAAAAGTAGAAACTCCGGCACGGGATAGCCTCTTTAGGGCGGCGTCCACTATTGCCATATTTTCTAGGGATGGTTCTCTGTGTTCGAATATATCACCAGTTTGAACAAAGATATCTGCGCCAGAATCAATTGTATAATCTACAATATAATTTAATGATTTTTCATAATCATCTATTCTAGTGTTCCCACCTTTGCCATTTGACTTTCCTAGGCCGAATACGGCACCAATATGCGCATCGCCACAAACTATTGCCCGCATTTTTTATCAAACCTCCTTTTAAAGGTTTCTCCAAGCTTTTTCTGCAAAATCTTTACCCTCTCTACATCATGTCTATCGATAGATTCAACGTATCTATCTGTCTTTTCCATTATACTGGTGATCCAATCAAAGTCTTCCGGATACTTTCTTAGGATCTTTTTAAAGCCTATTGATATTTTTAGCAGATCATTAAAATTTGTTTCTTTCTTTTCAGAGTCTGCAACAACTATCTTGTTGGGATCTACCAATTCAGAGAGATAATTTATCGCTCCAATAAAATCCGAAGTTGCCGCCAGTATATAGAAATCAATAACATTGTTAGAGGCACAACATCCAAAACAATAAAAATTGTTATTTATACTATCTATAAAAAGGGAGCCAGTTCTCTCATTATGCTTTGGCGATGGACACCTACATCTATGAGTAAAATTGCCTGTCTGAACATCCTCAAGTGGAATGCCCAACTTGTCGGCAACTTCGACTATCCTGACTGATTTGATCAGTTCTTCTTTAGAGTACTTTTTCAACCGAAAATCCTATTCCAAAAACTTTTTTTCTTTGGCTTAACTCCCAAATTAATCAACTCATCCTGAATTGACGAGATCAGTGGGGATTTAAAAAATATAGGCTCATTTGATTTTCCGTCAAGAAAAAGGCCAGTACCAACTTCGCGTAATTTTTCACCACCAGCTTGATCCAAGATGATCCTCGAATCTGTGGCGGAAGATACTTTCATGCAAACTCTTCCAATAAAGTTTGCCTTAATGAGACCGCTAACAACTTTGGAAGACGGTCTTTGTGTAGATAGTATGATAGAAATACCTGCAGCTCTTCCTTTTTGAGCTAAAATAGAAAGATCTTTTTCCAACGTCTTGGATTGAAAGACTAAGTCAGCCCACTCATCTACAACGATAATTATTGGCCTCATGGTTTTATCTTCTTTGGCATGCCTCAATCCCTTTTCTCTAAGGAGAAAAAATCTCGCCTCCATGGTATTAATCAAGTTTTTTATCAACTTATTAACATCATCTATTGTATGGACGATATTTTCAACACCTTGAAAATCACTATATTGAGAAAATTCAACCATTTTTGGATCAATCAAATGAATTGAATTGTCACCACATAATAGAGAAAGGATTATCGTATGTAATAACATACTCTTTCCGGAACCACTAGAGCCAGAAATAAGCAAGTTTGGAAGAGAGTTTAGATCAACGCAAAGATTTGAACCAGAATAATCAGTGCCCAATAAAATGGGTGTATAGAAGTTCTTATTCTTTGATGAAATAAGTTGTTCAAAACTCTTGGAAGGAATGTTGTGTTTTTGAACTTCGATTTTGAATAATCCAGTTTCTAAAACCGGATAACCTCTTGGCGTAGCTTTTGCAGAAAGGGCCAGTCCAACGTCCGTCATTATGGATTCTAATTTGGAAACTTTTGTGCCTAGAGCAAGCTTTACGTTGAAAATGTCAAAATACTTTTCTTCCTTAAGATAGATATATTCATACTTAATTCCAAATGAATATAAAATCTGACCTAAGATATCTTCTTTACTCTGTGGCCTTATAAAGACTTTTTGATGAATCATCAAAGCTCCTAATCTCCTCGTGTAGGTCGCGCAAAGCTGCACGGTACCCCACCATTCCAATGTAGGCACTATTTGATTCGGGTTCCACAGAAAATTTTTTGCAGGTACTCTCCAGGCTTCTAATCTCCATGTTAATCTTCTCAATCTTGCTCATGATTAACATCTTGATTTTATCTGTTGTCATTCCTTTGCTGCCTGGTTTTTCTTTAGACGATTTATTTCTCTCTTAAGTTCTTTTATCTCAAAATCCTGTCTAATAAATTCATCTTTCAACTTAAGCGAAGATCTTAGTGACAAAATAATTAATCCAAATATGCCTTCACCAGGGTTGTTCTCATCTAACTTATCAGCTGCCGTAAGTAGCCTATTCAGAGTAGAAACAACATTATTATGATAAGCTTGTGTTTGGTTATCTGGATGGGTCTTATCTGCTAGAAGAACTTTAAAATCATTAAAGGCGGTCTCAATATCAGATTGAGGTCTTGCTTTTCTTGATTCGAGATATTTGTTATTCGAAGGAACGTTAACTTTATTATCCATTGTAATCCTCTTTCATAATCAGCATCAAATAAATTCCACAGGATCTATGCATCCTAATGAATGCTTGAATTTTATGCAATTTTTCTTCTTCAATAATACTAAAATTTTTATACAAAAAATTAATTATATTGACCGTTTTATTATAGTCAAAGCAAGGTCTGTCAAATAGTGAACAAGATTTATCCAAAAATTCCATTAATTTATCATAGTTTTCTTTTTTGACTTTTGATAAATCTAAAATTGGATTACTGCATGACTTACAATAAGCAAAGCCATCTTGATCAAGGTGGCCATTGCACCCAAGTATTAAATAAGCCTTCAAAAGGAACTCCGATATTCATCGTAAACACCTGTTATTCGGATGCAATAGTATTAAGCATTGAATGCATTTCCGCCAGCCGCATAGACAAGAACCCTGTCAGCACCGGCTCCGTTTGAAGCCCAAGTATCCCAAGAACCTGCTCCGCTTGTGGTTGTTCCAGAATTGCTCATGCAAGTTCCGGTAGCTGGAACTGTACCTGTACCACCAGTGGCAGATGAGACTGCTTGCGTAACATTCCCAGTGATTGAAGGATGTGATAACGTCCTATTTGTAAAGTTAATTCCCACAGAAGCCACATGATTGGTCTTTATACTGTTTCCGCTTATTGAGTTATATGTAAATGATGAAGAGCTTGTAAAGTCAATTCCATTTAAATCAGCATGAATTGTGTTTCCCGTAATTGATGAATTATCTAAGTCTCCAGTTATTATAAAACCCTTATTATTAGTGTCTGTAGATTTAGCTGTATTTCCCGTTAATGTCAAATGACTTGCATTTCCAGTTACGTAAAGAGCATCTGAGGTATCAGAAATCATAGTATTTCCTGAGATTGCAAAATGAGATGACACTCCACTAACACTTATACAGTATCCATCTGAATCAATAACGTTTGAATTGCAAGTACACTCAGTTACGGCATCAAAATATATTCCAGATCCGGTCGAACTATAGCGTATGGAATTTACATTGATTGTGGAATTAGCCGCCGAAGATGTGAAATATATTCCATACGTAGATATATCTAACTTGTTTTTTGAAGCAGAAGAATATGTAAAAATATCTCCAAACCATAAACCATATTCTGCAGATATAACATTTGAATCAAAAGAACATAGAGCAGCATTTGGATAGCATCTTATTCCATAGTTTGTCGTATATATAGTATTATCAGAAAACTTAGAAGCATTAACCTGTGGTGCTACACCAGAGTTTTGAATTACCACTCCAGAGCCGGATGTTAAAATACTATTCTTTGTTATATCCATTGCAATTATAGAATTTGAATTTGTAACAACGCCTATGCTAAAGTTTGTAATAACATTATTATGTACAATACCTTGAGATAATGTTGCAACATCAAAATAAACACCAACTCCAGCCTGAGCAGATAGTGCTCCAATTTGATTATCGGAGATAATCGCACCAAGAACTGATGGAGATTCTATTTTGACACCTCCTGCATCGTAAGTTGGATGGGGTGCATTTACAAAATTATTATCAGTTACCGAAATTTCTGTAATACCTGTTGTTGCAAGGGAGTAGACCGCAAAAGCTCTCGTTACATCCGAATCAACAATATCTACGTTACTTGAGTTATTTTCAGATATAATCAAAGATCTGGCCGTACCATTGCAAGCTGGCGTGATTATTCCAGCATAAGAGGTTGCACCAAGATTATATGTATTTGCAATAGATGAATCCGCTGTTATATTTCCTTTTATAGAAATAGAAGTTGCATCATTTATAATCATTGGGCATATAATTGCAGCTCTACAGTCGTCAGTATCAACGGTAGTATCTATAGTGGTATTGCTAAATTGATTATCACTAATAGATATATTATCAGAAGTTAAAACAGATATCGTTAAAATTCCAGCAGATACAGCCGAAGATGATGTTGTTATTGTTTCTACATCTAGATTTCTAAATTGATTTCTAGATATATCTATATTTCCAAGAATAGTATAAGAAATTGCAGATATAGCAGAAGATGAAGTTTGAAGTTGAACAGAAGTTGTATCTGCAGCTATATCGCATGATGCAAATATATTTTCTGAAATTTGGCAATTTTTTATACCAACCAGCCCGCCTGCCAATAGCCCAATAACTGTCGCATTATTAACAACCAAAGCCCCTGGATCTGCATTGTTCTTTACTTCAATGTTGTTAAATTGATTTTGATTTATTTGAACTTCTGATATGAAATCACCTGTTGACGATAGGTTTATAATGCCAACCATAAGTGGGATGTTCAATTCGGTCCCAGATGCCAATCCGCATGAATCAAAAGTATTGTTTGATATATTGACTTGCCTTGTTGACCTTGGAGCTGATGTAAGACCCTTGGTTATGACAATAGCTTCTCTCTGAGTATTTCTAAAAATATTTCCACCTATAACAACTCCATTTAGAATATCATCTGCACCTGGAGTAATAGACTCTTCTGCATGTATTGAGAATGCAGAATAAAAACCATCTGGTTGCGGAGTTGTAAGAGTGGTTGGATCTAACAAGTTATCTGTTCCATCAAATACGTTATTTGTTACAGATATATTTCTTAATATAACTCCAAACTTAGATGAAATCCTGCATCCATCTCCACCGACGATGGTATTTCCACTGATAGATATATTTTTGATATCTGAAAGCTTAGTATCGGCTGTTCCGCAATCAATTAGAATACCTCTACACAGATCTATTTCACTGGCTCCGGCTTCTTTCATATATATTGAGTTATCTAGAATCGAGCAATTGACAACTTCGGCACTTGAGTCAATTATTATTGCAGAGCTTCTAGAGTAAAGTGTATTGTTTGATATTTTTATCTCTTTTATTACAGCAGGAGTTCCAATAGGTGGAGTTGCAAATCCAATACATCCTATATTAACATAAGGATATTGTGAGCCAAGAAGCTCATCTTCAACCTTGATTATATTATTGGAAACAATAAAGTTTGACAAATCACTGTCTAAAGATGAGTTAAATATACCTCCACCGAATGAGTTAAATGAAGCTTGAAATGGACTTATCCTATTGTGAGATATATCAAACCCATCTAATATAGCATTAGCTCCTGATGCACCTGATGCAATTCCGACAAATGATGAGTTTCGGATGACGTTTGATAGTATTGAAATTGATCCAATAGATATAATTGCATCTACGTCATCATTTGAGCTGTTCACCGATGATGTTATGCCAAACAGACCTGGCAAAGAGTCGACTTCTATTAGATTTCCTTGGGATTCCCAAATGACGTTATTATTAACAATGTTAATATCTCTATGGCCAAAGCTAAATGTTGGCTCAACTCCGGTGGAATTACACAGGTTCAATATACCTTCTGAGTATCCAGATATACCAATCGCTAAGTTTTTAATATTATTATTTGCAACATTTACAGCGGAGCAGTTCCATACAACAATACCTCTAGAATAAACGTTTGCAGAAGGTAGAAATGGCGTTCCATCATTTTCAGTGACTATTCCGATTTCAGATATATTATTTCCAGAAATAACAACACTTCTACAGAATACGGATGCAATACCAAATCCACCCAGCTCAGATACTGTGGTTGGGCTTGCAGTTCCAGTTGTTCCATTTGCACAATTATATATTTCATTGTTTGAAATGATAATATTTGTTATATTATTGTTCTCACCACCAGAAAGTGTTGCGCCAGATAATGAAATCGCATCCAACTGATTTGTACTGATAGAAACATTCCCCTGTGGACCATATTGAACTGCGTAGACCGTTACAGTAGATCCGCTTACAACTGCATGTACTACAAAGTCGTAAAGCCCGTTCGGAGGGTCATTAATTGCATCCGCCAGATTCTGTGCAGTAATATTTTCATTAACTCCTATCTCAAACTCACTAGCACCAGGAGCTCCAGTTACTGCAGTAAGTACGTTTCCATCTATTGCTACTGTGCTAACGCCATTTATAAGATTAGCTACGTCATCAATTGTAAAAGTACCAACAGCTCTTACATCGGCATCGCCATTGATCAAAATTCCTGATTTAGCTCTACGGATAAAGTTGCTTACAATTTTTACATGAGCAGGATAATATCCGCTATATGGTGTTACAGCTATTGCTCTAGCCGTAGGATCAGTTGCATCACCGGCATAGAGGTCTAAAATATTTCCAGATATGTCAACATCTCTGACAAGGCCCGATATTATAATTCCATTTAGAGCAGAATTTATTACTTCATTATTACAAATATTTATTCTATTAACATTTTCTGCGGTTGATCCGTTATCTCCAACCACTATAATTCCGCTAGAGTTTGCAATATTATTTGAGTTTACAAAGTTTCCAGATACCTCAATCTCTCTTGAGCCAATACCGACACTAATACCAATTCCGCATGCTAGTGCATAGCTATTCATAATGGTGGTTCCGATGCTACCAATATAGAATCCTATGGCATAATTTATAGAATAAACTTGATCTATTTTAGATGCTCCATAAGTTGGAGTTGAAGTTGGACTTCCAATCAAAAGTCCATAATTCAAAGGAGACAAATCAATAGCGTTACTCTGTATTGCGCAACGGGCTATATGACAACCATTTGCATCCGGAATATTAATACCCCTTTCTGAGGCGTTGATTCTACACTCTATAATTTGACACTGAGTAACAACATTGCTGGTTAAGTTTATCGCCCTTTCCCATTCAACAGGGCCGTCAAAATTACATCTTTCTATTTTTAGATCATATAGAGATGCCGACGTATCTTCGATTGCAGTGGAGTTTGCATGTTCGCATCTAAAGTCGATACCATGGAAAGTTACAGAATTTTTTCCATTAAGATCTATCATTGGACTTAAACTTGCACCAGTTACAAGTTTAGATTCACCCTCGCCATGAAGAGAAATATTATCAACTTGCAAGGTAACCGTAGAGTTTACGATTACCTCGCCCCTTATGTGAATTTCTGTTTTTGCAGATGCACCAGAGGTTCCATATGCAGCAGCCCAAGCAAGAGCGGCCTCCAGGGACATAAAGCAGCCCTCTGCGTTGGCATCGCCAGCAGCACCATCTGCCCTTACAGTGTAAAGCACCTTTCTGTTGTCATCTTTTGTAAAGAAGCGTAAGTCTACCTGGCCCGTTATATTGGTACCATTGTGTGTAAATCTTCCAACCGGAACATCTCCAGCTATAGTTATATCTGGAAGTGAAGAAGAGGCAGTTAATTCTCCCGTTGTGCCATCGACATAAACGAAATATTGTCCAGGCGCAGAAGTTGCTGGCACATTAAGATTTACGCTTTCATTTACAAATGTAAATTTTCCTATTTTTGTATTGGCAATCCAAGTTCCATTTAATGTAAGAACTAAATTTGCAGAAGTAACTGCAACATCAAAGTCTGAAACTCCACCCTGAATCCACCCGGGCTGTCCGCCAACTGAAAATATATCGCCTCTTACATCAGATAAGTCTAGGTAGTAGTTTTTAACTCCACCTATCTCTTCAAATTCTGGTATAGCAAGGTCATGATCTATTCCAGGCACTCCATACACATCTTCTGCATATGATTGAACATTCTTTTTCTGAACGGCTGGGATCGTGTTGTTATAGCCGCCCAAATTCTCGTGTGGCAACTGTCCAGTAACATGAGCTCCCTGAGTTAGATTTACCTTCTGAGCATGCCCATCTGCATGAAGTCCATCATGAACGTGACCACCAACAAGCGAATCAGTAGGATCTACATTATCATTAAATCCGTATTCTCCACCGTATAGTCTGTTTAGTAGTTCGGCAGAAACAACTGTTGCGGCAGATTGAAATCTAGTGAGCTTCTTGCTACTGTCTTTAGCCATTATTCAATTCCTTAAAGTATCTTTTTATCTTATCGGATGATTTGAATTTCAAAGATTTAAATCTTTTGAGCTTCATCTCTTCTTGTGTTTTTGGATTACGAACTGGCCTGGAAGTGTGTTGATATAGATAAAATTTTCCAAACCCTACTAACGTAACTTCTTCTCCACCCTCAAGTGATTCGATTATGGAGTCAACAATGGCGTCCAATACTTGTAAAGATTCCTTTTGTGAAAGGAGTGTCTTTGAGGAAATCTTCCTTGCCAAATCTTTCTTATTCATTTGCCTTCCCAAATTTATATATCATTGTTTATGACAATAATAGTAGACTCTAGAGCAACTCATCATTTTCAAACTTTCCAGCGTGTTGCTCAGACTCAAGCAGATCAGATTCTAGCTTTTCTCTATTATTGTTATAAAATTCATATACAGAATCTAAACTTCCCTCTTCATCTTCCATTAAAGTGGTATCTAGTCCAAAGTTCTTATATATTCTATCTACTTTTGCTTTTACTTTACTAGAAAGTTCTTTTTTTTCTTTTTTCATCTTATTTCTTAAGATTATTAAGTATGCTTTCACATACTCTAAGCATTTCAGTTTGAGACATCTTTTGCTTGAATGTATTTACGCAATATGCCGACCATACTACGTTACCTTTAATATAACCTTTATCTGGATCAACGCAATCTAATGACATCTTCAATGGATCATGAACCGATAAATCATCATCTTTAACAATATTCATTTTTATACCAGAGTAATAGCATTTTCCATCTTGACGTTCAAAGATATCTAGCAAATACTCTTTATCTAAGTCAAATGAAAGGCCCCTCTTGACCGCTCTTTTCTTAGCATTTTGCAAGGCTTTTCCAAACATTATGTTGGGGTAATTTAGGCATCTTGAACGCCAAGAGGGATTAGACATGCTTATAGCTCCTTATCGGTTCAGTCGAGGGGGCGGTTGAACACGTTGAGCATAACCCTCTCGCCATACTTGGCACCAACAGCTTTGACGACAGTTCTTATGGCACTTGCAATCCTGCCTTCTTTTCCAATAATCTTACCTACATCATCTGGTCCAACCTTAACTTCAACTAAAAGGCCTTTGTCGGAATGAGAGCCAACAACATTAACCCTATCCTCATCATCCACAATTGCAGAAACAACTGTTCTTGTAATCTCCAAAACTGCATCAAGCGTTTCAGTATCTCTTGTATCATTCATGTTCGCTCCTTATTTTTACTTCAACTAGTTTTACGTCATCTCTTTTTGGAATTAGAATTTCTAGCAAACCATTTTCCATGGAAGCATTAACTCTAGAGAGATCAAAATTATAATTTATAAAATATTTAGTTTTAAAGTTTCTTCTAGCTATACCTCTGACGATAATTCCTTGTTGAACTCTAAGATTTGGAGTTTTTGCGGGATATTCATCTTCATCATCCGGTTGGCTTTGAAGCTCAGAATCTTGCTCTATTTTATTACGAGTTCCTGTTACTATTAATTCATTAGCACAAGTTTCTAACCTAACATTATCTGGCGAATAACCAGCCAGAGCAAATGCCATATGAAAACCTTCTTCGTCGCACCATTGATCAACCTTTGGAAAGGTTCCAGCAGATGATACCTTTTTGTGTCCAGTAACATCTCTGTAAAACTCATCGTCTGACCAAAGGAGATCGTATACCTTTCCCGGTATGGAAAGGCGAATTACCTTGTCTTTCATCACTCTTCAGCTCCTTCTAACTTTTCAAAATATGAACCAACTGATTGTATGGCACCCAACATAGTTGCCAGCGACCAGCTGATTAGGCTGGTCATACAACCAGCCTGCAATGCGTTTAGTTCAACGTGAGCGAGTCCAGCAAAAACCCCAATCCAAAACCCAGTACACATGTGGCACGTCAGCAGTTTTTCGCTGAGTGGAATTTTGGAGAAGATAAATTGTCTTACAGGCTCTAAGATTGTGGACGAAACCACAATAAATGTGGCTCCAGTTGTCCATAATAAAAATAAAATTATTTCAGCTAAAGTCATTAGTATTTTTTACCTTTAATAATCAAAGATTATTTAATCTTTGATAAAGTAATAATACTAAATTGTTTGCCAAAATAATTTTATTTTATTTTTTAATTGGAAAATTTATAACATTATTAGGAAAATCTTCATCATAAGAATCTTCATCATCTTCATCATCGCCCGATATTGACTCATTAATAATGCTAAATTTTCTTAGTGTTTCAAGAATTATTTCAACGAGATCTTCACAATCTTCTCTTGTGTGATCTTCTGGATAAGAATCATCTTCTAACATTTTAAACCACGATAAATAAGCATGTGTTAAAAGAGAAGTTATTAGATTAATCTCACCCTTTGAAAAGGAAATATCCGAATCATCATTCATGATTCTTCCTCGGCAGAATCCTCTACTTGAGGTTCTAAAATCGAAGGATCATTTCCCCAACTATCCCACCCCTCTCTTTTCTGTCTGGCAAACATTTCAAGATATGGGCCATGAGACCTGTCTTCGATAAGAGAGTACATTTCATCTGGCTTTTGAGAATGCCTCCTTCTTGGAAGGAGACTTTGCCCGACAAGAGATGGTACATTATTCTTATCTGTTCTAACGGATATTCCATTTCCTTTTGTGGCAAACAGGCAAAGCTCATGTTGCCCCCTAAAGTACCTTCCCAGTCCATAAGCAGTTTTTGACCATACCAAGTTAGTTACATATCTAAAACCCAAGGCCTCTATAATACGAATGGCTTCAGGAAGATGATTGTTCGCAACCCACATATACATATGGGCATTATCCTCCACTTTATCTTTTAAGGCATCTTTCATAACCTTAATAATTTGATCCTCTTTTAAAAGAGGATAGTGCCTATCTGCTCCACGCTTTGATTGCCCACCTCCAGTTTGATTCCATGGTGGATCGGCATAAATTGTCTTATATTTTTTAACTTCAGTCACTTAATCCTCCTGGGGTGGATTTTCAAAATTTTTAAAAAAATATTTATTACGATTCTCTTATTACAACTGTTCTATAATAGGGTTTATATTTATAATACAAAATCAGAACTTTGTTCCCAACCCAATTCCAGCTCCAAATTTAGCATGTATATCAACAAAGGCATCGGTAACTATCCAGAGATCATCAAAAACAGGCAGGTGGCATCCGATATTATATGCAACCGGAATTATTCCGGCCTGAAATGTTTGACTATTGCCCGCAACGGTCACGCCAAGAGCGTCCAAACATTTAAGTGGGTGCAAAAAAGTTAAATTCAGACTTGCAGTTAATTGAGGATTTTCATTCAAACCAACCCTGACCGCAAGCATTACGTCTGGCTTAAACAGCTTTCTAGCTGGCTCAATTATCCTAACATCAAAATCATCAATTGGTATCTCATAATACTTATCCGGCTCTGCTGAAGATGCGATCTGCAATAAAGATGTTGATTTATTCTCTCCTACAACTACAGAGTTTCTTATAGAAAGCTCATGAGTCTCAAAGGCATATTTACCATCTTGTTGTGAAAATCTGGCCACTTCAAGTCCGGGCGACAATTTAAACCTATGTTCTTGGGGCAATTCTGCAGTTATATATATTGGCTCAGATGGTTTTACGACTGTTTTTGTAACAATAATCTCCTTAATAATCGGAGGTTTATCAGCCTTAACTCTCAAATCGGCAACCAGGTCTACCAGCTGTGTATTCTCGTCGGAAAGGTCCTTGATTGCAGAGACTGCATCTGAGTATTTATTCTTTGTCTCTTCAACCTCTGTATGGAGCCTTGTGCTTTCATTTATAAGTTCCATAAGCCTAGCATCAGCAGTTTGTTTTTCTTTGTATTGAAAGATTCCATAACCAACGGATGATATGAGGAGGACGATCAAAACTAGTATAAAAATATTCTTCCAATTATTTTGATTGGAATTATTTGGGCTAGAAATAATGTTTTTTTCCATTTTACCTTTTTCTTCCATAGAAGCAACATTTGCTTCTAAGTTTTTAATAGAATCTGTTAAGGCAAGAAGATATCCATAATACCAGTAAGCTCTAGCCTCTGTTCCATCTTTGAGATGTTTATTTGTTACAAAAATATTTTTATGATTTTTCTTGAGCCACATTAAAATCATTTCTCTCTTGCCCTTTAATTTATTAAGCAATTCAAAATTATTTGACATTGTGACTCCATAAAATGTATTAATTAAAGCATGGTGTTATGTTACCTTTTTTAAATTAAAATATTATTATACATCAATGTAAAATAAATATTTTATTCAATTTTTTTATATTTACAATAATCTTTAATTATTTTTTCAAACTGAACGGTTGTCATTTTTATTGTTAACTCAGTGCCATCAAAAGACCACTCTTCAGGGAGGATGGAAAGATAAACAGTTTCGTCTTCAAAACATTCTTCATATAGATGAAATTTATGATCTTCTGAATCATATGATATTGTCACCTTTGTGCTCATGTAGGCTCCGTAGAAATATAAATCATATCTTCATACTCAAATCTTTTAATCTTTCCATTAGGAAAGTTAGAGTCATTTTTTAATCCAATTGAGTAAGTCGGCTCATCTGATAACATCCATTTGGATCCGTCTTTATCCCAGAAAACCTTGGGTCCATCAGACATTTGTAGCAGAGATTTGAAAGAAATTTCTTCTTCATCTGAAAACATTTCTGGAATCTTAGCATAAAGAGATTCTAGAAATTCGGACATTACCTCATCACTAAGTATATCGGTATTATAAATTTGCCAAGATTCTTCCTTTGGGTCATAATCTATCTGAAGAGATACACCACAAGGGTGTCTGATTATACCGCCAATATATTTGGAATTATGGCCGTCTGGCCAATCTGGAATGATAGCCCTATGTATACGTGATTTTTTCATTTGTTTATCTTCTTTTTTTAGAGATTTAAAGCCAGTTTCTAGACATGCTTCGCAAAGCACGATACCAGCAATATGGTGATTGTTTACAATGGCATATACAGAAGATTCATTTCCGCAACCATCACATAATATAGAATTCATTTTAATGCCTGATTAACAAACTCATCCAATCCGGAAGCCGGCATTCCAACATGCCTTGCAATCTCTTTTCCATTTGACATTAAAATAAGAGTTGGAATGCTAGAGATTTTGAATTCCTTAAGGAATTCCCTATTTGCATCAGCATTTACCTTGGCTACCACAATGTCTGTTCTAGACTTTGATAAAGCTTCAATTCTCGGTAGCATTGCTTTGCATGGTCCGCACCATGTTGCCCATACGTCTAACAAGACTGGAACCGAAGAATTTACAACTAGTTCCTGAAAATTTTCCTTAGTTACTTCCAACATTTATCACTCCTTATTTTTTTTCTGGTTTTACACTTTGCTGTTCGTCTTTAAAAGATGGAAAGATATCAGAATAAGATCCTCCTAAGCTTAGAATCCTGTCCTTCATTCTTTCTATTTTAGCCAGACTATCCAAATAGTTATAGTAAAGCTTATTATATTCTAGACCACTAATATGTGATAATAACACATCCTTTAGAGGAAGCATCGCCCCAGTAAAATGTAGGCTATTTTCAATCTGCCCCTCCCTGGTTGCTTGATGAGCTATTTCATATGCCTTATTTATAGCTTGACTTAATTCATCCCTATTCATGTTGGCACCTCAATATCTGCACTGTCCTTTTGTTCTGATTGTTTTTGCTGTCCTGGACTTTGCAGGAGGAAGTGTGAAGGAACTTTGATTGACTGAAAAAACTTTTGCTCATATTCTTGCAAAACTGAATCGCAATATTCTCTTTGCTCCAGGGATTCCTCTAGAAAGTCTAACCTTTCGGATAGTCTAATCGCCCTTTTCTCTAAATCCTCAAAAGCTTGTACGGCCCACAGAAGTTCTGGAGGCCAGTGGCTTCTTAGGTTTTCCGGAACAGAGCAGAGTCTTTGAATTTCTTTTTCGTAAGACATATTTTAAATGGTTCCTTTCTGATATCTTGGTCCAGAATTTTGAGCAATTGCCAAATCATATACGGCATTATCTACAAATATTACATCAAATTTTCTGCCACGAAGATCCATCTCGGTAACTACGAATGATATATTATCCACCTGAGATGTGGTTAATCCCATTTCATCTGCATAATGCAGAATCAAAGGATTGATATATTTTTGGTTACTATGAGAATGAATTTTGATTAAAACTTCATAACCAGCCTTTGCTTGATTTAAGGCGTTAATAACCATATTTGTTGTTCTACCAGTTTGTCTTAAAAAGTAAGCTTCACTACCAAATGAAGTTTTTTGATATAAATTCTTATTTCTTTCTATTACCATTCTTGCAAATTCCATTGGAGGAAGAAATGGTCTTCCAGAGGGTGTTCTCATTTTCACCTCATTTGTCTAGCCAGTCTAGATTAAACAGCATTGATTTCGATCTTCCGGATTCTATAATAACTTCAATTATTTCACATTCAGATAACTCTGCCTTATAAAACTCAAGCATATCTGGCCTACATTGTCTCATTTCTTTTACCCTGGTTGTAATCAGGGCTTTGATATGATGCTCCTTATTCCAGATATGTGGTTTTTTATTCCAGCCAGTAAGACCCTTACCTTTAAATAGTCCTGTTTTGGTATTTCTAAAGGCATAGCCACAAACAGTCTTCTGTCCAGAATCCTCACTCATTCTGAGCACCATGATGCTGCAACATGTTCTTCTAGAACGAAATTATGTCTCTCCCCTGCAACTGAGATGGTTTCTAAAAATCTCTTTTGAAAGATTACTCTTTCTGAATTTGTGGAGCGACTCACGATACAATCGTTCGCCTGTGCCTCTACCACTGCAACTAGATATTCTTCTTTTTCTGGAAGATAAAGAAGGGAGCTTCCTCCACTATGGGAGGGTGTAGCCTCTTCTAATCTCACTTTTAATCTTTTATTTTCTGGACGAATATTTAACATTTTTTCTCCTTATTACCAATTTTTATCTAGCTGCTCTTGTCTTTGAGCATCTTTTTCTAGTTGAATCTCTTTGACCATTTTCATAACTAACTCAAGCATAGTTTTATCTTTATAAGAAGTTGTACTCCACATTAGGTAGGACTGAAACTCAAGTAATTGTTCATAAGTCATTTCAATTGTGTATTTAGTAGGCATTATTTATAAACCCCGTATAAAAACAAAACATAGAAACCACCAAGGAAATAGCGGTAAAAAGATAAAAGTGCCAATCATCTCTATTCATTTTCACCATCCCAGATTTTATTGTACCATCCACCAATTCTTCCTTCAAGTCTGGATAGAAGATTTATAGAGGTGTGAGTGCCCTCTGAGGTTGGCGAAAGCTTTTCAAGCTCGTTATCTAGCACTCTTATCTCTTCTGCTGCGGCTAGGCATAATGTCTGAAGTCTAAGAATTTCTTGATAAGAGCTTTCGATGTTCCTATCTGACATTTTGGCTCTAAAGAACCTACCCACATTATCCGCAACTTCTGAGTCAGACATTGAGGCAATTTCTTTGGCTAATAGCTCTTCCATTTTGTCATTATTATTTACAGTATCTTTACTCATTTCTACTCCAATCCCAGAAATACTCTGTGAGATTCCAACTGAATGTTCCATTATCCCAGAACCAAGTAATAATGCCGTCTCTTTCTACATCTCTCGTAGCATTTCGCAGATCTTCGATAGAAGAAAGATAAGGACGACCAAATGATTGATAATGAACTCCTGCTTCAGTTTCCTCGTAAAAGAGTTCTACAAGTTCGCAAATGTCTTCTTCGTCTTCCACTCCAACCTTGATCATTCCGTATTTCCAGAGCATTTACATTTCCTTTATTTCTTTTAGTTCGCGCTTCAAAGAATCTCTTTCGCCTTCTAGGTATTCTATTGTTTCGAACATTGTTCCGCCACAATTACACCAGTCATACCAAGTAGGACAATCGCTTGGATCGTCGTGCTTTCCGTTGTAGCACTCTCTCCAAAAATCGATTTCTTCGTCAGGAGTCATACATTCAGCGCAACGATCTTTTGTTTCCAAATAAGTATCGCAGATTCTTGTTGGATGCGGTGTCATTTGTTTCAGCTCCTTCTAGTTTTTGGTGTGTTTTCGTCAAATGACCTTACGAAGACGACCTGATGCCATAAACCATTATAACTTTCTGACTTATACCACCCGCCCAAACATCTATGAACCGGAACTTCTCCGTCTTTATCTGTGTCGAATCTTCCCAAGCATCTTTTGCATTCTAATTTTCCAAACCAGTTATAGCCTTCGTCGTCAATCCAATTTGGCATTTTCTTCCCACTCCACTTTCATTATCCCGATTCCACATTCAGGACAAGCAGTTCTTTCGACATAATCGCCAATCTCCACTTCCCATCGTTGTACCCAATGCCCGTGTCCGCATTGGGTACATTGAAACCAACCTTGCTGATTTTCACTTTCAGGCATTTGATCTCCAATTATTATTGATTTTCTTTCATCAAAGAAAATGCTTCTTTTAGAGTTGGTGTGCGTCCGAAAGCATTCTCATTTGAAGATTTCCAACTCCACTTACATCCATCATCATAAAATGATTCCTTCCACACGATACCAAGAAATGCTTTTCTCTCATCGAGAATCAGATAAGCATTCTTGTGAATGCTATATTCACATCTAATTTTCTTCATCGGATTTCCTTTGTTAGTTTCTATTCTTTCTAAACGCACCAACGGCTTCGGGCCATAGGTCTGTTGCGATTTCAAGACACGCTTCGGCAACCCTTTGAATTTCCCATTGTGCTCCCTCGTGCGTGCGCAAGTCAATAAACTTTAGCAAATTGGCGAGTGAAACGGTTCCGTAAAACTCTGTGTAAAGATTTTGAGGAAGAACTCCGCGAGCTTGCTCACGACATACTCCGGACTCCATAAGTCTATTATAGAGGGCTACGGAATCCGCATGATGATCTCTAACTGCCTGAGAAGCGGAATAAGCATGAATCCATTCTCCAAACTTTGGATGACTCTCCTCTTCCTTATTTAGGATGGGATTAATCAACTCACTAGCATTAGATGCTTGACGATTTGATGTATGCTGAGTGCGGAAGGCCTCCGGTTCATAGAATTGAAGATTTTCCTCTGTATAACGACGAGAAATTTCGTTGTAAGACCAAGTACGGTGACGATGGTGCTGAGAGCGAACAAACAGAGGAACCTTGAAACGGAAGGTCACAACGTTGTGCTCAAACGTCGAGGTATGTTTGTGCTCAACTAGATATCGAATAAGTTTTCTATCTTTATCGTCTAATTCCTCTTTGTGTTTTCCGAAGCTGACTCTCGCTGAGTTAACTATTTTAAGGTCAGACCCCATATGCTCAACGTAATCTACAACGCCAATTCCATCGCCATATAGTGATATGGACTTCTGATATTTTTCCATAATATACTCCAAAATAACTTTATATAAGTTTACGCAATATATTGCATCCATTCCGGCTTCAAATTTACCGAATTGAATATTTTAACGTATTTCGAATTTGGTACTTCCGGCTTCGACAGCAATTTCATATTAGCCGCCTCGGGCGTTCTGTCACCTTTTTTTTGATTGCACTTTTCGCAAGATGTTACCAGGTTATTCCAGTCAAACTTCCCGCCCTTTGACTTTGGAATAACGTGGTCAATGGTCATGCAGTAATGGGTATCTCCACAATACTGGCAGGTATTTTGATCACGTAATAAAACATTTTTTCTTGTACATTTAATCTTATGCTTAGATGAAAGGGTGAAATCTTTAAGCACAATAACGGATGGCAACTTAAAAATTTGCCTCGGAGTTGAAACTGTCCTGTCCCAAGTTTCGACTACGTTACACTTATTTAGTATATCCATAATCAAAGCTTCAGTTGCGGGAATAATTTCCACAGGTCGCCAGCTGGCATCTAATTTTAGAGTTACATAATGTTCAAGATTCATTGTTTTATCTCATAATTTTTACTCTTTAGAAGTTAAAGATTTATCCTTACCTAACTGAAAAGTTCTTGAATATGTCTTGATAGAAGAGATTAATGATTCAGCTTCAGATGGAGCTGTCTGTCCCCTGAACAATAGGCCATCATCCCAAATACCACAGCACCAGTTTTTATCTGTACTATCATATATATTACAAATAGTATGATCTCCCCATAAATTTCTTACCAGCCTTAGAGTGGCACCAAGAGTTGCCGCATCCTGCAAATCCGGGACACACTTCCATCTGCTGAGAATCTCCAAATCTCTAGAGCCTTCTACTCTAAGTTCTGCTCTTCCATGATTCTTGCTATTTGGATCCCAAGTTATAGCAAGCATTCCGGGAAGCCAAGTCCAAACGTCTAAGTCTGTTAACTCCTTTGCTAAGGAGAGCCATCTTTCTCGAATTAAGTTTTCTGATTTTTTATTAATTTTATCAACCCTTTCTTCTGGCAAAGTTTCTTTAATATTTTTAATATCTTTTGTCATCCTGTATATCTCTTAATGCTTTCCATAAGACTTTTTGATATTTCATGAGTATCTAAAATTATTGTTGAAGTAATAGTCTTTTCTGTTAAAAATTTGTATTTTAGATTCTTTTTGTATTCAGGATATGAAAGTTCTCTTCCATATAAAGATTTTAAATGTTTGTCAAAAACATCATCTTCCTTGGTATTTTTGATTATCACGACCCCTCCTTAGTTGCTTTGCGATCCAGCCCTGCCTACTCTCCATCCAAAGTGCTATGGCTTTTTCGGCAAATTCTCTGGGGTCGTCTGCCAAACTAGATGGAATAACATAACTTAAGGCTTCTTTTATTATCTCCCTGCTCTGATCTCTAATCATATCTTTTATAGATGAGATTGGAATCCACTTATTTATATACTCTCCGACTTGGCGTTTTATCTCCTCTTTAACAAAGAGCTGAACCTGCTCTTCGTCTAATTCAATTTCAATTCTGCCACCAGTTGGAAGTTTTACAAATTTTATCTTGTCTGCGGACATCTTCTCACCTGCTGTAATCTAGTAGTTTTTCATGATTTGCTACAGTTGCCATTTCCTTGCATTCATCGGATGTAAAGTATTTTGTTTGCTCCAGTGGAATGGAATATCCTTCTATAAAGAATTTCTTATGAAGTTGCTTATGCTGAGCGGCACTTGACCATCTACCCTCAAATTCTTCCGTAGGATTCCAAGCTCTTAATACTTCTAATCCCTCTTCTGTTAAGGTGAGGCATCTATACTGAATGTAATCGCCACCATGATAGGGGCCTTTTTTACCATTTGAATACCCAGCAAAATCTTCGCAGGCATATCCTGGATTATACATATCTTCGTATAAAGCCCAGCCCCTATCTATAATAGATTTCTCAAATCTTCCTGGGTATCTGAAATCTGGACGCCACTTCCAGGTAAAGATAAGCGTCTTATTTATCGCATCTGAATAAGGATACTTTTTATCTTTTGACATCTTTATTTTACCCTATTAAGAAGAAGGCCCTTCCCCTCATCTTCTTCGTTCCAAAGTGGAAATGTTATCTCTACTTTTAGTAGGTCATCTACACTCCATCCTAACCTTGTAATAATTTCTTCAGTTAGAGTGATGCTGTAGATATCTCCATCTTTTGTAAGACGAGTGGTACGTTTACTTGCATCTTCAGATTTCATTTTTTAGTTCCATAAGCATGGGATTCATTTAGCGAAGAACCGGTAATAACTATGTATTCATCATGTTTTTGAAGCTCGCTTATCGTCCTTGCGTTTAGGTAAGTCATTCCTGACTTTAAGCCTCCAACGAAACCGTCATCACCAAATAGAACATCTTTGATAGAACCTTTGTAAGGAAGATGAGTTGTAACTCCCTCTGAGCAAGTTCCTTCCTTTAGACCTCCCCTTCTTTCCTTCTGAACAGAAGCCGATGCCATTCCTCGGTACATTTTAACAAGAGAGCCATCTTCTCTTTGTATTACTTCTCCCGGAGATTCTTCCGTTGCTGCAAACACGCTACCACACATAATAGCATCAGCTCCACCTATGATAGATTTTACAACGTCAGCTGGATATCTAACTCCTCCATCTAGAATAATGGATGGCAGCTTGATATTTGAACCAGATTTTTGATGATAATATGAAAATTTATGCCTCGCTCTAGCGCAATCAACAACGGATGATAAAGATGGAACGCCAACGCCAGCCATTATACGCGTCTTACAGATTGAGTTGTGTACTATTATTCCATCAATCGTGTATGAATGATCTTCTTTTACGGTTAGATCATAAACGGGACCGTTATGATGTAGCGTCTTCTTGCTGTATATTTTTTGCAGAGTAAATTTCATCTAACACCTCTTGTATTTTTTTAATTTCTTGGTCAAAGTTAACAAATCTTTTTTCATCTTCTTCTACTCTATAAATATAGAATCCAGATTTTCTTGCTACTTCATTCTTTAGAATATCGTTCTTATTTCCTCTTATCTTATGCCAATAGAAGCCATCGTATTCTATAAGAAGAATATCTTTCAGCAGAATATCATAAAAATATCGACCCAACTTATAAGATGAGATAACATTTTCTTTTCCGTATATTTGGCATAATTTTTCATATAGCATCATCTCTTTGGATGATTTTGAATTATTCATACGTTTCTTATCTTTTACTTTTTTAATTTCTTCTTCTGAGGCTATATTAAAATGTACAATATATTTAAAAAAAACTCTTTTATCTACATTAAGCATACTCTGAATGTCGTCTGCATTTTTATGCGTACTACAATATATGTTATATGCGTCAAGCAATTTTTCGTAGGTTAAATTTAGCCTATCTAATTGCCTCTGCAGTATTGCTGCCTTATTTATCTCTCTATTTTTTGAGTTTGTTTCTTTTATTCTAAGAATTACTTCTTCTGTATGTTTTTTTCCATAGAAAGGATTCTTGTCTCCAGCCATTTTCCCATTAAGACTTTTTTTTATTTTATCTATTGTATCTTTAGAGTGCCTCTTTCCATAGAAAGGGTTTTTATCTCCAGTATAATCTACTACTGATCCACCCATTTTTTTCTTAGATTCTTCTGAATGTTTCTTTCCGTAAAATGGATTTTTATCACCACGTATATCTTTCTTCGGCATTGGACTAGACCCTCCTTGTAACTAGTCCAATTTTATTAGCATATGCCTCTCTGGCTCTAAATCTTCAGCATGCATCCAAAATGCATATTCATGAATATTATCTTCTGTTATCTTGTCGGCATCGGAGATGTTTACTACATAAAATTCATGATTCTTTGTACAAGATATATCATTTATAGAAATGATTTCTTCATTTCTATCAAATTGAAGGATATCAATTACCTCTCTCAATTCGCCAGTATGGGTATATACCAGGTTGCCTATTTCTACATCCTGTATGTTCTTTAGACCATTTAATGTAGAAACCTTAGTATCTGCAACAAAGCATCCTCCGCCGATTCCGACCCTAACAGCATCAACTCCAAGGCCAATCATAAACTCATATGCATGAAATGTTGCAATATTTCCTGCCATTATTTTTATGGCAGGAGAGATCCTTTTTACAAATTCAACCATTTCTTGCATCAGAATAGAATGACCATTTGCTACATCAATGGAAATCATATCAATCTTTTTGCAATTATTGATTAAATAAGAAAATCTAGCTCTCTCCTCCTGACCAACACCTATTGCCGGAACAACGTAACATCCAGCATCAGCCACTCTATTGCAATGTTCAACTTGCTCTTCGGGAGACATAAATCTGTGAATAATCCCTAAGCCACCAAGCCTTCCCAGTGCAATTGCCATATTGGATTCGCATACCGTGTCCATTGGCGAAGCTATAAATGGAATCTTCAACTGAAGACCTCCAATATTTGTTGATGTATCTACATCATTTCTAGAACGAATATCGGAATAAACTGGTGGTATAAGTATGTCGTCAAATGATAGACCTTTAATCTTTTTATGCTCAATCATATTAACCTCAGTTTACAAAACTTACTTTTCTGGAGATAGAATCTGCACCACCAGAAACAACATAAGATTTTAAAATTAGTGAACGCATCAGGGTTTCTCTGGAAATTTCAAAACCTTCTCTTGATAGAATTATATCTACAACCTGATTTGATATCAGATCTTCCAAAGAAGTTTTAGATATAGATATTTCTTTATCGGAAAGGACTATATGTGGGACTTTTTCAAGTGGAAATTTTAAATACCCACGATATTCATACGACTTTCCGAAGGAATATGTGTCTCCGCAAATTTCGGTGAGAGAAAACAAAAAGGAGACTTGAAAAATTACATTTGCATTAATAATGCCTTCTAAAGTTTTGATTTTAGATGAAAATTCACTTAAGGCATTTTTTAAATCACGAATTTGTTCTGATATATCATCTTGCATTATTGCTCCAGTTGCTCATTTAACTGCTCCATTACCATCACAAGCCTGCCACTCATATCTCTTCCGGTAGATATATGACAAGAAGACACAAGAATGTCCTCAGCACAAAGTGCTCCATCGTCTGATAAAGAATCATCGTTGGAAAATTTCTCTATAATTTTCTTCCTAAGAGAGTCTTCTAAATCTCTGTTGTAAATTACAACTTTATATAAGTCAGAACCTCTGCCCCTCTCTAGAATGTGCGTCTCCTGTATAGAAAATGGAACCTCCGATAATCTCATTCTTACAAATCCAGTAAAGTATTCGGTTCTTTCTAGCTCAAAGCCCACGCCTGATACGTCAAATCTTTTAACCTGAAAAGAAGTATGTAGAACAATATCAGAGTCTGAATCAGAATTTCTTACGGATTCAAGCATAGAGATTTGATCAGATATCTTCTGAACCGCTTGCTTTAGCTCAAACAATTTATCTTCAATGTTCATTATCAACTCCTAGTTACAAGTGATTTTCGTAGGACAGCGAGAATTGCTGCAAACATAGCCCATAGTAGATGCCATGTTTATTCCGCATATTTTGCAAATCTGCGCCATAGTAAATGGCGCTGGATCTATGTCCGGATAGATTATAGGCGCAAAATCATCCCTGTCAATATAGGTTGACGGCTCGCCATAGAAAATTTTATTAGCTTCTTCTAGGGCAGATTTGTCAGCAACATGAGCGCGGATAATATCCATTAATTTTTTCATTCTAGCAATAATTGTATCCATTTTTTCTCCTAAAATAGAAGGCTCAGCTCCCAATCGGCAAACCATGATTCATATTGTCCTTCAAATAGGAAGACTTTATATCTATAATATCTATCTCTACCAGAGTCCGAAACTACAATACCCATGCCTAAACATGCATTATCAGCATTGACCTCAACCAGATCCGCTTCTGAAAATCTTTTCTTTTCTATCAAAAAAGAAACTCGCCATCATATGTGGTCGTATCATCAATATCGTCTATCTTTTCTGAAGACTCAGATGCGAGTTCAAAGGCCGCAAGAATTGCATCTTCCTCTGATAGATGACGATTTGTAATAATACCATCATTACCTTCAAATACGCCCCACTTTTTTCCTTCAGTAGATTCGGTAGAGATATAGATATCATCTGCGCCGAACAAAACTCTAATCATCGAGAGTAGACAGCCTTTGGTAGCTGGATCTTTCAAGTCTGGATATCTTGATTTGAGATCTCTGGGCCATTGATCTCTATCATCACCCAACCTAAGGGGCCTGCCTATTGTGTATTCACTTGGAATGGTCAACATTCCTGGCATCCAGGTAAATGGTGGTGTTTCCACAATTCTTCTTCCCAATTCTTCTGGAGTTAACATATTCACCTCTATAATTAAATATCCACAAATGTTTTATAGTCTACTTATTTTTGGCCACCAAAGTTTTCGCCCAAGCTTCTCCCTCCGTCTTTCCCCATGAAGGTTCAAAGCAGGGTCCGCCCACACAACATCTGCCATATTTGGATTTATTTTCTTCTTTAATCTTTTTGTCAAAACAGCATATTGTGTTATCACTCGAATTCTTTATCCACCATCCCATATTAGGGGGATCTTCTCCATCGGTTGACGCATATAATCCAGGGTCTTCATAGGCCACCCTTGTTATAGCCTGAATGCAACCTATTGTAGCCGGATCTTCCAAGTCTGGAATGGCCCAAATTAACTCTACGATATTCCCATCTTCATCTATAATTGTTGGCATTAAATTGTGACCAGAAACCAACCAGACAGTTCCAGCCACCTTGTTCTTCAAAACATCTACTCCAACTGCCCTCATCCCAACATTCCAATAGAAGTTACTGGATTTTACAAGCCTATTTGAAATCTCAATAAGTTCGCTATTCATAATGAATCCATATCTTGGGATAAGTCAGCGTGACACAATGCATCAACAAGTGCTTCGACCTCTGTTTCTCCGATGCCCATATCGCCTCCATGTGTGGCTCCGGACCAACACATATACCATTTTCCATTTCTCTCTACCGTCCAGGCGTTTGGAATTTTAGATACCTTTCTAACTAGAAAGAGAAGACAACCTACTGTTGCTGGATCAGAAAGATCCGGAATAATATCACTGTGTGGTGGACATTGTTCTTGCCAGCCACCGCCCTCTCTCGTAGAGCCTTCTCCCCACCAAATAGCATAATCCTTGGAACCTTCTAGAACGGTTCCACGAGGACCGGAGCGGCCATTCATAATTCTCATTCCGCTCATCCATTCCCACGATGGGGTGTTCCTCGCCCTTCTTCCTAGTTCGCAAATAAGCCCAAAGTCAGAACATTCATAACTCATAATTTCACTCTTCCTCTGGATAGTCCCAGTAATCTAACTTTTGACTAAGTGCATCAAGCACTTGTTGCATTACTTCTTGTGGCGTGCAGGAATCTTTCAGGAAGGATGCTAATTGATTTGTAATTTCTTTTCTTGAATCTGTTTGAGCAAATTCATCGAATAGCCTTTCAAGTTCATCTTCTGATTCGAAAAAATAAGTCCATCCCCAGTCATCTTTAAAGATGCCAGAATCTCTCAAATTTTTCAGAAACCTGATTCCAGCAGACTCTTCTTCATTAAAGAATTTTGAGCCATATCTTGTGCAAAACAAGCCGCCTTTAATCATTACTTATCTCCAATAGTTTTCGATAGTTCGATTTCTAACTCGGTAATCTCGCGACGGAGTGTTTCTCGTTCAAGAATAAGTCGCTTATTTTCTTCTCTTAGGTTTTGAAGTTCATCAATAGCCGACACGATACCATTTGCCATTTGCTCTGAATAAGCATCGAAACAATGGCCTCCCGGTCCTCCGTCATGCCAAATATCCCATAGTTGGCAAACATCATCGGGACCACCATTGACAAACAACCTAATGTTTTCGGGCCACTTATTCATTTTGCACCTTTTAACTTTTTAAGTTCTCTTTCAAGATTTTGAATTTTCTTTTCGACTTCTTCTTTAGCTTTGCTCTTTCTTTTTGCCTCTTTTTCCGCCTGTTTTTCTGCCTGTTCTACGAGCCAAGCCTTACCTTCATCAGTTTGAAGCCAAGAGTCCCACTTTTCTTTTTCGGACTCCCAATTTGCAACAGCCTTTTTAAATTCGTCTTCATGAAGGTAGTCATCGCCATATACATATACGTTACAACCATAACCGTCTCTGTCCGTTTCCGCAGAAGCATAGATATAACCCTCTTCCACCAACTCTTTCATGTCAAATGAAGAGTCTACATATTTTGAATCATAATATGTAAATTCTGCTTCGGTTGGCTTCTTTCCCGGTTGTTTTTTCTTTTTCATTTTATTCTCCAATGTCGTTGGAATCGAGATTTTTGATTAGAATTACTTCCTCATCCAGTTTTAGATCCGCCCAATCCGTCCCACCGTTTTCTACTTCCTCAAAGAAATAAACGGTAATGTAATCTTCATAGTTTCGATCAATGAAACTTACCATCCCAAACTTGGAAAGGCGTGGAACATAAATAAGCGCGTGCGAGTGCGTGTCACCCAACTTACACTTGACTTGGTTTCCAAAAAGGTTGATCTGTTTCATTTTCCATATCCTCGGGATAAATCTACATTTAGAACCGAAACAACATCCTCCCAAGAGGAAGAGGCTTCAATCCATTTGGCAGCTTTGAATTTGGCCATATTATCACATCGGTGCCATTCTTCATCATTCCTCTTGATAAAGAGGGCGGTACTATTTAACCTCAGAGATTGATTGGGACCAGCGGAATCAAAATGACTGAGAAAAACTGTATCTCCGTTTTCCAACAAAACCTGTGTTGCATTCATATTACGCTCCGTCAGTCAAACATACCGCAATTACAGCGGTGCCAGTCATAATGCCAATCGCAATCTTGGGTGTGCTCTTTTTGCTCCGGAATTGAACTTACAATTTCCACCATTCTCTTCTTCGTTCTTTTCAAGCATTCTGAGAATGCTTGAATGGGATCTTCCTTTGGATCAGAATATATGAGAACTTTTCCCTGGAGATAAGAGCCTGCAAACCACTTTTGCGATTGTTCTTGTTCAACTAATTGAATTTGTAATTCCTGACTCAACTCCCAGATACAAAAAGTTTTACTCGGAGGTTTTAGACCAAACGCTTCCACAATCTTGCTTGAAGCATCTTCAACTCGCAACCTCTTTGCCTCTAAATGCTCTTTGTATCTTTCTTGGGCCTTCCTTCTTTCCTCATTCATTATAACACCTAACTATTGAAGCAATCTGTTCGGCAAAAGCATCTGATGCAGCAATGAATTTGTGATAAACTTCCGAAAGTTGCCTCTTTGCGATAGCGGCAGTTTCAAAGGTTTTCTCTATATTAGGCATAATTGAATGTGATCCAACGTGAATTTCCCAAGCCTTTTTGTCATAAGTTCTTTTAACCCACCATGTTCCTGTGCGCTCGCACTTATAGATAAAGGCCAACTCACCATCTGCCTGTTTTCTTTGACTAAACTTAAGAAGCTCTTTGATTTCTTTGTTCATTTTGAATCACTCCTCGATGATAACTAATTCGCCATAAGAATTCTCAAACATTCCCGCTGTCTTTACCTTGCCGATAATTGCCTCGGGCCTTGTATCAATCTCGCCTTTGCCAAGAGGCCATTCCCATCCTCTACCGCCCTTTGCAATGTATCGACAAAAGTAATCTAATCCAGCATAACAGGGTTTTCCTTCCCAATAAAGGATTAGAGCAAAAGTATGTAGTGATCCATAGGGAGGGCGAACATAAGGGCTGTAAAGAACCCAAGTGTCGTGCCCAGCATCATAGGCTTGTGGAGGAGTAAAGAAATGATTTTCTTCATTGTAATCCAAAGACAACTGATCCTTTGGAATAAAGAGAACGCTTTTGATGGTCATTTTATTCTCTTTTTTATTTTAAATATCGTTATTGTTATTTGAACGAGACCTATTAATTTCGCAAAACCATCGAATCTCCTTTTTAGACGCCAGCCTGAGATTTGCGGGGTTAAATGGAAGCCTGCTATCCGGCCAATGGATCGGCCTATCTTCAACGATAAGAGATCCATCTTCACGAAATCCAACTACCTCTCCCAACTCTGGATTTCTCTTTGGACCGTAAGCAACAATGTCTCCTACTTGAAAGTTAGTCATAATAGAATTTTCATTCATTTCCAGCATCCATACAGCGACAAGTATAATCGTTCATAGTTCTATCGCGATCAATAGCAAAGGGCAAGCATTCCCTTTCGCAACCATTATTCCAATTTACTAGGGAAACCCATAAACCTCCCAAGAAACTAATGAATGCTGTGATTGCCATCACAATAATATACCCGCGAATGTCATCAGTCGTCATATCGCCCCCTTATTTAATGCCAATATTCAAAATCATCTGGAGTGCTTACAATTTCGCATTCATCAATTTCAGGTGATGAAACTCTGTCAATGGTAACAATCTTTTCTCTTGCTAATTTGTCTGCGATTTCTTGAATTTCACCAAAATCATATAGTCCTTCTTCATCAGAAGATAGCTGAGATATAGGAATCTCTACCGTGTGGGATTCACATACTTCAATTATGTATTTAATTTTAACCTTTACGACATCTTTGTTTTTCATAGATACCTCATTTAAAGTCTTTTGCAATATATTCTCTTATAACTTCTGATGGCAAATCAGCTGTTCTAGCAATGCCCTTTTTATCGGTTTCTGCCATCAGACAAACGGAGGCGTTTTTAATTGTTTCATCCAGCGAATAAGGCACACTACCTCTGCCTGCTCCGGAAAGGATTTGAGAAAGTGAGTAAGCCCTTCCGGTAACACAATAAGAATAACTCCACTCCCATGTAGAAGGATGGCTATTCCTAAATTTAGATTTAGAACTTTTAATTTGAGCTTCAACTGAGGCTACTTCCAGCGGATGCAAAGAAGTAACAATTTGATAATCTAATTTAATTTTCATTTCTACTTAATAGTTAGTTAATCTAACTTTGATGTTTTTTTAGGCAATCATCAGAGCAAAAATTTCCATCTTCTCCGCAGATTATATACGTATCGGGAATTATGCCAAGACAAGTTGTTTCGTGTGTTTGTGTGTGCGCATTTTCTTTATCTAAGCATTTCCCACAAATAGTCCTGACCCATCCTTTGCCACAGCTCTTACCTGGAGCACCACATTGTTCACAGGTCTTTGCAGATAGAGCTTCTGCCATTTTAATCATGCCCATAATATAGGAGTCTTCTTGCCCTTCTACTGTAGCTCCATAGTAATAAAACCTAAGTCCACCATATTTCTCTTTAATCTGATCTGCCACCAACTGTTCGATTGGTTTATTCTTCGAATCAAATCTGGAAAACTCACCTGTTCCATTATTCCAATCAATGTGGCTCTGAATATTGCGACATAGATTGTCAATAATATTGAACCATCCATCATCGCATTCTAGATAAAGTCCGATATCTAGTTCTTTATCATAGGACATAATAAGTGGATAATTTTGCCAAAGTTTCTTTTGTAGTTCAGGTGACATTTTTTCTAGACTCCCTTTCGCTCTTGCAGGATTCACACAGAGTTAGAACCCATCCCGTATCCGTCTCTGACCCGGGTAGACCGCAATCTTCACATATACAGTAACTCATACTGGATGCCATAGAAATAACGCCTTCCGTAAAATCATCCCCACCAATCGTATACATTCTTAGTCCACCGAACTTCTCTTTGACTTGGGTAAATTCTACCTGATGACATTCGGGTGTTCTATCAATATGTTCTTGAATAAGAGAACATGCCGTATCAATCAGACCAAACCAACCATCACCAACATCCAGTCCCCAGCACATAGCAGTTCTGTGTGCTGGCAAGTCTTTTTGTTTAAAAAGCGACGGATACTTTTCCCAAAGTGACTTTTGAAGTTCCGCGTTCATTATAGGACTATCCTCTTTTGTTTATTTCAATATATCGATCCAAATACCACCTTGCTTTCTCCAGGTCTTGAAGAATATCTGGTGTCTTTTTTCCTGCTCTAGAAATATATTTAACTACATTTCCAAGATGAAACCCAAGATCCCATGCTTCAATAACTTTGATGGCTTCATATGGATTCTTTTCGCCACCATAATGAGATGGATGATTTACATGACCTTCTCCATCTTGCTGTGAAGAAGATTCTAAAATAATTTCACTTTCAACTAGCTTGTTAACCACCTCATTCTCCTTCTTCTCTATTTTTATTGTTATCAGGCTGAGATACTTTCTTGTATCTAACCTTTTTTAGCTTTGTCTTTTTAGGCACATCTTCTGACTGGGAAAGGGATGGTTCCTTGGAGTCGTACTTAAACTTACCTAATACCAAAAATTCTTTTGTGGAAATTGTCAGCTCTTCCAATTCCCTCTCTGTTATATATCCGTTTTTTTGAAGAACAATAAGAATTGCATTTGTTATTCCAACTATTTTTGCATTTTCGTTATGCTTATCGGCGGTTCCATTTATAAGTAATGAAATTACAATTCTTATTTGATCTGCAAGATTCATTTATTACTCCGGCTTTTTGCAAACAACAGTAAGCATCTTGTCTTGATTTAGAATTATCTTAGCTGCTTCAAAAATCTGTTCTTGATCAACCTCTTCAATATAAGTCATGTGTTGTTCGATGGTTGGCCAATCAAGAAGTTTCTCTTTTAGAGACCATTGAGCTAAGCTATAACTATCTTCCATTGCATGGTAAAATCCAGACTTAATTTTATTCTTGGCTCTCTGAATCTCCTCAGATGTAGATGGAAGGCTGGTAATTTTGCTAACCTCATCTTTGACTAGAGATATAGCTTCTTCAACATTCTTATCCCTCGTTGAGAAGTCGATAAGAGTTACTCCACCCTTATCCCATGAAGAATGGGATGAACCAATTCCATATACTAATCCTCTATTTTCCCTAACCTCTGTAAAGAGTCTGGAGTCCATACCGCTACCTAGAATGGTTGTAAGCACCTGTGCGGCAGCGTCCACTCTATTACTTGTGGTAAAGCCAGGCATACCCATCCACACATACGTGTGTTCAATACCCTCTTTTGTAATATCAATCCTTCTAGAAGGAAGATACCCAGACTCTCTAAGTGGTAGTGATTTCTTTATCTTTCCATTAGGAACACCGAAATGCTTTCGCAAAAGCTCTTTTGCAGCACCCGACTTCAAGTTAGAGCAAAGAGAAATAACTGCATCGCTCTTTTGGCAAAATTGCGTATGAAAGGATACAACCTCCTCTCTAGAGAAAAGAGAAATGCTATCCTGCGTACCGATCACAGGTCTTGACAAGTAGTTGTCGAAGAAGTTTTGAGAGAAATTCTTCCAAATATACGACTGAACAGCATCGCTCCTAGAAATCTCCTCTTCTTTAACTACCTCTTTTTCCTTTAAAAATTCTTCCTCTGGAAATGTAGAGTTAAAAACCATATCCTTCAAAATCTCAATGCATGGCTCTAGATTTTCGAATGGTACTGTGATATAGTAGCAAACCATGTCATGAGACGTATATGCATTAGATTCTCCACCCAAAAAGGCAATCTCTTTCTGAAGTTGTGTTGCCGTCCTGTCGCTAGTTCCTTTAAAAATAGAGTGCTCTAGCATATGAGCAATACCTGAATTATAAGAGCCAAGCTGCTCAACTCTTGCTCCAGCATTGAAAGAAATTACAATGGTGGATAGTCTTGAATGTGTCTTTGAAATTGTATGAATCAAAAGTACCTCCTTTTAGCAGAAAAGGGTAGGGACTTATGGCCCCTACCCACATAAATATTGGCAAGAAAAAGATGCTACTTCTTCTTTTGAATAACCACCTTCTTGCCATATGGAAATTGCACACCTGCGTCATTCTCATGCACACACCAAAGCATACGAGTCTTTGGCTTGTCGGGAAATGGAGCATAACCATCAGTAAAGACGACTAGTCCATCATAACGCTTCTCATCTGCGAGTTGAATAACTGGATGAAAGTTAGTACCACCGCGACCCACAATCTCAATCTTCTTTGAACGCTTTGCATATGGCTTTGGATCGCCATAGAGTTGCGTATCAAACTGAATGAAATCAACCTCAACGTGATCAATCATGCCATTTAGTTCTGTCGCAAAGTATTGCAAAAGCTCACTAGAGACAGAGCCGGAGGTATCAAAGGCCACCAACAGACGGCTTGTGTAATCTCTACGAGAGCCGGGAGCTTCATTGTCATAACGGCGATTAGGACGCATACGGGTGTTCTTACGACCCATAAGGATCAGCTTGTTAATGAACCAACGAACCTCTTTCTTCCAGTTTACAATAGGACGGTTGGCTGCGATAACTTGCTCTGCAAGTTTACCAGAGATAGTTCCCCAACCCTTCTTTTCCTGTTCCTTAATAGCCTTCTCTGCGATATTGCGAATCTTCTCAGTCACAATATCATCATCGAAATCTCCCCACATAGAGTGATCATCGACAGTATCAGAATCACCCAGCATCTTATTCATATCGCCGCCGTGATTCTTCTCTGCCTCCTTCTTTAGAGACTCGTAGTACCACTCGGAAGATTGATTATCCTCTAGACCAAACTGCTTCGGATAGAGTGCGCCTTCCGGCAAACCTTCAATGTGGCAGTTAATCGCGCAATCTGCTGCGATATTATAGCCACGCGGATTATAAGCAAAGTGCTTAACACGAGTAAGGTGATGTAGAAGAACGTGTAGTGCTTCATGCTTAAGAACAGAACGAAGCTCAGTAGGAGAAAGCTTCTCAATGAAGTCGGGATTGTAGTATAGAGCCAGGTCTACACGACGAATAACACCAACAGCAAGCGTGGGAATCTGCTTAGACTCCTTCTTATTTAGAGAGAGAAATACCTCTCCATAAAGAGGCTGAAACGCCACAAGTTGTGCAATCGAAGAATCAAGTCGATTCTTTACATCAGAGTTTGCCATAATCCCTCCAAAAAAGAAGAAGTGGGCGCAAGAGCCAATTCTCTTGCGCCCGTCAGTTTGACGCTTATCAGCCCGAGAGATAAATCTTCTTTAGATGATCGCGGAAGTCGTTGTCACCCTGCCAGTCCATAACAATCTTCTTTGTCTTTGCACCAGCGAGCAGAGCAACCCAAGTCTGCGAACCAACATCAGGAGGAAGCATCATGAAGAAGTTACGAAGATTCTCACGTTGCTTTTCCTTCGTTTGAGTGAGACTACGCTCGTTCACCTCTGCAACAACAGAGCGCGCAAGTGCAGCGATCACTTCAATGTCATTACAAGCTGCCTCAATCTTTGGCTTGACCTTAGAGAAATTGTCAAGAACATCATCGGGACGAAGCTGGCTGAACTCATTGGTAAGAAACTTCTGGAACATAATCGCAATCTCGCGACCAACCCAGCCCTTAGCCACCTGTGTTAGCATACCATCATCTGCACGATTCTCTAGGTCCATAGCGATAACAGTATCGCTAAATGCAACCCAAGAACGACGAGAAGGATAGACGCGACCAGCTTCAAGGTTTCCAACGGGAGGATCAAGAAGATTCTGATTACGGTTAATGAACTCCACTACCGCAGGATGAATCTTGGTGTTACGCGCCCACTCAACCCACTCCATAGCAGAAGGATCAAAGTCGATATGGAACCAGCGGTCATGCAGGGCGGGATCAAGCTCTGCAACGTCGTAATCATCATCGGAGTTTACGGCAGAAACTACACGCCAACCATCGGGGAGCTTCTCGCCGTCAAGACGGCGATCAAGGCAGATCTCAAAGACTGCCTGAAGAACATCCTTTGCAGCGCGGTTAAGCTCGTCAAAGAACAAGATACCACGAGAGTTTGGATCCTTCGGCCACCATTCCTGCTTAAGAAAGCGGACAACACCAGCCTCGTTATCCTTATCGGGAAGTCCCTTAATGTCACCAACCTCACATTGTGAGAGTCGAACGTCATAGAAGCCGATACCAAGCTCCTCTGCTACTTGACGGACAACGGAGGACTTACCGACACCATGCTTCGCATGAAGCATTACGGACTTGTCCCAAGGCATAGTCTTAAGAATCTCTTTTGTCTGAATGATGTTCATTACTTTATTTTCCTCTTTGTTAGTTACCGGACAGGCGGGGCAACCACCCCACGCATCCCTATATGGTGGACTAGATTCGTTTTAAAAACGTTGAAGTTGAGGGTTTAGATAGACTACTTAGCTTTAGGCAATTGCGATTGTAACTGCCCCTTAATTGAGGCAAACTTCTCAGTCATGCCTTTAAGTGATTCCATCATGTCTGATAGTGATTCAGCATTTCTAGCTCCTGAGCTTAGGGGATTTTGATCACCTGTAAATGTATTTTTAAAACTTTCTAAGTCTTCTCTGGAGAAGAAGGAACTTCCCTCCATAAGACCACTCGCCATTTGCGATGCTTGTTCGAAATTTCTCTCGATAGAAGAAATCCTTTCGTCCAATCCGTGAAGCATACGAGTTACTCGTACTTCAAACGAGCTTAGTTTATCCAGAATTTCTTTTAACAAATAATGATCTGACATTATTTTTTCCTTATTTATAGTAGTTGAGATAAATTTCTTCTATTTTTCTAGAAAATGTCTCAGTATCAGTATTTGGCATCTTGGTTCCTAAGCACAATCTATCCCACCAGTAGTGGGTCATTTCGTGCACAAAAGTATCCAAGTTACTATTCCATGAAATGTCTGCAAAAATAATGGCAGAGTTATTATCTATATAAGGAGTAGAGTCATAATAAGCATACATCAAATATATACTTTGTTGTCTAATGCTCTCGCTTTGATAGATATTGTAAAATCTAGAATGATCTGCAAGATATGGAAGATCGACAATAAATATATTTATGTTATACTCATTGTATCTACAGAAAGATCTCGATATACCTCTTTGATCTAGATAGTTTGATACTACATCCCAAGAAGCTCTAACCCCATACCTTACCATCCAATCTGCTAAATTGGCAGTATCACTATCCAGACCATACTTTATGGATACAGCAATCTCTACTGTGTTAGAAACATCAAGATATACTGTATTTTTACGAGAGAGATAAAAAGCAGTATCTGAAATCTCTCTGGTTTTATATGGAAGAGTATCTGCCCCTGCTGGTGTTGGAAATATACTTAGAAAAGCACTAAGCGCGAACGACAGTAGGCTTTTCATCTTCTGACCTTGATTGCCCTAAGATCTCAATTTTAAGATTTGGACTAAGCCTAAGAATTTCTACATCATTAATAGGAACTCTATTATGAACATAGGAAATATTAGTTTCCAGATTTGTAACACGAACCCTAAGAATAACATTCTCTGTTGACATTTAATACTCCAAGGTATTATTTATTGTTTTCGTTGATACGTCTCATTACCTGAGACGCAATGTATTCATATTTAGACGCAGCAGAAACAATCCAAGTTAAATTGGTTCTGCTAAGGCAGGAGGATAAATCATTGAGTATCTGATAATCATCGTTGCCCACAAACAACATAGCCAGCTCTTGCAACCTGTCGTACTCTTTTTTCAGTTGGGAATCAATCACCTGTGTCGAATAGATTTGATCTCTCAGATTCCTCTTGATCTTATCTGCCAAAGCTGCCACAGTCAGCCTCTTAAGAGAGATAGGCGATGAGTGAGCCACCCTTCTTACAATATCCTCTGGAAAGATGGATTTATCAAAAGCTTTGCTCAGAATAAAGGTCTTAGTTTCAATTGCTCCTTTTCCATTCTTAATTTGGTCATAAAAATAAGAATAAACTTTCTCGTCCCTAGAGTGTTTTAGGGCAGCTTCTTTCCAATGTTCCGAGAACTCTGATTTAATCAGACTTTCTTTATATCTTTCCAGCCAGTCAATGTTGGGGTCACAAACAGCTGCACTATTAATTCTCATAGAAAAGAGATATGGATCTTTTTCAATTTCAGAATCCATCTGATGAAAAAATCTCTTTAAAAGTTCTCTAGCCTCTTGCTTTTCAATGTCTGGAAATTTCTTCCAACTATATTCCGAAACATTAATTAACATTAATGTAATATCCTTCCTTGTTGAAGGGAAGTTATCCCATATCCTAGGAAGACTATCTTTAGTAACAATACCTTTAAGAATACTATTTGAATAGGTATCCATATTGTTTTCGATAGATTTTATTACAAGATTGATCATTTGATCAGTTATTTCTGTACCAAATGTATCATTCCACTTATCTAGGGTTGTTTTTTTAGTCACTTTTTTCTCCCAGCAATAGCTGACATTCTTTGTTCTAAAGCAGAAGATATATACCTATTGTCTTTTACATTTCTATTTCCAAGCATCATGGGGAGGTGATCTTCTGATATTTTTTCAATCAGAAGCTGAAATGGATACCTAGCAATCTCTCCGGTCATACTTGAAAGACCCGGATAAGAAAATGGTGCCAGCTTAATAGCATCAGCCCTAATGTCTGCAACCTTATCCTTCAACATAAGATCGAGACATTCTGATGGACCGAGTCTTTCGAAGGCAATTTTTCTAACAGAAGATTCCTTATCTGTCTTAAGGGATCTTAATGCTTCGGTGCTACAATAGCGCGCTGCAATAGTTCTAATTTCAGAACATGTAGAAGAAACCAAGCTATCTATCTTTGATAGATCACTATAAAAACCAAGACTAAATGCTGATTTAAGAACAGTTGCATCATCGCTATCAATTAGCTTTACTGCCAAGTCTGGACTTACATAGCTAAAAACCTTGCAGAAGGTGCCTAACTGATATTCGTGATACCTTACGGTCCTGAAGGCTAATGTAACATACTTTTTATTTTGAAGCAAAAAAAGAATTACATTCAAATCTTCTTTATTCAAGAAGCTTGACCATTCTAAAGAACCATGACTTCTTCCTGAAGTAATATGTTCAGAAATTCTGACGGCAGCAAGAGAAGCATCAACATGTAGTTGAGGCTCAGCATCATCACTCATTTGAAGCTCTTTTTAAGAAGGAGTTATAAGAGAAGAGATATCAGTTACGGTAAAGCCCGAAGCTCTAGCGTGCCCTCCACCTCCATACTTTTTCGCAATTTCTGATACGTCTAATCCATCATCTTGGGATCGGAGAGAAAAACAATACCTCGATCCATCCCAATAATAAGCACCGGCAAAGGGCTGGCCCACAGAAAGTCTATTGCCTATTTCTGACTGGAAAAAAGCTGTATTTACAACCTGAATTTTTATTCCATCAATATAGATTGAATGTGCATTTTTAATTAAATTTTTAATTAAGGTTTCTGAATATTGAACAATTCCTTCTCCCTTATTCAGAACTTTGACCCAAGCCTGAGAACCTACTGAAGAAAGTTTCGAAGATAAAATATCCCAATTTTCAAATGTTTTTTCTTCCGAATCAATTACAGCAAGTATTTCTCTAGAATAGGAGAGATTCCAATTCCAAAGATCTCTATCTTCAATATATCTTAGGATATTTGGAATTGGTTGATTTGGAAAACAAAACTTCCAAGCTAGACAACAGCCTGAGCTCTCCATATCAAAATGGCAAAATTCTAATTCAGAACATTCCTCCATAGCCGTCTTGTGGTGGTCTAGGACGACAATAGATTTTGCAACCTTTTTGATTTCTAAAAGTTTTTCTTTGTGATAGCAAAAATCAACAATATATACTTCTTTACCGGAAAGTTCAGGAATGGGATCACTATAAGTTACAGGAATATACTCTGCATTATTTCCAAATTTTTGGTAAAAAGAAAAAGCTGCTCCAAAACCATCCGGACAATTAGCATGATAAATAACTACAATATTTTTCTTCATCAAATATCCTCGGGAGAGGAGGAGAAAATAATATTATCTATAAGGTTACAAGATTTTCTTATTTCAAAAGAAATAAGATTTTGCATTTCTTCGATACTCTTTAGCTCTAGAACCTCTTTATTAGAGATAATCTTATAAATTCCCAACTGCTCCATTATATCACATTTATTAACAATGAGTTCTGTTGTTCCAGAAAGATTAATAGATCTAATAAGATAATCCAAATCCAGCCAATTAACTTTTCTACGCCTTCCCGTAGTTACTCCATATTCCTGTCCCAACTCTCCCAGCTTACTTAGAATTGGATCCTCTAACAAAGAAGCTGGAAATCTTGGATCCTCTCCAGATTTTGTATCATAAATCTTAGCAATTCCCCATACTTTTCTGATTTTTTGAGGAGGGAATCCAATAGAACAAGCTCCATATGTCAGAGTTGTACTACTTGTAACAAATGGATAATCTCCATGATCTAAATCAAGCCAAACCCCCTGTGCCCCTTCACATAGAATCCTTCCCTCTAGAATTTCATCCCACAGATACTCTGATGGTAGAACATCTTTAGCTAAAACACCTTTTCTTGCAGCCTTTGCGGCATAAGCTGGAGCAATACCCTTGCCGGTAGTGCCAAGCTTTCCGGCAAGTTCTTGTCTATCTAACTGAATATGTTCCTCAGTTACAATGTGAGCTCTTGGAGAAACCTTTACCAGACTAGGATCAAATCCATTTGATTCTAAATATTGCAGTTCTTGAAAAAATGATTCAGGATGAATCACACAAGCTGGACCAATAATTGATGGAATACCATAGAAAACTCCGGATGGAATCAGGTGTGTTTTATACTTTGAGCCACCGACATATACTGTGTGACCAGCATTGTTACCTCCGGCCCATCTTGCAACCATGTTGTATGCAACCTCTCCGTTAGAGAGCGTTTCAGATGCCAGGGCAGATGTAATTTTACCTTTACCTTCATCTCCCAAGACAAGCCCGACCACAACATCAGCATAATCAATCATATGTTCTCCATTCCTAAATAACTTCTATTTTTGTAGGTCTACTAAGAAAGGTTATTCCTTCCTTATGAGACATTACCATAGCCACGAATTTTATGCTGTCACCAACATTAAGGGTATCAGCCTTGCTCGTTCTGAGATACCACTTCCATCCTGCAGAATCTTTACAGATAATTACCGGTGTCCCAAATTCATCATTAGATACCGAAATTTTATCTATAACAAATGGTCCCAAAGGGTGTCTTTTTCCAATTTCCAATTCCGGCTCATCTAGTTTTGCGGCACAAATCAGAGAGTCAACCCATTTATTAAGAGAATCAACCCACTTATCAGTTAGTTTGTGAGGTGCTTCCAAAATTACATTTCTAGAAGAAGTTAGAAATTGGTTATTTGGACTCTCTGCAATCTTTACTGCCAACATTGGAATAACCATAGGATTAAGTCTAGAAAGCTTGTCCCTTCCAATTTGAACATTAGAATTTAAGTTAATTGTATTATTTTTGGAAGATTTTTTTTGCTTTGTTGTATTTGTATTAAAAATTTTAATCATAAAAATACCCCATGCCTATCCGGTATGGGGTACTTCTAAATAGGGCGGTTTCAGAAATCTTACTGATAACTTATCTGCCCATCTTTTTAAGGCGTTCTTTTCTAGCCGAGAAGGCCCCAATTGATGCTGTTTTATTAGTTATTTTTTCGAAATCTTTATCAGAATTATATTTTACTATACTGTCAGTGTCGTCAGAAGCAAGCCTTTCAGTTCCCGATAAACTAATAAGAGCTTTTCTAGCATTACGCTTATCTTCCCTTGGGACTAGCCTCATTAAAGATAATCTTTGAGCTGGAGTTACTGAGCCAGCAGGTTGCAACTGACCATCTTTCATCTTAAAGAGAACAAATGTGTTTTTATCCAAATATAAATCACCATAAATATAGTATTTACCTGAATCGGAAACTCTACCGGAAACCTCCTCATCTTTACTGGAAGCTGATCCAAGCGAAGCTGATTCTTTTTTATTTGCAATATTTCTGAGAGCAACATCCGTCTTAACTCTATCTGCCTCTGCAGACTCTGCATAGATATCGCTAAGAATTTGTCTTTGATTATCATCTAATGCATCAACATAAGACTTTGCCCGCTCATAGCTAGAGATACCGCTAGGCCTATCAGATAAGTCCAGTCCAGGAACCTCTCCTTCTTTTACAAGGAGAAAGCCAATAAGAATTGTATCATCAACTAAGAATTTTTTAGACTTACCTTTTGCCTGCTCAACCTTCTTTAGGGCTTCTTCTGGAGATTTTGCAGGAGAATCATCTCCAACCAGTCCGGTATAAGCCTTTTTGGTTTCAGGACCAAACATCCCATCTACTCTAACGCCCAGTAGTGATTGCAACTTGTGTATTGGGCCATTTTTATCATATTCTTTTGGATATAAAAACTCAACGCCTCTGCCTTCAGATAATTCTTTCTTTGAATATTCTTTAGCAGCTGGAGTGGAAGTTTCTGAATCTGATTTTGATTTTTCTGAATCTATCTTTAAAATAGTTGGTTCTTTTTCTTCCTTCTTTTTTGGAAGTTTTGCGTCTGGTATTTTTGACATAGTTTCTGGAATGATTACTCTAGATTGATTTGGATCAAAAAACATATGAGCCTGCTTTGTTGCTGCAAATTTTGCAGCCTCATAATCTGTACCATCTAGATCATCTTCCACTATCTCTTCCCACGAGGTTCCTGCCGCCCAAGTTTGAAGCGATACACCTACTAAAGATTCTAGTGATGTTCTCAGCTTTTCCAACTCTGAATCTAGAAGAGCTCCTCCAAGTTTTGAAGTAGAAGGAGCATTTGGATCTGTTCCATAATAAATGGCGGCAACCATAAGATATTCGTCATTTCCAGCTCCAGTAATACCAAAGCTTTCCCAGCCCATATGTCCTTGGGCTCCTTTTGCAAAAGCTTTATTTGGATTAGCTTTTGCCAACTGCTTTTTATCTGAAGGAATTGAATCCCAATATCTTTTAAAGAAAATAAGTTTTTGTGCCAGTTCTGGATCAAATATTTTATATGGATCGGTTTCTGAGGAAGATTTTTCTCCACTTAATTTGGAATATTCCTCTGATGTCATAATTCTATGTTCTTGAGCTTTTTTTGAAAAATCTCTATTTACTACTTCAATGATTTCTTTCGCTTCAGATTGATAACCTGAGGTGTTTAAAATTCTAGCTAATTTTAATAGTTCATTTTGTTGGGATGACATCTTCTCTCCTATCTCTCTTTTTAATTTTCCAGAATATAGCCAGTCAAAGTAGCTTGTTGGCGAGTACACTATTTCCTGTTTTTTATTAATAGTTTCATTTTTAGCTTTATTACTATGAGTTTTTCTTTTAATATTAACAGGAGGCTTATCCTCTGGAACGTCAATAACAGAAGGCCCTCCGAAACCAGTCTTATTAGATACTTCGAAATCCTGCTCCTCATAAACCTCTTGTGGTCTAGAGACAACAGTTCCATAAGGGCCAGCCTTAGGTATGTCGGTCAATCCCAAAGCTTTTTTATTTATTTCTTGATAAATAAATTCATCAGGATGAGATGGATATCCAGGAGCTTCTGGCGGACGCCTTTTCAATACAGGTCCGCCCTCTTCTTGGTCTAACAAATCTAGTATAGAAAAATCTTCATATGTTTCGGGGGAAGATTCAGAATATGATGATATTATATTTTTTTTTAATTTATCATTTTTCATATTCTGAATCCTGTCTAAATCATTTTACTCTGTAAAATGCTCCATCATTATTAAATAATGAATTAGATAAAATATCTGCAAGTTTATTTATTCTGCCTTCTGCATCATCAAATGCAGAAGATTGTAGAAATAATTTATCTATTCTTTTAATAACTTCCCTACCAATAATTGGACCGTTTGGATTATTTATATTTTCAATATAAGGGACATCTTTATACATAGAAACAAAATAATTTTTTCTATAAATTTTATCTGGATTTATTTCCGTTTTTATTTGATTTAATTGATTTTTAATCTTATCTAAATCGACAGCTGGAGGAGCAGTTACCGCAGAACTTCCAGAGGCCATTGGAGGAATCTCTTTTCCTTTCATAGCTTCTTTTAGCATTACCAATGCAGCAGAGGGATCTCCTGCGGGCGGATTTTTGCCAGTAGCATTTCTAAATCTAGAAAGAGTATCTTTTCCAAACTTTCCATCTACGTCTTCATCGGTAAAGCCCAACATCCTTTGCATTTCGTGAATAGGTCCATTGGGGTCTTTTTCTGGAGGATAGACAAGCGTATAAGTCTTAGTACCGCCGCCTGGTGGAGTACCGCCTTTAGATGGAGTACCTCCCTTAGATGGAGTATCTCCCTTAGATGGAGTATCTCCCTTGGATTTTGAATCTGGTGGACGACGTAACATTTCTGGAATAGTTTCTTCATCTGGACGGCGTAACATTTCTGGAACTTCCTCAGGTATCTCTGACCAACTCTTTTCGTAAGGAGCTGGGGATTGCGGATAATTTCCAAAATCGTCCTTTTCTGACAGCATCCTTTTATACTCGCTGACAGTTATTGAAGAAAGACCCTTTTCTTTTCTAATTTCATTTATTACTTCCATAAGTATTGGAATCAATATCTGTGCTTTTTGTTCCGTTGTTTTTCCAGCTAGATATGCAGTACCAAGAGTTCTTGATAGTCCTCTTACTTTTAATCTTCTTTTAAAGTCCCTTATTTCTTCATCACCAAAATCTGCACCAAATATCTTATTTGCAAATACTTTGTCTTGGTAAGATATTTCTCTAATATATTTATCCGCAACCCAATCAGCAAAGAGTCCAGCGGCAACACCAGCGGCAGCAGCTAGACCAACTAATCCCCAGGATATACCAGCCGCAGTAGCTACAGCTTCTGGGGCAGCAGCCGCAGCAGCAGCTCCACTAGTAGTCGGAACTAATGCAGTACTAGTTGGAACTAATGCAGTACTAGTAGCACCAGCAGCGGCAGTACCAGCGGCAGTACCAGCGACACCTAGTGTAGCATTTACTTCCGCAACAAGACTTGATGGAACGGTGCCTGCACTTAAAGCAGCGCGTAAAGCTGATATTGCATTTTTCATCTCAGGCCCAGCGCTAGTTACCTGTCTGATCATTGCCCTAATTGCACCTTCTGAATACATTCCTCTGGCCAACTTTAATATGATGCCATCTAATTGGCTAGCAAACTTAGTTTGCCCAATTTTATCCAGATGATTTGCTAATTTTACTAAATCTTTTAACATAGTTTATCTCACCTTCTAACCAGGGACGCATTTTTGGAGAAACCAAAAGATACTTCTTCTAGTGCTTCTGCAATTTTTTGAATTCTTTCTTCTGATTCGGATAGCTCAGAAGCTGCCTTTGTAGTTAACTTTCCATATCTTTGCTTAAGTATTCTGTTAATTCTAGTTCTAACCACAGAGCCTGCAACCGGACCTTGTGGATTTGCAATTTCATTCATATCCATCTTATCTACATCGGCAAAGTTAGCGGAAGAGAAGTATCCTTTTGGATAAACTTTTGCTGGCTGAATCATAACAAAAAGTCTCTCAAGGGAGTCAACCTTTGCTTTATCCTGAGGTGATTGTGCCGCACTTGGAGCGGCAGGAGGAGCGGCAACAGCAGGAGTCTGAGCCGCAGTAGGAGCGGCAGCAGATGGAGCAGGAGTTGCGGCAGGAGTTGCGGCAGGAGTTGCGGCAGCAGATGGAGCAGGAGTTGCGGCAGGAGCTGGAGTTAGCTTGGCCTTAAGAGCAGTTAGTGTATCAGAAGGATTTTTGAGTGGCAAAAAATCAGCCCCCATTTTTGTACGAAGTGCTGCCAATGTGTTTTTACCAAACTTACCATCTACAGTAACTTTTAGCAGTTTCTGAATTTCATGAACAGGTCCAGTAGGTTCTGCTTCTGGAGGATAAATTAGACCCCTTCCAGTTGAGACAACACCGCTTACGACTGACGGATCAACTGTCTCTGGAGCCTTTGCTGCTACTGGAGCTGGCTGTTGAGTAGGTATCTGTCCTTGAAGGGTGGTGCCAGTTGCAGCTACAGAAACAGAGTCCAAAAGACTTAAGGCTTGTCCAGCTAATTCAGAAGCTTTTGCCTTGTTTGCCTTGCCCCTTATTTTGATAAGGCTTCTTAGAACAAAGCCCTTTAGCTTTTCTAATTGTCTAGGATCTTTTGAGGCGTCATCAAGCATCTTGGATAATTCTGCAACTTCTTCTTTTGCATCTGGTGCAATGCTTGCTATCTGATTCATTAATGTCTTTACTTTATCAACATTTTTTTTCATATCATCTGAAGCAGGAGGTGCAACAGCCGGTGTAACAGCCGGTGTAACAGCCGGTGTGACAGGTGCAGCTTCTTGTGCCATCTTAATTACAGAATCTAATTGGTCAGCTAAATCTGCATGACCGATATTATCCAAGTGATTAGCTAGTTTGACCAATTCTTTAAGCATCATATCTCCTTATAAAGTTATAAATTTTATACTTTGTTTTTAATATTAATAGAACTATCTGTTTATTAAACCTGATTTACTAGAAAGCATTTTACCAAATGATTTTACCATTTGATTATTTATCGATGATTTTTTGCCTATAGAATCATCTGCATCTGAACTTTTATCAAAAAAGACATCCTCTTCAGCAGAAACTTTATCAATCATTTCTGATATTCTAGAAATATTAGCAGATAAATAACCTAAAGCAGCCTTTGCCTCTTCGGGATGGAATCTTTGACCCGATGGAAGTCCTGCCAACATTCCAACTACCTTATCTCTCATATCACCTTGACTCATAGCAAGTTCTTTTAATACTTTTAATTGAGCAAGCTCTTGACCCGGCCTTCTAGAGTCTAGCCACGCTATCATTTTAGGTATTGAGATTGGATTCATTCCACTTAACGCATTAAGTATTGGCCTTCTTCTTGCTGATAGTGTATCTTCTTTTGGTTCGACAACTTCCCTTATTGCCTTCATATGCTGTTGTGTTATATCTGATTGTGTGGGCTTGCTGGCATCAGCAATATTTTGCGAAGAAGAATCAAAATCTATCTTTGGAAGATTTGCCGGAGAAACCATTTTTCCGTCCATCAGATTATATTTAGCAACTTCTAATGCTCCATTCTTTTGCCATTCTGGAAGAAACATCCTAAGAGCCTTTAATACATAGCTATTATCCCATCTAGATTTAGAAGATGGAGGATCTAGCTCAATAGATTTTGCCTCCTGAGGATGTTGCTTGTGCATCCAGGCTCTAAATGCATCGCCACTATTTTTGTCTTTAATTGTTCCCTTTGATAATTCAACAATTAAACTCTTAGTATCTGCTTCAGACGGAGGCTTGGCAGTAATTAGTTCTTCATCAAAAATATATTGTCTAGTGGGCTTTGATGGATCAAGTTCTATTGGTCCCGCTGTAAATTTTGAAGTATATTGTTTTAATTCCGGAATATTAGATGCATTAATAAAATTTCCAGTACCAGATTCTGCAACAAAGTGCTGGGAACCTGCAGTTGACATTACTGCGGCCTTTAACTGATCTGCTGTTAGATTATTTTGTCGATCTAATTCCGTTCCAAAAATATCTTCTTCTCTATAATCATATCTTTTAGATGGCTCTAAAGTCATCATAGCTTGTGCCATTACTATGATTTTATCTAATTCATCTGCAAGTGATTTTTGCCCGGCGGCGTCGAGGTGATTTGCCAATTTTACTAGGCGGCTTAGCATGTTTGTCTCCTTTGCTGTTTTCTGTGGAAGTTTAAATCTTTCGGCAAAGGCATCGGCAGAAGCCTCCCCTCCTTCTCCTCCGGTATCTTTATGTCCTAACTCATGAAGAATTAAGTGTCTATAAATTGATGCTATATAATCTCTTACAGAATCTTTGACTTCTTTCTGTATATTTGGATCTGTTAAGATTCCATGAATTGTTTTTTGCGTTATAGATGGAATCTCTTTTCCTATTTCTTCAGAAATTTGTCTTTCTATTTTTGGAACAACAAGGAAGACAACATCAATCTTTCCATCTTTATCTATATCTAAAGCTTCAAATCCCTCTGATTGCATGCCTTGCTGCTTTTGAGGTATCTTTATATAAGCAAAGGGATCTCCATCAACTCCAGATTCCGCTGATTGCACAAACTCTATCTTAGATGGATCCTGTAAGTATGTCGAATATTGACCTGGAAAACTTGTTCTAATATTTGGCAATATCTCTTGCCAATACGCCGGTGTTGAGCCTGCTGCTTTTTTTCTTATCATTTTATCTGCTTCCTGGCCATTTTTTTCTAGTGCTTCTTGGTTGAAATTTTAAATCTGGTTGTATGACAATGATATCAATATATCCGTCTCTAATAACAGAAATATAATAATTAATATAACCAAGATTAGATTTACGAATCTCTATCCAAGCATCTTCTCCTGGTTTTTTTGATTTAAAATGATGAAATATATTTCCAGAATCTTTAGCAAAGTCATTTGCTATGATGGCATTTAATTTCTCATTGGAGACACTTGTATCTTCAAAAACTTTTCTAAAGAATTTCCTAGTTGCAGTAGAAGCCCTAATGGAAAAGCCAGTACCAGGATCCACCACTCCAGTATCCTCAATTTCAGCTACTTTAATTATACTTGCCATAGACTCCTCTAAAATAGTAGCAGTTATTAGTATAACCAAATGGCCAAAAATAAAAAACCCGACTTCCAGTTGGAAATCGGGTCGAATAACCTAAAATACTATTTCAGATTTCTAGATTGTAAGCAAGAAACTTATAAAATGTTTCTTCATCCTCAATTTTAATCGTTTTAGGAAATTGTTTATGTCCCGTTTTACAATGAGCAACTTCAAGTTCCTGATAGAATTTATCTACCTTTGATCTCAAAACTGCCATAATAGAACCATCGAAGCTAACCTGAAGTGTCTCCATAATCTCTGGAGTAATCTCAAATTTGCCAATATGATTCTTATGAACCGGAGTTTCTAGCCAAGCCCAATTATCATTCTGCATTTTGCATCCTATCTTCAATTGTTCTCTTGAACCAAGAAAATTCAGTACCTAGAACTGAGTAAAGTAGATGTTTTGGAAGTTTGTTTGCCAACTCTTGAATAACCCTCTGATGCTTTGAGTCAGAGAAAACAATCAATAGCTGATCTCTATTTGGATAGAGTTCTTCGGAAGCATCGAGAAGCGAATTTACTGCCCTCTGAGAAGCTTCCTCTGAGGCTTCTGACCTCATTTTTCGAGCCATCTTTTTATCTAGAAGTCCTGCTTCGATTAGTGCGGAATAGTATGCACCACGAATATAGAATCCGGCACCACCATTAAAGACGGTTTCTTCTCCATATTGGAGGAATTCTTTTGGATTCCTCTTTGCTACTTCCTTTAGAATGGAGCCAAAAGTATCTCCATAGATCCTTTTAGTTCTAACCCAAGAAGTTGCAGAATGAAACAGAGGAAGCCAATCGTAATCCTCAATCATAGAGAGTGCTTTTAACACTCTATCAAACTGAGAATTCCATCCAAAGACTTTTGACATATCTAGAGTTGCAGCATCCCTCATACGCTCAATGTATGGTCCAAATGGACCATTTACATCAAGAGTTTTTCCTCTTTCGTAATAGTACGATAGAATCATTCCAGCTAGATCATCATCCTTCGATACTAAGGAAGTAACATCTGGAAACTCATCAATATTATTGATGATATAGTCTTTTAATTCCCTATCTGAGTTCCAGCCACCAAACAGACTTCGATAACCCCATGAGGAAACCTTTTCTACGCTAGAACTCATTGAGTCACCAATGCCTTTACAATCTTATCTTCATGAATTTGAATGATCTGAAGTTTAACTTCAGTTTGCAGATAAGACCAGTAAGACATAACCTCAGAAAGATTCTCTTTGATATAGCAGTCTAAAGCAGACTTTAGTTCTCGATCATATGATCGAGCAACAGTATTCATTCCATGAGCCAAAACACGACGACGAACTTCGTTCGCAGTTAAGACAACACCATCTACAGTAACATCACTCATATTATCTCCTGTTTGGCAAAGCTATCTGCCCACCGGGTTGTACGATGGGCTAGATAGATTTTAAAAACCTATGTTTCAGTCAACTTCTGGAGAAGTAAAAATGGCAACTTCGGTTGTTAACAAGGTTCCACTAGCCGAAGCTGCATTTTGAATTGCCGATCTAACCACCTTTACAGGATCGATTACTCCGGCCTTGATCATATCAGAACAAAATTGTCCTCTGAGCGCATCAAATCCAGCATACCCTCCTGCTTCCACGATCTTTTCCATAAAGGCATAATGATCCATTCCAGCGTTTTCAAGAATCTGACGGAATGGAGCTTTGATAGCTCTAGAGATAACATCTACACCAATCAATTCCTCTGTAATAAGCTCTCCATCTTTTCTAAGTTCATCAAGAGCTGGCAAGCAATGAAGGAGTGAAGAACCGCCACCGGAAACAATACCTTCATCAATTGCAGCCCTAACAGCATTAATAGCATCTTCTACACGATCTTTCTTCTCTTTTACTTCTGCTTCCGATACTCCACCAACCTTGAATACTGCAACAGAACCTGAAAGCATTGATAGTCTTTGCTTTAGGTGAGCAACATCAACAGTATCGGTTGAATCTTGAAGTTGAGATTTAATTGCTCTCACTCTGGCTTCAACAGCTTCATCTGTTCCCGCTCCATCAACAATAGTGGTTTCTTCTCTATTAACAATAACCCTTCTTGCTCTGCCCAAATCTGCGATCTGAGCAGACTTCAAAGAACCCTCTTGCTCAGAGGTAATTAGTTTAGCTCCTGTTGCATAAGCAATGTCTCCAAGAATATCTCTCCTAAAATCTCCAAATCCAGGAGCCTTTACCGCACAGCAAAGCAAAGCTCCCCTAGCTCTGTTTACAATCAAAGTTTGCAGGGCTTCCGAATCAACCGTTTGAGCAATAATCAAGATTGGACGATTTGTTTTAGACACTTCTTCCAAGATGGATAGAATATCATAGGTATTAGAGATTTTACCATCATAGAGAAGAATGAAAGGATTATCAAACTCAACGGTCAATCTATCCAAATTAGTTGAGAAGGTAGGAGAGATGTAACCTCGCTCAAATGTAAAACCCTCTGTATATTCTACACGGGTTTCTGAACCAGTACCTTCCTCAACGGAGATCATTCCATCATTACCAACATTGGAGACAGCTTCTCCGATAAGTGAGCCTAAAGCATGATCATTATTTGCGGAAATAACTGCAACGTCTCTGATGGATGCAGGATGAATAGGAAGAGCATTAGTCTTAAGTTTTTCTACAACCTTTTCAACAGCTTTGTCGATCCCGCGTTTGATCAATACTGGATTGTGTCCAGCGGCAACCATTTTAGCTCCCTCATTGTAAATAGCTTGGGCCAAAACAGTAGCAGTAGTGGTTCCATCGCCCGCAAGAGAGTTTGTTGCAGAAGCCACAGACTTAATGAGTTCTGCTCCCATATTCTGAATTCTATCATCAAGAGTAATAGACTTTGCAACGGTGACTCCATCCTTGGTAATAAGAGGAGGTCCAAAGCCTCTTTCAATCGCAGCATGTCTACCACGCGGTCCAAGCGTAGCTCTAACTGCATTAGCAAGAATATTTACTCCTTCTTGCAGCCCATTACGCGCCTCTAAGTTAAACTTAACTGTTTTTCCCATAATATCTCCTTGTATAGCCTTGTTAAGAATTATTGTGTCCTTCCGACATATGTTATAGTACCCTATACCGGATGGTCAAGTCAAAATCAAATGTTATTGTGAGAATTTTTTTAGCTCAACTTTTCCGTCCTCAATTAGAACCCAAGTTTGATGCTCAACCCAATCTCCGCAATTTACATAAGTTTTGGTTTCTCCATCTTCATTCGTCCATGTGATTAATTCAGGACGATGAAAATGTCCCAATATTAGAATGTCGGCAGATGAATTTCTAGATAGGATATCCCAGATATTTCTTAGCTTTCTTTTTCGCTCAACAATATTCATCCACCAAGTGGTTAGATTTAAACCATAACTTCTTTCGAAGAAGTCTTGCAGCACAGAAATAACTTTAATAAAGTGGCCTTTACTAAAAATGGGAGTATCATACTGATCGCCGTGTTCGATCCTAATCTTCCTTCCGCCTTCTTCAAATTCATAGTGTTTTACAAATTTTATTCCAAAAAGCTCATTCTCTACTAGACCAGAGAATGATATATCGTGGTTTCCGACGATATAGATTATCTCTTTTGAGAAATCTATTGACTTTAGGATATCAATTAAGGAGCTAGTGAAAGTTGGCACTTTAATAAAGTCGATAATATCGCCAGCCAAAATAAGCTGGTCATACTGCTCCTCCTTCAAGAAGGAGATTAAAGCATCAGCTCTATAGTGCCTAGAACCGATATGAATATCAGAAAGAATAACTCTTTTCATTTATTTTGTCTCTTTTGATTGCAGCCTCTTCAATCTTCCGGAAAGTCTCTCTGCCGCAAAGAGAAGCTCTGCGTCATCTAGTGACGATGCAAAGAAGTAGAAAACAGCCCTACCCTCGTCTGTTAGAGAATTTTCTAGATTGACAATCTTTTGCTTAAGGTTATTGATTTCAATCAAGTCTCGAACGAGAGAGAGTCCTTGTTCTAAAATTTCTTTGTTATCAAAACGGTCTACCATATCACGAAATTCATCTAGCTTTGCCATGTTAAATCCTTCTATTAATATTGAACTTATGGTTAAGGGTTTTGCTTGAAAAATTATAAATATAATATTTCTGACGAAGATTTGATAAAATCATTTGCATTTTTAGATGCAAATAAATCTTCTTTATTTGAAGAAGAGATACAATCCGATGATGAACCAAAGTCTGATACAGAAATCGATTATCATGAGGTCCTCCATCTTTTGGAAAATCCAAAGGAAATAGCAACTTATCATACGACTCTGTTGGGCGGACTTGAAAAAGCAAAAGAATCATTCGATAATTTACTTGCTGGGCAGGGTCTTGCGAAAGATTGGGCCATAACAGGAGTGACGATAGCTGCTCTTTTTACAAATCCAGTTCAATTATATACTGATTTAGAGTTATTCTGGAAGAACTACAAGGAAGCTTACGCTAACTATGAGACCCTGGTTTCCACCATACCTCTGGAGAGGTATGGTCTGGAAACTGATGATATCTATAGGCCCGAAAAGATAAAAACTATACTCTTACAAAAGATTGAAGAAAACAAAGATTCTCCAGATGATCTTTATGAGATTGTAAAGATCATTCACTTGGTATCACACCTTTGGATTGATGCCTTCTCTGTTGTTGAAAACTTCATATTTGGCGTAATAGACCTTCTAACAATCTTTACTGGACCTTTCGCTGGACCACTATCTCTCCTAATAAAAGGTATACTAGGAAACCGCTGGACAATAGGCTTTATATTATCCTTTGTCGGCGGAAGTATTGCCACCTCTTATGTCAGTAAAAGTTATTGGCAAGAAATTAAAGATAAAGTAAAAAATATCTGCGAAGAAAAAATTTCCTCAACCGAAATGGCCGAACATACAGAGCCTACTGAAGATAAGGGATTTAAATTAGATGAGGAAAAGATTAGAAATCTCCAAAGAAATCTTGCACTTTTTGAGATCTAGACAGAGGATCTAATCTTTCTACTGAGAACTTTCTCCAAGATACCATAATCAAGTTCTGATGGAAGGTTTAAGTAAAAAGCCGCATCAATGGGCGACAGCTTACTTGCTAATAGGCATAGCATTTCTCCCTCATGCCAAATGTTTCGTGATGATCCATTACTTCTTTGCTCAAGAATAAAATCGCGAATTTTATCAATTCGTGACCTAATATCTTCGGGAGATAGCTTGATAGATTTAATTACCGCCCTCTGAAAATAGGAATCTTTACTAGAGTCAAGATAATTTAAATCAACCTTTTCGGCCAACATACGTTTCTTGACGGCCCACCTTACAGATGAATTAGGCTCATCGACATAGTTTTTGAGAGAAGAAAGCTGAATATGTTCAACTGATAGCTTACGAACCCTCTGATCTTTTGACTTAATACCTCTGTTAGCCAATCTACGTTGCTCCAGAGGATCAGCTAAGTGCAAGCATCCCTTAAGCCAAATTCCTTCGGAGTATCTATTCATAATTAGAAGTTTTCTTTCAGAAACTTCTTTGAGATCATAGATTACATTTCTGATAATATGACCATAGCGCTTTTTATTCGAAGAAGAACGAGAGTAGGAATATTCTGGATATTTATTCCAGTATGGATCTGATACTAGACTTTTAAATCTAGAATCTGGCATACATTCCAAATATTGGACAATACTCTCGCGATGTTCGGGTAAAAGATAAGTGCCATTCACGGTATTCCCGGATAGCTGAACTTTTTGTCTACATAGTTCAATAAACTTGTCCACCTCTGAGATAGTAACTTTTGAAGTTTTCTTAGAAGAAGCACCTGACATTATTAGCCTCATATATGAGAGTGAAATGTAATGCAAAGCTAATATAAACTACGGAAATGCCTGGTCTATATTGGCCTTAGCTTTGCACATCTAATAGACCAAAGGAACGCCACATTCTTCCGCACCAAGATCATAAGCACCGGAAAACAAGCGTCAAGGGCATGGGATAGAAAAAAATAATATACCCAATAGATGGATATCTATTGGGAGGGGTGTTTGGTAATGCCGTTTTGATAATTGTCTATGTTGGTAAAATAACCTTATATGTTCTGCCAAATAAAGAAAACTTTTTATGATTCTTTATCAGCTCAGCTAGCTTGATCAAAAACTCTCCCTCACCCTCTCTGTAAGACTTATTTTTATTTTTTTGAAATAATTCAAGTCCGGATTTGTTTTTGGACCAGATGGTTAAAAAGTCATCAACACTAGATTGAGTTAGGACTTCGAACCATTTTCTATAATGAGAAAGATTAGATGCGGTAATTCCCTCGCTAGAGGACCATTGTTTATCTTCATCAGAGGCTTTAGATGTTGAAGGTGATGAAATGACAATATATTCATCATTTAGATCACCACCGTCAACCCAACCGAAATATACAGTATTACCTTCTCTAACTTCTGAATAAGAGTATACTTTATCAACCTTATGTTGCGATAAAAAGTCTTTCATGCAGAATCCTTGCAAATAGAGTCTATAAGGACTTTAGTAAGAAGGTATGGGTCAGTACCGGAGTATGGTCTAGTATCTTCTAGATAGCCCGTTCCGACCGTCTGGATAGACCATGGAAGTAATACTTCTGCATTGGATTCCGTACAAGACCATCTATCTGGTGTTAGCGGATCTTTTATTGTTCCATAAATAGATGAGATCACAAATTTATATGATGGAGAACAAATTTTCTCCGCAAGAGAAATGATATACTCTGAACTTTTAGAATCTCTTGTTTCTGCAGTAGAGAGTGTTACACTTAATTTATCAATTAAGGAGTAGAATACAGAATAATTCAAAGACTCAGCAATTCTTTGGAGAAGAAATCTTGAAACCAAGAGGTGATCACAGGCTTGAACAGGGTTTAGTGTTGAGTTTCCGATATTAAACTTCCACTTGCCAGCAGAGTCTTCTGATAACATCGAGTCGATAGCAAGGCCCGAGCTTATACAGGATCCCAAAAGACCTTCCATTATCTCTCTTTGTTTCGGAGGTCTTCCTCCGACTTGGGAGTGATAGACTTCAGAATCTACGCTTAGATCAGATTCATCATTTGATTTCAATCTAACATCTTGTCCAAATCCAATTAAAGCATTCTTATCGTGATGCTCTAGGTATGAATCTATTAGATGCGAGCGGTAGTTATATTCATGTGGAGTAAAGTCTGTATATAGAACATCGCAAAGGACAAGTATTGCATTTTTTCTATTTGGATCAATAGAAGCAAATATTGGCCTAAGAAGAAGGGTCGATTGATCTTGTGTTGTGTATCCACAGCTTAACCCATCAAATGACCATGCCGGAATGTCAGCCAGTTCGATCTTCCAGTTTGAAGGATCATCTGTTTTGAAAGAGATAACTCTAGTCTTAGAGTGTAATCTTCCCTGCCTATCCGCAACTGGCCAAATATATTCACATCTGATAACTACCGATTCCATCTATTCTCCAATTGAATTATATACTTCTGCATATGAAGAAAAATAGGAATCTTTAATCATAGATTTAAAGTCCCATTTTTCAAAAGCCTCCATAACAGAAGCTGAATTAAATGCCTTGGGTTCTGTGTATATAATACCGGAACTAGATTCATCATTCAATGATGAAAGTTTAATCAAACTATAGCTATGATTATATTGAGATACAAAAGTTTCATCTTGCATCTTTTTCTGCATAAGGGCTGGATCGGCTAGAATTTTGTCTGCATTAGTTTTTCCAATCCCCTTTACTCCAGGGATATTGTCAGCTTTATCTCCAACCATCGCCTTCCAAGCTACATAGTCATAAGCTGTCTTTTGCCTGTATTCAGACTTAACTGGATTAAATAGCTTTACATTTTCAAAGGTATTAATAATCTGAATAAAGTCAGAATCTGAAGAAACAATAACTGTAGGTTGATCCGATGGAATCATCTTTTCTACAATATGATAAATCAGGTCATCACATTCATAGTGTGGATGATAAACTGTTGTAATTGGATAATCCTGCTTGATTGAAGCAATAATTTGTCTCTTTTGAGAGTGAAAAGATTCCCAATAAGCAGCAATTTCCGGATCAGAGGTGTCAATTTTTCGATTCTCTTTATAAGAGGGCAATGATTCAATTCTTGCAATTGGCTTGCCGTCCAGTACGAAAAATACTTTTGATGGCTCAAACTGATCAATAATTGATTTTAGTGAGCGAAAGAAATTATAAATAATTTGATTTTCGCCATTAGCCAATCCTCCACCCCACTCAAAGCGAGAGCGATGAATTAGATTATAGGCATCAAGAATAATGTATGGTTTAGATGGCAAGAACATCTCCAATATCTGCTGATTTTGATTTTGCCTGCTTAATCGTACTATGATTTCCGTGAACTTCGAACATTACAACTGTATTTTGTGTGGACGAAGAAACCTTACATAGTGTGCAGTCATTGCAAGTAATATCTTTCTTTCCCTGCACGCCATGACGAGCTGGGCACTTTATAAAAGTTAAGTCACCTTTCTTGACCTTCTTTGGAATAGAATCGCCATGAACCGCTAGGGTGGAGATCCATCCATTAGCATGGGCCTCAAAAACTTCTTCGACAGTATTACAAGAAGCTCTAAACAGTTCCTTTAAAGGTTGTGCTTCTTCTGTTTTCCAGGCATGAGTATAGCCAATATTGATTAGACCGTGCTGTGAGATAGTTCTGCAATCCTCTAGTGTTTGGGATACATCGCCAACAATATCTCCTGCAACTCTGTGCCTAACAATTTTAGAGTCATGGGAGCGTTCGCTTAATGCTGTCGCCAAATCTCTGATCTTAACAGTACCATTCTGAATCTTTTTGCCAAGGACCTTCAGATAGAAAAGACCCCAAGCATAACAGCCCCCATCTTTGAGGGTGCAACTATCAGGACAAGTATCTATGGGAGAATAAGAAGCTACAACCCTTCCAGTCTTTGAATCAGAAGTCTGAGATACCCAATGAACTTGACGCATAATAACTCCAAATGAAGAAGTCCATGGAATCTTTTAATTCCATGGACTTTGTTTTATTTCTAAACTAAAATCAATCTAGATGTTGGTTTAGGAAATTGCGAAGAGCCTGTGCATCACGAATTGTCATCGAAATGCTTTGGCTGCCGATTCTCCAATCCTCTGATGGAACAGTGATTGAGAGTCGGTTAGAACCAGCCTTCTTGGCAGGATCTCCTTTGCGAATAGCCATACGAACAGTCTTTGTTGAGTAGTTGCGATTAACAGTCATTTCAGTCCTCCTTTGAAAAAATCTTGATTACTTTCTTGTTTGTTTTGGTTTGTGGTTTTTGTGTTTGAGTTTCCGAATCAGAATTACTTGACATTTTAACTCCTAATTTTCATCTAGAACAAGTTTTGAATCCAAACCCCAATATCTTCCAAAGATATGTGGCTTACCAAAGTAAAATTTCTCTCGTGACCTTGACTTTTCAGTTTCAAGGTCCTCTGAATCTTTTTGATTCAGCAAAGCAGTTTGAATAGCAGCTACCACTTTTAGCAAAGAATCTGTCGCTTCCTGTGGCGTTAGCTCAAAGGCTTCTACAATTTCCAGTATCGTCTCTACTGCCGAATCTATCTTTAGAGAACTCAACGCAACCAGCCTTTTACTGGATCCTCTAGAGATACAATCTCCTCGACAGAGGCTAGCTGTCGCATACTCTTGGCTGTACGATAGACGATAAATCGTTCGGCGTCAACCCTAACAACCTCTCCTCTTTCGAGGACTCCATCTTTTCTAACTCTAATTGAGTCACCTGGCTCAAAGTCGCTTAGGTGAAAGCACTCAAATTCATCTGATACTGGATTAAATCTATAAATATTGTTTTTCAATTTTTTTCCTAGGTTAGTTGTTTTCTGCCGGAGCAGCCCCCCGGTATCTCTACCATAAGCGCAGGACAGCGAGGGTCAATAGATTGTCACATGAATTTTATTTGGGTTAAAAGTTTGCGGTTTTATGCCATGGAAATTTGGTCCAAAAAGAATACCATAGGTACAGTAGATTCCTCTACCAATTCCACAAGCTCCCAATCAGAGATTGGTTCTAGATATTTTATGCTATCAATTTTATTTTGAATATGAATTGCATTTATTGTTGCAAATACATCAGATTTTCTAGACCATATTTTTCCATATCTAGTCCATTCATTTCTAGATAATGATCTTAAATATAATCCAGTCTTCGTATCTCTTACCTTATATCCTATAATTTTCTTGTTTGACATATTCGCCTCGTAGTTGCAAAGTATGCACAAGACGAATAAGGCAACCTAAAAATTTGATTTTTTTACATTCACACCAAATTCACGAAGCAACATTATGCCAGAATTATCTAGATAATCTTCTTTATAAAATAGAGACTTAATATCTGCATTAATAATTGCCTTAGCACAGTCGGTACATGGAGCCAATGTAACGTACATTACCTTATCTCTAAAGGTATGATAGTTACATTTAATTAGGGCATTAATTTCAGCATGAATAAATCCAGATTTTCCAGTATTCATAGAATCTCTTAGATTAGAACCGCCCTTGTGATCTCCATTGTATCCTACAGATAATACCTGTGTATTATCATCAGAAACAATAATCGCTCCAACTTTATGTTTTGGATCTGCCGATCTCTTTGAGATTAGTTCGGCAAATTCAATCCAAACTTGCTCCCAAGAAATTCTTGGAATACAATCATCAGAATGGGAGAGTGTATTGCGCATTTTCTGTAACATTTAGCAAAACTTTTAATTGCGGAAAGATATCAAGTCTATCGATCAAGAACAAACCATATTCTTTCTTATAGTTTTTCATTCTAGTAAGATTTGAAAAATTATTAAAAAATGTCATAAGAGTAGTTCTTCTTGCATTTAACTTCCAATCGCTTCCATAAGGATGGATAGCCGGAGCCGTTAGTCCATATGTTCCGGGAGAGATACAGATGGTCCCTGTTGATCCTGTTGTTCCAATATTGATAACTGGCTGACTAGATGCTGGAAAAGAGTTTAGAACATCGTTATCGCTTTGATTTTTTACATCTTTAGCTTCAATATAAAGCGATACAATTGATTCCATCATTTTTTCATTAAAATCTAGAAGATATCTATCGGAGTATTTGAATGCTCTATTTGCGTTAAACATTCTATTATAGATATCTCCGGCAGAGAAGACATCTTCTTTATTCATTGATAATTCAAAGTTATCAAATTCTCTTGATATATTTTCATCGTAGTAAATAACACCATCATGCCAGGCGATCTTACAGATGGTTAAATCAAAAGAAGAGAGCAAAGATTCGATGGATGAAATCTTGTTTTTAATAACCTGAACCTGAAATGAGGAGCCGCTATGGATAGACGAATTAATCATCTGAAATGAATTTGCATATTTCGTACTCTTGGTAAAAGAGTTTATAGAAAAATTGCGGAATAATAGATCATTATTCTTGATAAGATCAGAAAGCTCTGTGTTTTTATAATTTTTAGAAAGAAGTTCTTTTGTATCTAGATGAATTGGATCATCTACAAATTGATCATCCATAAACCAAATATCAATATCACCAAATTGAATTGATTGAAACTTTCTCTTGCTATACCTCAAAACTCTTACAAGTTCGTTCCATTTATCTGGAGTATCATAAACTCTTGTCGCCTTCCACAATGCAAGTGGAAATCCGCCAGCTAATACTGGCTTTAAATCTAACATATTTGATTTTTCAAAATAAATTTGAATCAAATTATTAATATTTTCATTAACTTCTGTTTTGATCATTTTGAACTCCATGAAATTTTGAACGATACTTTAGAAGGGCTAGCTCTTTCATTTTGGCTTCAATCATGATATCAATATCTTTGTCGTAAGTATTGATTTGATTGTAGATGTAATCTGAATGAGCGTTGGGAGCGATTTTGCGATCAGAAATTTCATCAGATCTTGATTCCGAGTAATGAACAACAGGTCTTACATCGCCCCAGGTAGACATAGCAACCTCTAGTGCTTCAAGCTCTGATTCACCATCATTTCTAAATCTATGATGATGGTAGTCAAAAACAATAGGAATTCCAATTTTCTTGTAAATACCATCATACAGCTCGTGAGTTGAGTAGAGAGCTGGGCGATCATCATTCTCTACTGTCAAACGAGATTTGACTGAATCTGAAAGACGTTCAAAATTTCTACAGAATTGATCTAAGGCAAGTTCCTTTGAGTCATAAGCGGCACCAACGTGAATGTTGATTTTATTATAAGGAGTTCTGCTCAGACCCATCATATCAAAGATGGCACCATGAATCTCCAGGTCTTTAATCGTATTTGCAATAACGCCTTCTGATGAGGAAGCTAGTTTATTAAAAGGACCGGGATGGAAAGTTAGTCTGATTCCATTATCTGAAACATACCTTCCGATTGATTGAGCTGTTGAAAGAATCTTTGCATAGTCAGGAAGTGATTCTAGGGAATATTCTGACGCCCAAGGAAATAGATTTGAAGAAACCCTAAAGAAATGGATATTATTTTTAACATTCCATCTGAGAATGGGCAACATATCCTGTATATTCTGCAAGGAAAGTTCAGAGGCATATGCCAGACCTTTCTTGTCGAATGTTGCCCTGATCATGGAGCGATTTGTAGTGATTCTTTTATCCTTTGGACAATCGGATAAAGTCACGTTAATGCAGGCATATCCAAGATTATTCATCGAAGCATCCTTTAAATAAGGCATCTGTAACCCATGCCTTCCTGCGGTAATTTTAATTACTTAGTCTTTACGAAATCGTACAAAGCATTTGCATGACTAAGAATTTCCTGCAAGGTATATGGAGGAACCGGATCCTTCTGAGCATCTGAGCCTTTCAGCATTTCATTCTCAAAGAGTGCTCTGTGCCTATCCGATAAGACCTGAACTGCAAGATGCAGCAGATCCCTTCTAATTTCATAAGCTCTACTATTATCTGACATACTATATCCTGTGTTGTGTGTGATGGGCTTCATGCCCGTTAATAGAACTCAGAATTGAGTCCTAAAGCGTATTTCTATTTCATGAATATGACTGAATTCCATAGTTCTGGATCAGCCTCTTCCTTACTCTATCAAGTCCTCTTGCTTCGATCTTGCGAACCCACTCTCTAGAGATTCCCATTTCCTTAGCCAGATCTCTAAGTGTTTTGGGATTCGGAGAGAAGCGATTTGTAATTACAATCTTTTCGTCGTCGGGAAGTCCTCCCATAATTTCAGAGACAGCAGAGTAGATTTCATCATTTTGATATGTATTATTCCAAACCTTTTCGTAGTCTGTCATATCCTGAAGGTTATCAAGTCTCGTTGTCTCTGAATCTTCACCAACAGCTTCATCAAGTCTTAGGTCTCCATTTTTAAGAATAGAGATCATTTTTCCAACATATTCTTGATTAACTCCAAGCTCTGTGCTTACAAACTTAATCTTTTCTTCACCCTCTAGATTCTTATCATCTGCCCTCTTAAGTGCGGAGGACAAGTTAGAGAACAGAATTCTATCAGCACGAGTTGTTCCGATTCTTACAACAGACTTGTAATCAAGAATATATCGACGCATATTTGCCCTAACCCACCACATACCATATGTGAGAAAGGTAACTTCCTTGTTCATATCAAACTTGGTGGCCGCTTTTACAAGACCTTCCAATCCTTCTTGAATCAAATCCTCTAGAGAAATGAACGGATTTTTACTCCTGATTTTATGAGCTTCTTTCGTAACAGCCCTAACGTTAGACTGAACTAGTCTATTTAGAGCTGCCGGATCATTATTTGTTTGCCAGCGAATAACTAGTTGCTTTTGTTCAACAGCAGAAAGAATCTTAGATGATTGAAACATTTTCTTGACTCCTACCAATCGTTCCAGTTTCTTGGTGATTTACGAGACTTTCTTTTTCCCTCTAGATCATCAATATCATCATAGAGCTGATCCCATTCATTGCTCCATTCATAATCGGCATTTTCCTCATCAGAGGAGTCTGCATCAGATTTTTGTGATTGAGTTACTTTAGAGGGTGGAATACCATTTTTTTCATGGTTGTAACGGATACGCATTTTAGAAAGCTCTCTCCTTTGGCTTTTCTTTTCTGGAATAAATAACGGTTTGTGTTCCATCGGAATTTTCAATAGAACTAATCTTCTTGGTATCAAAATCTCTGACACTATATTTAGTCAGATAAGACCTATACCAATCTTCAATTTGGTACGAATAACCTGTAATAGAAGTCATTACTTTCTTTACATTATTATCATTTACACTTTCTGTCCAATTAACTCTAAATTTATCTATCATATTTTCTCCAATTCTTATTGGATTTATTTTTCCTTTGCTCTTTGGAGGAAAGAACAATTTTTTCCCAAAGACCTTCCCAAGTTTTATCTTGGGTTGAAGCCGAAGATATGTGGCAAATAGCTAAGTAACTATCATCTTTGATGTCATAGTATGTTTCCCACTCAAAGCCATAACATTTTCGGATTGTTCTGAATTCTAGATTATTCATATGAAAAGCAACTCGGCACTAAGGATGAGTCGCCCCTATCGCTAGAATATAAGCACCTAGCGATGCGCGTCAAGGGCTGGTTTGAAAAAAAATAAATCGACCAAAATCATGGATAAGATCTCGGAAGTATCTGTCTTTACTTTGAAATATCTATGTTATTAATTTCATTAATGATTCTAGAGGCATGGAGAAGATCTAAATACCTCATTTGATCAACATTATCTGAGTAAGGCATTTCTCCACCGGAAAAGATATAGGATTCTTTTTCTCCCAAATCTTCCACGCAAATATGAGGAGAATTTATGTTCTCGATGATTTGCTCAAAAGCATCCTTAAGCTCCTCAACATAGATTTTAGATACAATTATTTTTTCTAGATCATCTAAATCAAATAGATCTGATTCTGAAAGATAATCTCCAAGATTATTAATTCTGTATTCTGCCTCTGCTTCCCAATCAAAATGAAAGCGGTCTAGAATCTCTATCATTTTTTCATAAGAATGACTAAGGGCCAGCTCCATAAACTTTGCCTTAAGACAGGATAAGTCATTCATCCAATGCAAATTTGGGGCTTGGCAGAACGATAATGTGAATGGTGAATTTTTTTCTTTTTTCATGTTAGACTCCGAATCAGATTTGATTCAGATAAACCTTTCTCATATTTCCATCCCAATCAGAATAGTTAACTCTGACAACGCCATGATCCAAAAGGAACTTTCGACAATATTTGCATGGCATAGCCATAGTTGGCCTTCCGTCTTTGTGAAATCTGACTACGTTAATTTCCTTAACGTCAGACGGATAGTTAAGCTTTCGCAGCAAATCCATTTCTGCATGAAGATGAAAACCAGAAGTTCCATCAGGATGGATACGATGAAACTTGCAGGAGCAACGAGTAGAGTTAACTCCGACTATATACTGGTTACCAATCTTAACCCAAGCAGCAAGATGGAAAGGTTGATCATTATTCATCGCAAGCTTCTTAACAATACTTGGATAGTACACCCGGCATAGGCCGCCTCCTTTAATCTCGGGTAGAGTAGCTCACAATATGGAGATATCTACTTTAGATTTAGAACTATATTTTTATCGGTTATTGTTGACCCTGATTTCTTAGCACTTGAGTTGGCCAAGATTAGAGTTTGGTTTAAAGATAAAGCATACAGCCGATTTGATACGGCTACCACATCGTATGGTATGGCAAAATAGCTGCGTTTTAAATACGCATCTAATCCGATTCCATAGGATCCTCTGATGGGGACATTTGTTTTTTTGCATAATCCCCAAACATTATATTGTTTATATCAGAGAAAAATTCATCAATATATTCTGGTTCAACACCATAAGAAGATTCAAAGATATCTAGCTTCTTTTTGTGTGTTAGGTTTTTCCATTGTTTTACAAACAAAACAAAGTCATTAGTATTCATGAGATTAATCCGAAGATTAGATTGCGGGATGCTGGACCCAGGAGTCATAGGTCCATATCTTGCATTATACGCATCCAAAAAATGCCGTCAATAAATTTTGATTTTGCCCTACTTTGGGATAAAACTAATTAAATGAAAGCAGGTAATTATTAAATCCATCTAAAATCTTTTCTTTTTCCAAAGATGGTAAATTTACAACTGTTTCTAAAAATGTTTCCAAAGCCAGATCGGGAGATTTTAAAGCAGAAAATCTATCATATAAAGCATAGGGATCTGATAAATCATCATGTAACGCTACACCATTTAAATATAATTCTTTAAACTCAATCGTAGAGGACAAAAGTTTCCAGCTATGTTCATCACACCACATGGAACCATTTGGACCACTTATGATATGCCCATTAATAACTATTCTTGAAAACATCTTATAGCATACCAGAGATTTGGGAAACAAACTCTTGAGCAACAGAGGAAGTCAGGTGAACTCCATCACAAGATTTGCATATAAACCCAGGCGTTCCATCCTTTAGTTTTATGTATTCAAATGGATCTATAAATATTCCGCCGGCAGATTCGGTAATACTTTTCAATTCGGAATTCCATCCGCTTCTTTTCTGAGAAGCTTGCTTAAATCCATCGGCGGAATTAAGATATTGATATGATGTTTTTGAGTTGTACGGCCTTCCGTTGGAATCAAATGAATCAGCGCCAAAAGGATTTGAGCCAATCCATATAATCTTGGTATCAAAGTATCCAAATTCTGCAAGAGTTTTTTCTATCTTTTCTACCAACTCGCTACTACCGGATATTCCATTTCCACCAGTCATAATAACAATTTTCTTTGGATGCTCAGAAATAGCATCATATACAGAGGTCCACTGTCCTCCGAGCCAGTCTCTTGGTTGAGACCCAGTTTTGGCAAATGTCGGACCAGATCCAAGTATTGATTTTACAAAATTTCCAAGATGCCCAGCCAATGATGAGGAACCAATATAAATTACACTCTCTGACTTAGGCTTTGCAACTAGTTTGCCTCTTCTTTCCTCATCTTGCTCATCATCATAAGTTGTTGTTAGCTTCCCATCATCCTTAATATTCTCTAGAGCATTCAAAAGAGAAATATCTACTACCCCTGGAGAGTTAAGTCCATCCGACACGATTCCCAAATCAGATAAGGCTTCCTGCGCCCTTTTTACTGCATCATCAGTTTCAGGTCCAAATATACCATCTGCTCCAAATCTCGGAAGATCAAAACCAGAGTCCATTAATTTATTCTGAATAAATCTAACAAGGTTCTTGTCCGATGAAAACTCTGATCTTCTAGATACCGATATTTCTCCAGATAATAATTTATTTATATTTTCTGATTCTGCATTTTTAATCATAGATTCTGGACGAGTAGATGCTCCGCATAAAATTGCGAACATTTTTATCTTTCTTAATCTTGATGATGACATCTTATATCACACTGCCTTATATAAAAGTTTATTAGTATTTTAATACTAAATTTATTTTAGCATTTTGCTCAACAAGGATTTTACTGCGATGACTGCCTCTTTTGATTTTAAGAATTTCTCAACCTCTTTATCATTCGGTCCAACTTGTTCTTTGTTCATATCTTGAGTTTTTTGCCACGAAAAAACCCACTCTGGCTCTGCATTAAATCCATATAAATTCCACACAGTTTGTAAGTGTTCCACAACAGAGTCTGTTTTCCAATGTTGTCCCGTTGCTATTGTTGCCGCCCTCTTTCCAGATAGCGGGTTCTTTTCTCCATAAACTGTGTTTCTATTCTCCAAGGTATTCATTCTCTCTATGATATTCTGAAGTATAGCAGAATGGGAGCCCCACCTCGTAGACGTTCCCCATATTACAATGTCTGCCCACTCTAAAGCATCATAGATAATTGGCATTTCGTCTTTGCCTCCATACTTCTCTGGCTCTTCCAAGGAATGATGGTGAGCCCAGCACCTATATGGTCCTGAGTCAGGATGAGCACAATCTTTGCCCTTGGAAGAATAACATGAGAGATTCTTTACAATATGTAGCTCATTTGCATCAATAACTTTTACGTCGCAATCATTCTTTAGCAGCTGATGTATAAAGTCTAAAACCACCCAAGATGATGAATCTCTTGAGTTTGAAGTTGTTCCAATTATCACCACTTTCTTTTTGGAATCTTTTGATTCCGAAAATTTTAACAGCCCCCTAAAATAGGGAAGTGTTGCTAATCTAGTTGTCTCTATAAACTGCCTAATATTCATTATTATCTCTCTTATATTTCTGCATATTTAAATATTTTAATATCAGAAGCATCTGGAATATAAGAGTTTAGTGGATAGATTATATCATTCAATTCTAATGCTTCTATTGTTTCAAAACCTAATGATTTTAATTTAGAATGTAAATAATTTGCTTCAGTCGATACAGTATCGCCAAAACCACCAGAGACAATAAGACCGCCTCTACTTCCCGCTTCGCTTATAGCTTCTTTATATAATCTTGTACCAATCCCCATCCCCATCATATCCGGATCTACTACAGAGTGAATCTGGAAAAAAATATTTTTATCCTGAAAACCCTCGAGAGTATTGAATACCGTTATCTTTTCTAGCAGAACATTTCCAATAGAAATTCCATCTTTGGAGAAAGCTGTGATTTGAAAGTCTCCATCATTAAAGTCTTTAATTTTAGTTACAAAATCATACATCTAAAATTTCCTGAAGTCTTTTTATAGTTGAAGCTGAATCTCCAGGGGTGTGCAGTATTCCTATTCCACCTGCACTTTCCCAAGATTCAATATTGGAATGTTTATCGTCAATCAAAATGTTGGAACTACCATCTGCATTTATTGCCCAATTCTTTTTATCGGAAGATTTTTCTGCAACAATAACCTCATCCGGCTGCGGCGTCAAGTTATCCTTTACCCACTCCTTCTTACCATCCTCTGCTGTTAATGCACCCTTCTTTCCGGAAACTCCTGCAGAAAGAATCTTGACGACGTAATTAAGATTATTTATAAATCTCCAAACTTCATCACCACCTTTTAATGGACTTAGTTGATGAAACCACTTGCCTGGATTTTGAGAAATTACTTTAAACATTAGCTTTTTTACCGATGGATTATCTAAATCAATTTTATGACCTATAGCTTTTGCGACATTTTCATAAGCCTCATGTAATTTTGGATTATTGCCAATAAGCTCATGTTCTTTTCCCTTTTGCAATATATCCCTTATATCTTCGTATGCTTGTTGTTCAAAGTTAACAAGAACGCCATCCATATCACAATAAATAATTGTACTATTTGAAATCTTTGAAGATTTTGAACTAAATTTGAGGATAATTTTTTCCATCAGGTTTGCCTCAGAAATAAATCCATTATTATTCAAATAATATATTAATTTATTTATTTTTAAATTCATAAAACTTCCTTAATTATGATTATTAAATTAATATAACTATTTGTACTAAATGAAAAGATCTAAATTTAACACTATCCATTCTTTAATAATTCTTTCTATTTTAGGATGCCCTATAATTTCAGACATATTTTCTTCAAAAGAAAACCATTCTGTAAATCTATCATCCGATAGAAAAGCTAATGTTGAGTAAATTGAAAAAGATTCTTCGCTCCACATCATATCTATATCCCACATGTCGTCACTAATTTTTTCATTAAACGAAGAAATAGTTACTTCTATATTTGGCCCTTCATATAATGATGAGTGGTTACATAGTATGGTAAAGTCATTCTGATTAATAACGGACTTTAGTTCCAAAAGAGCTTTTACAAATCTTTCTCTAGATACCAAGGATAGCCTCCTCTGAATTAGAGAAGGAATCTAAATTAAATAGTATCCATTCTTTTATTGTAGGATTAAGATTTATTTCATTTAAAATATTAAATAAATTTTCTATATTATTTTTCTCTACATATTTAGCAGGACATGTTGGACAATGCCAAAAACAAATTGATTTAACTTTTCCTGTCATATAAAAATAAAATATTATTTCAAATTCTTTATCAGAAAAATAAATCCATACATCCTCTTCGTCGTTAATACCCCATGTAAATCTACAAGAAGGATCTAGATTTTTTCCTATCTTTACTAAGTTTCTGAGGGAATGGTTCATAGAATCATTCTTAACCGTCCTAAATATATTAGGAATATTAATTGAATGATTTTAATAATATTATCAAATACAAGTTGGGGGAGAATAAAATAAATGAAAAAACAAAAAGTTGGTGCTTCTATTGTTGTAATAAAAGGTGAATCTGGCTGGCTTATGATAAAACGCTCTAATCATCTAGATTCTTATCCAGGAAGATGGGCTTTTCCGGGAGGAGGAATAGAAGAAGGAGAGGAGCCTATACTGGCAGGTTGCAGAGAAATATGGGAAGAAGTGGGCATTGCTTTAAATCCAATAGATTTATTTGAAATTGGCTATCAAAATCATGAATCAAAAAAAATATTTTTTTGGCTATGCTTTGTAAATAAACCTGCAATAAAAATAAATGACGAATCCGAAGATTGGGGATGGTTTAAATTATCTGAAGTTTTAAATCTTAATACAATTCCTATTCCAGAATATGTTATTAAAATCATGAAGGATGTTGAGTCAAAGGCAAATGCAACTCAAAATACTACAAATGCTCAACTTATCTTTGGTGAAGATTGGATGGATTAAAAAAAGTGTTTTATTTTTATGATAGCGGAGTAGAATCAACATGGGCAATGAGCCCGCGTAAAACTTTATAGTTAATCGTTGGTGTATTAATGAATTTAAAGTTTTCAAAAAAAAAGGATAATAAAATGAATCTCTCAGCATTACTAAGCAACCGTTGGGTTTTTGGCGTTGGCGTTTTTGTAGTTGGAGTACTTTGCGGAGCAGTCCTAGCTGGCTGTCCAGCTCCCACAGAGGCTACTGTAGCAGTTGAACCTGCTCCTCACGTCGAGGTTTCTGCAACTACTGAAGTTGATGCAACAGAAGAAGAAGTAGTAGTTACAGCTCCATCTGTCGAAGCAGCACCAGTTGCGCCAGTTGTTGATACTCCAACTCCAGCCTCACATTGATATTAGCTGGTTAAAAGCAAAAGGGGAAGGCCAAAAGCCTTCCCCTTTTTTATTTGGTTTCTCTATATTTAGATTAGGGCCTCAACGTAATATTACGTTGAGGCCTTTTTAATATCAGGTAGGCGACTGATCTGTATCAGTATCTACTGGAGTCTCAGTATCAGTATCAGCTGGTGGCTGAGTATCAGTATCGACTGAAGTATCGGTGTCGGAAGCAGAATCGGTATCGGTAACCTCATCGTCTGCCTCATGGCAAGCAAATGTTAGAGATAGAAGGGCCAACGCAACAAGTGTCTTATTCATTTTATATCCTTTTAAGTCCATGTTGTTAATCCTTTTGACTAGGACCATCGCCAAAAGAATGAGTGAATGTAGGATTTTAACCTACATCTAAATTTAGACGGAGAATTTTTCAAATACACCTTTATCATAAGACCAACCTTCTCCTTCAATTCCACAGCAAAGAAAAAGTGTTTCGTTTACGTTCCAGTCTTGGAGAATATGGTGATGACCAAAGACATAAGTTTTTGGCTTATGTTCAATAGAGTTAAAAATCTGCTGCAAAGTATTGGGAGTAATTGAATTACGATTATCAATCCTCCAAATATCAATAAACTTTGGAGCATCATGAGCAACAATAATATCAGGCTTCTCAGATTCAATTGTTTCGAAAAAGTCTTGAAACTCCTGAAATGTAGGAGTCTCCTCTTTCCACCAAGAAACGCCCTCTGTTCTGTGGTGCTTATCAATTGATTCTGCTCCGCCGAAGAAAAGATGCTTCTTTCCGGCCAAGGTAATCACTCTAGAACGCTGAACCCAAAAGCAATTATCAACCAGCTTTACAATATCTGAATCTCCCTGCTCCCTTGCAAGCTCATTCCAGACAGCCCAATTGTCATGATTTCCGCCACAAGTATACCACGGAGGAAGGGAAGGCTCTCTGCCATAAAAGTAGCAGAAAAAAGTCTCCTCATAGGCTTCTCTACCTGTCCAAAGCAGGCCGAAATCACCTACCTGAATAATGGCTTCCGCTCCCAGTTTCACGGCCAATTCATCAATCTTTCTAGCGGCATAGGTTGAGCCATGAATATCGCCAACATACAGAATCATGAGACACTCTTTATTTGAGATTTAAAGCAAAGTTTTAAGTCAAAATACCGTTGATTAACAAAAATACTTTGGTTCTATCTTTCTTTTCTCTTTTAATATTAGCAATTTCTCTTTCCAACTCCGACCTTCTTCTTAGGTTGGCAGAGAATTCATTTAATGAAGCAGTTTGGATGTTTTTATAACACTCTTGGAGTTCTTTCCATTTCCTTTTTTGAAGATCATCCAGATGAAACCACTCTGGATCTCCAAGCAAATCCTTCTTGATCATCTTATCTTTTTCTAGATCTTTAGCCATTGGTAGCTCCATATGATTCAATGATTTTCTTCTTAACCACTTTATAGATTCCTGGATTAATCATTTCAACCTGAGGAATAATAAGGTTACGAATTCTGTTCCTAGCATATCTAACATCTAGATTGCTTGGATCAATCAGATAAGGAACCCCCTTTCGGTTGCACCAGTCAATCATTTCGCTCTTTCTAGTTAGAAGAAACGGTCTAACAATATAATCTCTGCTATGGGGAATTAATCTAGGTTCGCCGTTTAGTGCCGTGAAGATCCAATTTTCAACAGAATCATCAAGGTGGTGACAAGTTACCATCTTAATGTCCATGCCGTAAGATAGAGAAAGCCCATTCATAGTAGAGTTAAAGAAAGAATATCTTTCATTTCTCCAAAATTCTTCGGGAGATTCTTTTGGATCCTTTTCTCTAGAGATATGGCCGACCACAAATTCGATGCCGTTCTTAAAACAGTATTCTGAAACAAAGTTTTCCGCCTGTTCTCCATGTTCTGTTCCGTGATTAAAGTAAAGCGCAATAACCTTCCTCTTGCCGCCATTATGAAGGAAGTTTAGAGCCGCCATACTATCGGGACCACCGGAGCAAGCAACGGCAATTACTTCGGGAATTTTGCCTAAGATTTTCAACATTGTTATTTTCCATTGATAACAAGTTATACGGAAGTCGGGCTGACCTACCGAAGTTTAGGCACCGATCCCAAAACGTCAATAGGCCAAACTAATATTTTTAGTTTGGCCCATTTTTAGTGGAAAATTATTTTATATCAGACTAATTCTGGAGCATTTCTCATGGCATTTATCCACAGCCTTGGGTCTCCAAATATGCCTCCAACAAATGGTTTCATATTCGCCGCACTTGCCGCTCCATGTGCTTCGTGTTTTTCAAATACTTTTAGTGTATCATTCCATACTAGTGGTGTTACAAAACCGCCATAACTTATGGTAATTTCTGCTGCGCTCATAACTCCATCTACATATTGGCATTGTAGAAATAGCCTTCCACCATCTGCTAGCCCAAAGATTCCACCAAATCTCTCACCTGAGATTACGCTAGAATATGTCATTCCATCTGGAACGCCACCCTCAATTTCTAGAACTTCAGATCCAGAATATTTATCAGACTTCTTAAAGGTTCTGCCTGCAATCGAAGAGCTGATTCTTCCAAAAAGACTATCAAAGTATTCTTTTCTGGCCTGATTATCAACCGCTGTTTGAGCGGACTTAATAATTTGATCCAAATAATCTGCTTCTTTATAGAGGCCTTTATTATCTAAATGATTTGCTAACTTTGCTAGACTTGATTTGATGTCCATTTTAAATCTCCAAAATATTTATAAATTAAATCATTTACTATATACTAAACTAAGAATTAGTATATCTAAAGATAGAAAAGAATATTAATAAGATTTTCTTGTCCTGTTATTTTTTTTACTTCTTCAAGATATTTTTCAAGAATAAACTCTTTGCCATTTAAGAACCACTTTCTTTGACCATCAGGATACTCAACGGCAGGCCCATCCTCTCTATGTCTCTTTCCGTTGAGATACCAATATTTTAAACCCGATGGATATTCCAGAGCAGGACCTCCTTCGCGATGCCACACTCCATTGAGATACCAAAATGTTTTTCCATCAATAAAAGTTTTTGGCTCAGCTTGATTATTCATACTGCATCCAAGCTAAAGAGAAGGTTAATTACAGCATCTTCTCCTCTTAGTTTTCTTAATTCTTGAAAATAATCTCCAAAGGAGAATTCCTTACCGTTGAGAAACCAACGCTTTATTCCGTTGGAATACTCAACAGCAGGGCCTCCTTCACGATGAAGTTTATCATTGAAATACCATTTTTTTGTACCATCGGGAAACTCAATAGCGGGGCCTCCTTCTCTATGTCTAATTCCATTAAGATACCAATGTTTTAAGCCCGATGGATATTCAAGAGCAGGACCTCCTTCTCGGTGCCATACTCCATTGAGATACCAAAACGTTTTTCCATCATCAAAAGTTTTTGGCTCAGCTTGATTATTCATACTGCATCCAAGTTAAAGAGAAGGTTAATTACAGCATCTTCTCCTCTTAGTTTTCTTAATTCTTGAAAATAATCTTCAAAGGAGAATTCCTTACCGTTGAGACACCAACGCTTTATTCCGTTGGAATACTCAACAGCAGGGCCTCCTTCACGATGAAGTTTATCATTGAAATACCATTTTTTTGTACCATCGGGAAACTCAATAGCGGGGCCTCCTTCACGGTGGAGTTTACCATTGAAATACCAATTTTTTGTACCATCGGGAAACTCAATAGCAGGGCCTCCTTCACGATGAAGTTTATCATTGAAATACCACCGCTTTTCTCCACTGGCATACTCAACAGCAGGGCCTCCTTCTCGATGAAGTTTATCATTGAAATACCACCGCTTTTCTCCACTGGCATACTCAACAGCAGGGCCTCCTTCACGATGAAGTTTATCATTGAAATACCATTTTTTTGTACCATCGGGCCACTCAATAGCAGGGCCTCCTTTTCGATGCCTTTTTCCGTTGAGATACCACTCCTTTACTCCATTGGGATACTCAATAGCAGGGCCTTCTTCTCGATGAAGTTTATAATTGAGAAACCACCACTTTGTTCCATCGGGATCGACTTTTATTTCCGGTTGGTTTGTCATACTTTATCCAAGTTAAACAGAAGATTAATTACAGCTTCTTCTTTTCCGAGTAGCTTTAATTCTTGAATATAATCTTCGAATGAAAATCTCTCACCATTGAGATACCATGACTTTGTTCCATTAGGATACTCAACGGCAGGTCCTCCTTCGCGGTGATACTTTCCATCGAGAAAGGTCCATTTTGTTCCAAATTCATCAACTCTAGTTTCGACCCTTTGTTTATGGGGCTTCCAATCGCACATCCAATACTTAAAAAATAAAATTCCACGGTATAATATAGATGGGAGATAAAATGCCGAAAATTTGCAAAAGTTGTTCAATAGAATTTCCTTTTAAAGTCGAAATAAATGGAATCAAAAAGAATTTAAAATCGAGACAATATTGCTTGGATTGCTCGCCGCCAAATTCAAAACCATCAGTCCGTTCGAGAAAGAAGCATCATTTAAATATTTCCAGCAAGTCTTGTTCCATTTGCGGAGAGATAAAAGATAAGGGATCTTTCTATATTAAAACTTCGGGAAATCTTTCTTCTTATTGCAAACCATGCTCAACCATAAAGAGCCTGGAAAGAGAAACCGCAAAAAGAAAGAGGATCAAAGATCAAGAGGAAGCCAACGGAATCTTTAAAACCTCTCCAAACCATATTCACTCCGGGTTGATTAAAGATTATTTCGAAAAAATTGATTCAAACGAAAAAGCTTACTGGTTGGGCTTTCTCTATGCCGATGGATATATAATCTCAACAGGAAATTCCGTAAGGCTTAAATTGGGAGAAAAAGACGAAGCCACTCTTGACAAATTCATTTCCGCCGTTGGGGCAGATCCTTCTTTCAAAAAGAGTTATGGCCCATATGAAACTTCCGGAATTTCCAAAGAGATAACGGTAACCAACAAGGAATTTGTCGATAACCTCAAAAGACTTGGTTGCGTAACAAAGAAGTCTTTGATCATAAGGTTTCCGGAATTAGCCTCTGAGGAATTAAACTTGGCGTTTTTAATGGGATTTTATGATGGGGATGGGACTGAAGGTAGAAGTGAATTAACCTGTGGCTCTGAAAATTTCTTATTGGATATTTGTCGAATCTTTAAACTAGATTCTGCTAAGATCAAGAAAATGAAGGGAAACGTATATAAGTTAAATCTTGGCGCTGAATTATTCAGAAGAATGTTAAATTCATTTCACGACTCAATGCCGAGAAAGAGAAGAACCCACAGGGATGGGCAGATTATAGTTGGTAGTCCGTATATCAATTCTATTAGCAATAAAGATGAACAAGCAAAAAGTACCAAAGCCGTACGAAAGAGTAGCCCTAAAAATAGGGAATACATAAGGAAGAAAAAGTTTGAAGTTACAAAAGAAGAGCTTCAAGAACTAGTCTGGTCAATGTCTTCTATTGCAGTCGGAAAGAAATTTGGAGTTTCCGGTAAAGCTATAGAGAAACGTTGTAAAAAACTCGGAGTAGACAAGCCACCTCCCGGTTATTGGAATAAGATATATGCCGGTAAAGATCCAAATATTTAGAAAGATAAAAAGCCGTAGTGCAGAATTAACTACACTACGGCTTTTTTTAAAGTAGGGCGGGTGGGGCATGATCCCACAAACCTTTTGATTATGAGTCAACTGCTCTGACCAATTGAGCTACCGCCCTATATTGTGTATCTAGTATATCCACCGTTGCCAGCGTGTCCACTAAATTTTTTGACTATCGAAAACCGAAGTTAGAAACCAAAGTCACAAACCGCAGCATCCCTCGTCCATTTTAGTATATCCACCGTTTCCAGCGTGTCCACTAAATTTTTTGATTCTCGATTAAGAGGCTTCTTCATTTTTATCCGAAGCCCTCTAACCTGTCCTCCCTTTCAATATAGGCACCGTTTCGGGTGCGTCAATAGTTTTTCTTTTGTGAATTAAAGTTTTTTGAATGGGAGCTTAAAGAAAGTTGTCATTCCGAACCATATCTATTAATAGAATTGATTATACTACCATGCTAACGGTTCGAATTAATCAATAATGGAGATATTAAAATGACAAGAAAATGTATTTACTGTGAAGAAACTTTAGAAAAATCAGAATTTTATCTTTATAAGAGTGTAATAAGAAACGGAGAACAAAGATTTTCAAGTGAGTGCAAAAAGTGCAGTAGAGCAAGAGTTACAGCTATGAATCTAAAGCTAAAGAAAGAAGCAATAGAATATTTAGGTGGTTCATGCAAATCCTGCGGATACTCAAAAAATATAAAAGCTTTAGAGTTTCATCATAGAGATCCAAAAGAAAAGGATTTTGAAATAGGTAGTGTACGATATAAGACACTAGAAGATATAAAGCCAGAATTAGATAAATGCGATGTTCTATGCGCCAACTGTCACAAAGAAGAACATGATTTGATCTGGAGAAATTCTGGATCATACAATAAGAAATTGTATGAGGAGATTCTAAATGAGACACTCAGAGAGAAGCAGGCCAGAACATGTAAATCAAAAAACACATTCTGTATTGACTGCAATGCAAAGATATTTATGTATGCAACACGCTGTGTTAAATGTAACGCATTGAGCAAAGAAAAAATAAGTTGGCCTTCTGATTCTGAATTAGAAATTCTTGTTAACACAAATTCTATGGTAGCACTATCTAAAAAACTAGGTATTTCAGATAGAGCTATCGCAGGTAGATGTGATGACAGGGGTATCAAAAGACCTAAAAGAAAAAATAAGAGCGGATGAAGGGGCACGATCCCTCAACCTTTTGATTGGAAGTCAAATGCTCTACCTATTGAGCTACATCCGCTTGATCTGTACCATAAAGGTACATTTTTATTATACCCAAACTCAGATAAACATCAACTAAATTTTGTTCGCCAGTTTTTATTTAATCTTTCCGATTGTTCTTCGGCGTTCTTTGCCGCTAGGATTGCGGCATCAACAACTGGTTTACCAAAATGGCTTTCTAGAAAAGAGATTTCAACTTGATCTAGATTTGCGGGATCAATCTCAAATTCAAACTTGGTTTCACCCGTTCCATACATTGCAGTTAAGATTCCTCCAGATCCATATTTATTACTGAAAATATATTCCCAATCATTAGGATTCTTTAGATTCACTTATTATCTCCAAGGGAGAGAGTGTTTTAAATAACGTTTCGGATCTTACGATCCCGGCTTCCTACCTCCCCCATACCATAAACACGGAATTTGCGGGGTCAATAGCTTTTTGGTTGAGGATTAAAGATTTTTATAAGACCCGATCTGATGCGGCGATTATTGCCCGGCGCACGGCGGTTCGGGATTATTAGCTATAGAAACTTTATCTTATAGCTCATTTAAACCCCAAAGAATTTGGGCGATTCCATCTTCATAACCCATTTCGACCAGTTTGGAAATATAATCTTCAAAGGAGAATTCTTTGCCTTGGATCCACCAATGTTTTTTTCCATTTGAGAATTGTAAAGCTGGACCTCCTATGCGATGCAGAAAGCCATTGAGCCACCATTCTTTTTGATCGCTATTTAGATATTCAACGGCGGGTTTTCCCTCTCGATGCAATATTCCATTGAGGGTCCAATATCTTATTCCCTGAATTTCATCAAGATGCATTTCGGGTTCGTTTGTCATACTGAATCCAATTGAAAGAGGAGGTTAATTACAGCTTCTTCTTTTCCTAGTAGTCTCAATTCTTGAATATAATCTTCAAAGGAAAATTTGATGTCGTTGAGATACCAAGCTTTTGTTCCATTGGCACACTCAACAGCAGGTCCTCCTTCACGATGGTACTCGCCGTTGAGAAACCAATGCTTTGTTCCATCGGGATATTCAAGAGCAGGACCATCTTCTCGGTGGTATTTGCCATTGAGATACCAAAATTTTGTTCCATCGGCATTTTCATAAGCAGGACCTCCTTCTCGATGAAGGTCGCCATTGAGATACCAATACTTTGTTCCATCGGCATAGACTTTCATTTCGGGTTGATTTGTCATACTGAATCCAAGCTAAACAGAAGATTGATTACAGCTTCTTCTTTTCCGAGTAGTCTCAATTCTTGAATATAATCCTCAAAGGAGAATTTCTTGCCGTTGAGATACCACTCTCTTCTTCCATCGGCACACTCAACAGCAGGTCCATCTTCTCGGTGATATTTTCCATTGAGATACCAAGCTTTTGTTCCATTGGCACACTCAACAGCAGGTCCTCCTTCACGATGCCTTTCGCCGTTGAGATACCAATACTTTGTTCCACTGGCATACTCAACGGCAGGACCATCTTCGCGATGAAGTTTGTTGCCGAGATACCAACGCTTTATTCCATTGGCATCAATTTTCATTTCGGGTTTATTACTCATACTGAATCCAAGTTAAATAGAGTTTTAATTACAGCTTCTTCCTTTCCGAGTAGCTTTAATTCTTGGATATAATCTTCAAAGGAAAACTCTTCATTATTGAGACACCAAACCTTTTGTCCATCGGGATATTCAAGAGCAGGACCATCTTCGCGATGCCTTTATCGTTGAGATACCAACACTTTGTTCCGTTGGCATCGACTTTCATTTCAGGTTGATTTGTCATACTGAATCCAATTCAAACAGAAGGTTGATTACAGCCTCTTCTTTTCCTAGTATCCTTAGCTCTTGGATATAATCTTCAAAGGAAAATTTCTTGCCGTTGAGAAACCAATACTTTGTTCCATCGGGATACTCAAAAGCAGGACCATCTTCACGATGAAGTTTATCGTTGAGATACCACCACTTTGATCCATTTGCGTCCTCAATGGCAGGCCCATCTTCACGATGCCTTTTATCCTTGAGATACCAACACTTCGATCCATCGAGACGTTCAAGAGCAGGACCATCTTCGCGATGGAGTTTGTTGCCGAGATACCAACGCTTTGTTCCATTGGCATCAATTTTCATTTCGGGTTTATTACTCATACTGAATCCAAGTTAAATAGAGTTTTAATTACAGCTTCTTCCTTTCCGAGTAGCTTTAATTCTTGGATATAATCTTCAAAGGAAAACTCTTCATTATTGAGACACCAAACCTTTTGTCCATCGGGATATTCAAGAGCAGGACCATCTTCACGATGAAGTTTGCCATTGAAATACCAACACTTTGTTCCATTGGGATACTCAATAGCAGGACCTCCTTCTCGGTGCCTTTTACCATTGAAATACCAACACTTTGTGCCATCTTCACAAATTTTTGTGACAGGCTGATTTGTCATACTGAATCCAATTCAAAAAGAAGATTGATTACAGCTTCTTCTTTTCCGAGTAGTCTCAATTCTTGAATATAATCTTCAAAGGAGAATTCATTTCCGTTGAGATACCACTCTCTTCTTCCATCGGCACACTCAACAGCAGGTCCATCTTCTCGGTGAACTTTATCATTCAGAAGCCACCATCTTTCTCCGTTAGGCCATTCCCAAGCAGGTCCGCCGATACGATGAAGTTTGCCATTGAAATACCAACACCTTTCTCCATCGGGATACTCAATAGCGGGACCATCTTCTCGGTGAAATTTGCCGTTGAGATACCAGCGCTTTGCTCCACTAGCATAAACTTTCATTTCGGATTGATTATTCATACTTTATCCAATTGAAAAAGAAGATTGATTACAGCTTCTTCTTTTCCGAGTAGTCTCAATTCTTGAATATAATCTTCAAAGGAAAATTTCTTGCCGTTGAGAAACCACCATTTTATTCCATTGGGATACTCCATAGCAGGTCCATCTTCGCGATGATATTCGCCGTTGAGATACCAGCACTTTATTCCATTGAAACACTCAACAGCGGGTCCATCTTCTCGGTGAAATTTGCCGTTGAGAAACCATTCTTTTGTTCCGTTGGCATCGACTTTCATTACAGGTTTATTATTCATGCTTTATCCAAGTTAAAGAGAAGGTTGATTACAGCCTCTTCCTTTCCTAATAATCTCAATCCTTGGAGATAATCTTCAAAAGAATTATATCTTTTATCATTGAGAAACCATTCTCTTTTTCCATCGGGCCACTCCGTAGCAGGACCCACTTCGCTATGAAGTTTGCCATTGAGAAACCAATGCTTTGTTCCATCGGAATCCTCAACAGCAGGGCCTCCTTCGCGGTGCCTTTTACCATTGAGAAACCAATGCTTTGAACCATCGGCCCATTCAATAGCGGGACCTCCTTCGCGGTGTAGTTCATCGTTACTATACCATTTTTTTGTACCATCAGCCCACTCAATAGCTGGCCCTCCTTCTCTATGTCTCAAACCATTAAGATACCAATCCCTTCTTCCATCGGGCCATTCAACAGCAGGACCATTTTCACGATGGATTTTATCATTGAGAAGCCATCTTTTTATGCCTTTAAATTCAACTTTTCTTTCGGTTTGATCTGACATTTTATTATCTTTTAAGTAGAGAAACAAGTTTAGGCCACCAAATGCTGAAAGCATATAGTGGCCTTATTATGACCTGGTGTTTGTAATTGGAATTTTATTCCAATAAATTAGATTCATTAATCTGTGGTGGAATGGTAGACATTCAGAAAAAGCGGCAAATATTCGAACCGGAATCTGGTAATATGTCTACCATATAAAGGAGTGTGCCACATGCGTAACAAACATAGAAAGTATACAGAAGAAGAATTTAGAAAAGCAGTAGAAGAAAGTTTCTCAGTTAGAGAGGTTTTAAAAAAGCTATCATTAATCCCAGCTGGTGGTAATTATTCTAGCTTTCATAAGCGAGTTGAGGAATTAAATATTAATACATCACATTTTACTGGCCAAGGTCATTTGCTTGGCAGGACGCATAATTGGAATAAACCATTATCTCTAGACGATGTTATGGTTGAGCATTCAACTTACTGTAGGACAAAATTAAAGAAGAGACTTATTAAGAATGGTATTTTGAAAACCGTCTGCTCTACTTGTGGTATATCAGAATGGAATGGCAAAGAGATATCTTTGCACCTAGAACATATCAATGGTGTCAATAACGATAATCGAATTGAAAACCTTTGCCTTTTATGTCCCAACTGCCATAGTCAAACCGATACCTATGCTGGCAAGAATAAAAGAAGATGCTCAACCAACGCCGAGAGAATGAAGGCGAAAACTAAATCTCGCATTTCTCGCAATACAAAATTGTGCTGTGATTGCGGAAAAAAAATAGATTTCAAATCAGTTCGCTGCAAATCTTGTAATGGATTTGTAAATGTTCCAACAAAAATAGAATGGCCAGCCATTGATACACTCATTGAGATGGTAGAGGCATCTTCTTATTTGGCAGTTGGAAAAGAACTTAAAGTCTCAGATAATGCTGTTAGAAAACATATAAAGAGACACGGAAACAAAAGTAATCGGAGCGCAGGAAATAGATAAGACCCGTAAATCAAAGCTATTTAATCAATAGCCACAATCATTACTTCCTGCTCCCTCATAAGGGCTTCCTCTTGAAGTGGAGTCACCACCTCCTCCGCTAAAGAGTTGTAGCACACCGCCGATCATCATTAGTGGTAGTATGAATGGTGCTCCAACAACTAAAAGTAGCATCAATGCTACTTGAAGTAGCAGCAAGAATGGAGCAAGAATAACATATAAAGCCATTTGAAACAAGAAGTCTAATGGGCCTTGAAAGTCTTGGTACACCATAAGCAATCCAGGTGTCCAAATAGCAAATTGTAGCATTACTAAACAGGCAAACAGAAATACATCCATCATACTAATATTATCATCAATCATTTGATTATTTTCCCATTAGGGACGAGGTTTATCACGATGAAATAGCAATATATTACTATCGTTTAGATGCAACATCTATATATAGTAAAAACTCTACCTTACTATATCTAGTCACAGATTAGAGCAAGGTAGAGCTTTTAAAAAGTGCCCTAAGCCGGACTCGAACCGGCAAGCCTTTAGGCGGAAGATTTTCATACCACTATAACTTTCGTTACCAAGTAAAACTTGTTTGTGGTCTGGACTATCCCTTTACCATATCAATTTCTTGACTTAGGTAGCAGCCGTCTAGTCTCTACGCACGCCAGAGAGATATACTCTCTCAGCTTGGCTCGGGATTAGCATAGTATTTATACTTTAGCTTTCCCCGAATTTGACTGCCTTCACTCATAAAATTTCTTCTATGAGGCTCAATTTTATTTAAGTCTTCAGAGTTTACCATTTCTCCATTAGGGCGTTTCAACCTAGATAATTTGTTTATCTAGATTCTTTTGTGCTCTCCAGCTTTACCGACTCTCACCGGCTCGCCGTCCCTCACACTCATACTATAAGCACCGTGCCACCACCGTCAACCGATTATCTAAAAAATATTAACCCCGGATATCATTGACCCATCCCGAAGGTTATAGGCCGGTTATACATTATTTAAATCCCAAAGCAATTTTTCCGCTTCTTTCCCATAACCTAGTTCAACCAACTTGTTAAGATAATCTTCAAAAGAATATTCTACATCATTTATGTGATAATATCTGCTACCGTCACTTATCTCTGCTGGACCACCTATTCTATGACGCTTCCCATGAAAGTACCATGATTTATATCCATTATTCCAATCTAACGCAGGCCCATCTTCGCGGTGGAGAACGCCATTTAGATACCAATTCTTCGATCCATCGGAATCCACTATCATTTCAGGCTGCGACATTGCTTACCTTTAAAATAACTTTGTTGAATCTTACTCATAAGAAGTCTGATTCAGACTACTTGCAATTAAGTGCTATAAACCTGATTATCTAAAAAGCTTCATATCCGAATTGCTGTGCCACGATAGTCCGTTTTTAAAGTTCTGTGGTGGCGTCCAATTAAACCAGGCTACACCGTACTTGGATACCCCGGCATCTACATGAATAAAAGCCTCCATCACCATCCCCACAGATCCGGGAGTAGGTAGAATTGAGGATTCAAAATAATGTTCATCATATACTTGCGACGTTGTTACCACATCGCCAACATCAAATATTGTATTAATCATGAACCGATTCTTCTGTAATATTTATATCATAAAGTTCATATCTGCTTACTTTTTCTATCTCAGAACTTTTAAACCACAAAACTTCCAGGAAACGTTCGTCAATTAAATCCGTTACAATCCCAACTCCCTTTGTCCAATAATATATTTGTCTAACAAAGGTTCCAGCCGTTATTCCTTTGTAAGACTCGTGGTCATTAAACATTACGCCTACTTTGGGATCGTAAATAAATGAAGATTTAAAAGGTACCAAGCCATAACTTCTTGCTTAATCCATGGAACAGATAAAAGCGATTCAACCTGAACATCTTCAGTATTAATTTTTCCTCTGTGGACATAATAAGTCCAAAATTCAATCTTATGATCCCAAATTACAATGCAAAGCCCGTCATAAGTTTTTGAAGCCGCCCTCTTCTTATCCTCTATCCAAAATTGGGAATAGTACTTCCTATTTTCTGGGCGGATTAGATTGATCTCTTTGTTATAGAAATTTGATAATCCTTCATAGATTTTCTTCATTCTATAGATTCTTTTCTGAAGAGTTAGCGGCATATTCAATCCAGAGGTCTATCATAGACTAAAGTCAGATCTCCAGCGACATAGCAGAATTGATATCCCCATTTTATCCAATGAACAAGAATATTATGATAACCATCTGAGGTATCTACAACAAGACCAATGTTATCATCATTACCATGAATTCTATGTCTGACAAAATCTCCAACATCATACTTCGTCATTCGTCCTCCTTATTTGAGTTCGATTGTAGTAACCCTGTTGGACCATAACTCTTTCCGGAAAGTCAAACCAAACTACCCTATATGGGTAGGTGCTTTGGTCATTAATCTCTATGATCATTCCGCTGGTTTCGCGCCATTGAAGCGTCACCAAATCTCCAACTTGGAAATGCATTATGTATCTCTTGGAGTTAGGCTGTTGTGGAAATCAAACCACGGAACAATCTCCCAAGTGCAATTCTCTCTTAAAACAGAAAATCCTTCATCCATACCCATTGGAATGGAGAAGTAATTTTTAGAAGCCAAATGAGTAAAGCCAACCCAACCCTGCGGAAAAACAACGCCGAAACTATTTTGGTGAGCTTCTTTTAGGGTTACTTTATACAAAGTTCTTTCTTTCATGTAATTCTCATGGGCATTATATGGTGTGACTTTTAAATGGCCGTAGAGTCACAAACTACGCCAACTTACGATTTGGAGAAAATTTCTGTCAGATATATTTCTGCCTACGATCCCTTGGTCTTCGGGAAATTAATTACATGAATCAGTAATCAGAATAATCTGATCCAAAGATTCTACCTTCGCTATATTCTTCCTGAGTATTTAAGGAACTAAGTGGTACAGTTTCTGATTCAGAGAATTCTTCGTTCTCCAATTCTTCATCTTGTTCATTTGGTCCAAATGAATAAAACATTCCATACTCCATTTCGTCTTTTTATTTCTCAGACAGAAGTTAGTCTCTTGATTGAGAGCCAATAGAAAACGGTACCAATCATACCGATTTCTCGGTAAAAGGGAAGGAATGATCCGGTTGCTAGTGTTGCAAATTCCTTACGCGCATTTTGTAATCTTTCCTCAGGAGAGAGATCTGGCGAATAAGAAATGAAAAAGCTTGGCTTAGCGAAAAGCAAAACTAGACATACAACTTGTGAGACAAGGTACCAAGTTACATACTCTTGCATTATACGTTCTCCTCATACACTTGATTTATTAGGATATTAATGGTGATCTCAAGTGCGGGATCTCCATTATATTGACTTACAAAGTCAATCAGAGATAGTGGCATTTGCCTTTTCCAACTTGCTTGGGAAAGATGCGTTATATTTTTCGAGACCCCACTTCTAGGTAGGGTATCTTCAGATTTGATTGCATTAAGACATTGTGAGCAAACAAATTTAAAATTAGATTTATGATATTTGGTTAATGACCACCAATTAATTTTGTCCCAAGGTAGTGGGCAACCCTGTTCTTCCCAGGCTTTTATGTTGCATAATTCGCACTCATAAAATTTAAAGTATCTATGACCCTCTGGAGTTTTTAGGGATACTTCTTTGAGAAACAAGGTAATTCACCAAAACATAAAAGTTATATTATGTAGGAATCTTTTTCGTTACAACTATGGTCCCGTAGTAATCTGCGGTCTATCGGGACCTAGCTATACTATAAGCACCATTTTGGTGGCGTCTACACCGTTTGTGAGGAGCTTTAGATTATCTCCAAGGCTTCAGAGAGTCCTCTAATTCATACGGTCTATTAGAGCCAACTAAATCGCCATAATCATTTTTCAAAACAGGAGAAACAATTCTATTCTGAGAATGGTTAGGCTGCATCCAACCCCTGTATCTACTGGGAGGCAGTTCTGTTTCATCCCTCATGAATGTTGGGACATACTCATCGTAATCATCTTCGGGCACCAAAGTCTTAGAAGAAGCTCTCCACCTAGGATTTGCGACCTTCCTATTTACGATATCATGAGACATAATCTTCCTCCCTATTTAGGAGGTCAGACATAGATACTGCATCACAGTCTACCTGTCTATTATAGCAGGTTTGAGCTCTGTAACTTACATCTTCTATAATCTCAATATCGAAATCAAAATCATCTTCTAGTGGGTAGTCGGAAGTAAAATCTAACTTTAACATATATCACCTATAAAATCCATATAATTAATGTTCATAAAATAGTTGTTTTTCTTAAGAAAAAGATAGGTGATGAATCAATAATATATGTAGTACTCTTAGAGCTTAGGATTAACGTAATCTACAAAGATTAAAAATATTTATGGTTTTTATAATATTTTAAATGTCAGAAGAGTCATCACACCATTCTTCGGCGTGACTCATAAGAGATTCGAATAGTTCGGATTCAAGATAAGCCTTTTCTAGTGCATCAATTTGCTCAGCAAAAAGATCCACCTCTGTCTGGGTCATATTATCTTTGTAGATAAGATTGTTCACAATATCTTCTCCAGTATGCCAAAAGAGAGCACAACTATATTTTAGTCGCTAGATAACTTTGTCAATATATTTTATCATCTAGCCATCAAAGTCTGCATATTCTATAGTTCGACTTAGAATACACTCCTGATTGTATCGCTTCATTTATACTATAGAGGTAGTCCCTAGGAATTAGAATTCCATCTTCTTTCATAAAGATGTATTTCCAATCGCATATATCTTTTAATACAAGGTACTTTTCGTTATCCTCAATAAGTGTTAAATATATATTTCCAGGATAAAAGAAAAGAAGATCACCTATTATTGGATTCATAATCTACCTAATAATAACTTCTAATTATTATTTAGTAGATTTATATTTAACGTAACAGATTCATTGTTCAATAATAACCGATCTTACCAAGTCTCCAGCGGGATTGAACATCCTGCATTCTAGGAAAGATTCATCGATTACTGACCAAACTTCCAATGAAGAAATCCTATACAGTTCTTCTGTCGGAATCACAGAACCCTCTCCAAAAAGAGAGAGAAATTCTCTTACATGAGAGCCATAAATTGTATACTGTTTATGCATATTTTGTGTGGTCATTTTTATTCCATATCTTTAGAGTGAAATCTTCCGCTTGCCATTGATGCAAATATAGTTCCAGCAGAAAATATAGCAAATGCAAAACAATCTTCTGATGCGGCAGCTGTTAATGAGTACCAAGTAGATATAGATACCAGCAGCGCATAAAATCCAGCAGTAAAGGGTTTGCCCTCTCCAGCTTTAAGAGTTCTTTCGATAGAACCTATAGTTAGCACACAGCCCATTAGAAATAGCCAAGTTATTTCAAATAGATTAAAATGGTATCCAAAGGCTTCGATATTCAATTTGTCTCTCTTAAGTGATGCTCGCCGGGGTTTTGTTTGTTTGTCCCTTGTTAAACGATCATTTATTTTTCGACCGTCGAGTACGTTTGACTAAATGTGTTTAGAATATTTAGTGCCAATCAGAACGTACAAACTATGATCAGCTATTAACCTGCATCCCATTTACCACAATATAATCAGAACCTATCTTACGTCCATATTTTTTATTTACCGACTTCTCATGTTTGAATTTCCGGGACCCAAAATGTCGTCCTATTGTCCTTGGAGGTATAAGAAACTACCTGCCTACCCTTGGGATCATTTTTCTTGCCATATACCATGAATCTATGAGAATAGGAACCTGAGTTTCCATCCAAATCTTTATAAGCCTGAATTGTTGATCCACCACTAGAATAGGATGTTTGAATAATGGTTTGAATGCAAGCATTCAGCTTATCTACTTCGGCATCAGAAAGAGAGGAGCAAGTTCTGTTGGGGTTGATTCCCGCAAGGTAGAGGGACTCTGACTTTAAATAATTTCCAACACCGGATATATACTTCTGATTCATTAAGAACTCTGGCAAAGTTTTCTTTCCATTTTTTCTCAAAAGAGTTCTAAACAAATCATCGCTCGGTTTATCACTCAGCATATCAATGCCAAGAGAGGATAGTTTATTTTCTAGGTTATCCTTTCCTCTTACAAACTTTAAGGTACCAAAATTTCTAACGTCTGTAAAGAAATAATCATCATTGGAAATGATGAACTTAACTCTAGAATGATCAGTTTTTTGAGAGCGCCAGCCACCAGTCATTCCCAAAGTATTCCAGATTGTCCATTCTGAATCTTTGAAGGTAAAGTAGATAAACTTTCCTTTACACTTGATATCTAAAATCTCCAAAGGCAAAGCTCCCTGAAAACCACTCAATCCATCCGGCGGAGATTTTTCATATCTCCCAGAAATAAGATGGATTGATTCTAGAACTTTTCCTTTGAGTTTTTTGCTCAACTGATCTGTTAGTCTTTTAACTTCCGGTCCTTCTGGCATTAATTCCTCCTACATATTAGAACTAGTTAATCCAACCACCAGCCAGCATAGCAATCTTGCCATTATTCATCTTTCCGTAAATAACTCCAGCCTGTCCCTTGGTCACTCTGATATTATCTGTCAGATAAATTTGACAAGCCTTATTGCTAACTGAAAATGAAGAGATCTGATAAAGAGGAGAGTTTGCATTAACTCTAATCCAAAGCTCTGAAGCATTTGTCAGACTGGCGTGAAAGTTCATATCGCGAAGCTCTACCGCCGAACTTAGACCCTGATCTTTATCTCCCACAGTAATAGTGTTAGTTTCGGGATCAATATTTGTCACATACTTTGCCACCGGCAGACCAGCAATTCTAGCCCTCTGTCCAACAGAGAAATTCCAATACCCTAGATGGTCTCCAATTTTGTCACCATTAATATCAACAATGGCCCCTGCTCTTGGGGAAAATATATCCGGCCTAGACTCTGCTAGATATTTTCTATAATCACCAGTCGGAATAAAACAGATATTCTGACTGTCAGGTTTTTGGGCAACAATAATAGAATTACTGTTAGCATACTCCCTAACGTCAGATTTATTATGGAAAGCCTCTCCGACAGGAAATAGAATATTCGGAATTCTATCCGCCGGAATTTGCCAAAGATAGTATGTCTGATCCTTCTTAGATACCGTACCATCATCTGAAATCATTGGAGTAATCAATGCCAATTCAGAATCAACTCTGGCATAATGTCCGGTAGCAACGTAGTTGAAACCCGCACTCTCCGCATAATCAAATAGAAGCCTAAACTTTAGGTAACCATTACAAAGAGTGCATGGAATCGGAGTTCTTCCGGCTTGATATTCGGATACAAAATTATCTACAACAGCCTTTTTAAAGGCAGATTGCATTGGAATTGCATCAAAATAAATGCCGAGACTTTGAGCAACTTCTCTTGCATCATTTGAATCCTTCGTAGAACAACAAGAACGAGTCTTGATATCACAAGAAGTTTCGTCGTTCAAAATCATATGAACGCCCCAAACATTGTGACCTGCTGAACTAAGAATATGAGCCATAACGGCAGAGTCAACTCCGCCGCTCATAGCTGCAAGGATATTCATAATTTTTCCTATGAATCAACGATTATAATAATTGGGATCAGATTGCTTTAGCTTTAGGATAAGTTTTTCTCCATCATCTAGTGACTGAACGGGACATAACATTCCGCAACCAATGACATACCATCCATCTGATCTGCAAGCAATTCTCAATGGACCCTCTGTGTCAAACGACATTCCATCTGAGAAGGTAATCATTTCAAACTCCAATTCTCAAAGTAAATTGATCTCTAATAATCTCAAATTGATTATTTTGAACAAGATTAAAATAGAAGAGCAAATCATCATCCTTCAATCTTGATAGCAGGTTTGCGATAATATGAGAATACTGATAAGAATTCCACCTTCGGTCACGAGGAGTTAAAAGCTGAATATATCTTTCCAGTCTGTTTTTAACTTCTTCTTCTGAAAGTTTAAATGACGGAAAAGCCTTCATCATATACCATAGATCTCTTTCATCATCTAGAAGATGAATATGCTTGGTTCCATCATGCAGAATTCTTTCTTTTGCTATACGTCTAATTTCTCCATTCTGTGAGGACACCGCCTTAATCACCTCTCTCATTGGTGAATATTTCAGGCTAAGTTTTTTAACTCTAGTATCCTTAGATGTAAGGCCGCGTTTGGACAAAGAAACTCTTTTTGAAGGAGGACACAGTTGAAGTGTATACTTCAAAAATAAACCACAAGAATGCTTGTAAAGCAGATTGCTAAGTTCAGTATTAGCATTAATGATGTGCCTTACAATACTATGAATTGTTTGTCCATGTTTCTTACTATGAGGTCCTCTGTAATAGTAACATGGATAATTATTCCAGTATGGATCTGAAAAAATCTCTTTAAAATCTGAAATGTTTAGACTACCAATTAATTCTCTAGTATTAGAAGAGTTCCAACCTGAACCTCTCCACCCTGGTTTAAACTTCGTACTCTCAATAAGTGAGACAAACTTTGCGGTTTTGGGTAGCATTTTATTAGTCATAGTACACCACAGTTTAGAGTTTAATTTGGAAACACACAGACTGGCCCACCATATTGGGCGTTAGAATTATCTGCGTCTTTCCATAGCCAACAGACTGTTCCTTTCGGCGCTGCTACTGGAGGTTCAATCATTCTCCAATGATCAGCAGATGAAACGCTATCGTATCGACTACATGAAGATAACAGAACAATTGTTAAATACAAAATGTGTTTCAACTCATCACCTCCGCGATGTTTCCAACAGGAATCGAACCTGTATCTGCCCTTTAGGAGAGGGCCATTCTATCCGTTGAACTATGGAAACAAATGCCGACTGACACTATCATCGGCTCGCCCTGTTTTTGTGTCCCATATGATAGGGGATTTCACACTATCGGGTCGGGCTATAATGGGTTTACTTAATTGCAGTTATCAACCCATTATGAAACTTACCTGCGACGGCGTACTTATGGGGGCCGTGATCCCTTCCCTTCTAATATAAGCACGGTGCCATAAAAGTCAAGTCGGCAAGAAATACGACTATTAAATTTTTAAAACCACGCATCACTTGGGATGAAGCAGGTCTAAAAAATCCAACTTAGCACCGATGCTGGCTTATGTTATTCAGTCGATCAATTTATAACGCTTTCCGTTGAGGGTAATGATTTCTTCGCTTTGTTCGGTTTCATTATGATACCTTGCGAACCAGTCATTCAACTGCGAGATCATTTGATTATTTACCTCGGGAGAATGAAGGAAATCAAAATCCTCTCGGATAAAATTGTCGAATTCTCCGGCTGTGTACCCATCATAACCATAATCCTCAATCCATTCTGAGAACTCCTCATAAGTATTGAGGGAGAAAACAGCGTGATGCCTTGAAAAGAAACCATCAAACATCGTGTCAATGTGCTCAATAGCTTTGAGATCTTCAACAGTGATGGTTTGCCAATTCTGGTCGTAATCAACGGACTGAAGAAGGATAATCGGGATTTCGGTAGTCATTTGTTGATCCTTAATGTTTTGTTGGTTTCGTGTTCTTTCAGCATCAAGAAGGCGTAGAGCATCCAAGATTTCATGATTTAGTTGATCTTTCTGAAACCAAAGATCGTCTCTTTCTTGCATTAGTTGCGTAATTCTATCAAGAAGATAGCGAGCATCATCGGCAGAGATTGAGGTTATTCCACCGAAGGAAATGTTCATCATAATGCTATTCTCTCTTTCTTGAAAGAATAAATCGGGGCGTTCATCCATTCCACAACTCCTCTTCCTTTTCAATATAGACTAAAGAATAATACAAAGCCTTTGCTTCTGTATCTCCATCACCAAGCAGGCAACGCATCCACCCATCTGGCTTTAATCCTAGTCTTTCTCTATGTTTGTAGACTACATCAGAAACTACGGCCCACTCAACAGAGTCATAGCCGTCATAATCACAAAGGTAAGCTGAATCATCATTGCAGGCAGAGCGAACAATAGACAAAATGCAACCAATTGTTGCCGCGTCTTTTAGGTCAGGACTTAGTGGCTTATAAAGGCCCACAAGTTGATGATTAACTTCGTTATATGCCATCCAAGACCCATCGTGCAATGTTACATGAAGAAGTCTAAAATTCTGACTATCCCTCATTCCATTGGTCCATCGCCAATGTTTTAGGGTTGGAAATGATTCTGCAACTTCTATTTCAGTCATTTTGCTGAATCCCAATCTTATTTAGTTCTTCTGACAGAATATCTTTATCAAATCCTCTGCCCTCTAGGAGCATAATCATATGATGATAAGCATCTGCCCTACCATCCCAATATGGGCCAAGAAAATTATGCTTTGAATCTTCATGTGCTTTTTCGGCGTTTTTCATTAGTGATTCAGCAATATCTAGAAGTTCTTTGTGAGAAAGTTTCCTATGCATTATCTTCCTGCTTGATTATCGGTCTTTGACCTGAATGGGTGTAGAGCCATAATAATCATAGCTCCAGTTAGTGCGATGGCGGAAATAATTTCATTTCCAATTTGGGATGGACTGAGATTATCGGGAATAGTTGTAAGAGCAAACCAGTCATTCTGACCTGCATGATGATAATACATTCCCTCAACAACTAGAATGAGTGCAAAAAATCTGTAGTTCATTTTATTCTCCTAGCTAACCTTGAATCTGCCACCAATCTTATCTAGATAAATAATCTTACCGCCATAAGATGATTTATGAATCATAATGTCGTAATGCTCAAAACATTTGAGCAAAGCATCAGCAGAAATGGTTCCAGTCCATTCTATAATCTGAACTGAACTTGAACCACAATCACTTTGCTCAATGCCACAAATCTCAAAAAAACTCTTAAAGTTTGGTTGTGACCAGGCCCTAAATGTTGCCGTGATTTCCATCTGCATCCTCCTCTGATGAGTGATAAAAATGCTCCATCATTGTTCCTCCGCAAATCTCGCACTTTGGAACAAGTTCCTTTTGGTCTTGAAGATAACGTTCCTCGGCGCGGATCTGTCTTTCGACAATCGAAGCCCACTTATCGAAGGTTTCGATGGGAACATCGTGAGGAATGACTCGCATATTCATAAGTGCTGCGATAATTTCAGCGGAGAAATCTTTGATATTTGTTTCGTTGATAATGAGGTCAGTCATTTTATTCCTCCTTAGATTGTTCAAAGCACTCTTCCATTTTGCTTCGTTTGAGTATTCAGTTCCATTCAGATACCAGCATTTTTGTCCATCGGTATTCTCAACAGCAGGACCATCTTCGCGGTGCCTTTTATCATTGAGAAACCAATGCTTTGAACCATCGGCCCATTCAATAGCAGGGCCTCCTTCGCGGTGCAGTTCACCGTTGAGATACCAACGCTTTGAACCATCGGGACAAACCTTGACTTCGTAGGTGATTGTCTTTGTCATTTTATTCTCCAAAAGGGTTGTCAATAAATATATCCAGACCATTCATCTGCAATTTCTACATCTGGATTTTCCTTGCACCAGTTTCCAAAATCTCTGCTAGAAATAAAGCTTTTCTGGGCCAAGGGACCTAGATGGAGAACTCTATCATTGTCGGACGAATCAGAATCTTGATCTAGGTGATGATTGAAAAAGTCAGACCAGTCATCTTCATCCGGCGTCCAATACTTGCTACTATAAGCAAGATATTTGGTCTTAACGCTGTCAATGTCTGCTTGGGATGCGTTAGGTCCATCCATCATAACATTCCAAACATCTTCGGTTACAAGCTCAATGTTAGTATCACCTTGGCCGGTGGTTTCAACTAGATAAAGTTTCATTATCCTTTCCTGTCATTCTTGCTTAAGGCAAATGTTGAATATCAGAAAGTAATCTTGATTTCAAGATTGGCTTTATTCTTCTCAATCCAATCCCATAGTTCTTGATTATTTTTGATCTCACCCCATTCGTAACAATGACTCCAACTGCCTTTTAATAGGCCTTCTTTATGATCGTATCTAACAACTTCACAGTTACAGTGATCAATAAATAAATCTACTGGAGATTCCTTGGTTAGCTGATAGGCAATCTTACAATCTTCCTCAAAGGAATAACCTTCCTCGCCAGGAGAAATCTGATAAACTTGGTCTTTCAAGAAGTCAAAGCTACGGACTTCATCCAAAAAGTCTTCTCTCACAGAGCGATTAATTTGGAGGGAGGTAAAATCCCACCAAGAATCAAATCCGTCTGTTTCATTCACAAAGATATCTTGTTCACAAGGTTCGTCGCGGAGAGAGATAGTACGCTCCACGTTATAGAAGATATCAATAACATCTTCGTCAGTCGTTACATTATTAGAAAAGTATTCAAATTGTGTCATGTTTTCTCCATTTTGATTCTGTTTAAGACTCTTGCTGAAAAGAGCTTTATCAATCTGCAAATGCAGCAATACCAAGAATTAGAAAAATAACGCAAAAACCAATTGCGATAATCTCCATCTTTTCCTCCATATTCATTTTATTGTAAGATTGGGCTACTAGGAATCGAACCTAGAACAAGAGATTAGAAGTCTCGTGTGATATCCTTTTCACCATAGCCCAATAATGGCGCGGTATCATACCTCGACCATTCCAATATAAGCACGGATTAACCTACGTCAAGTGGGGCTTAAAAGAAAATCAAACAACCATTTCGGGCAGATAAAATCCAGGATTAGTCCGCCAGACCGTAGGTTAATTTTAGCAATCTTTCTCTATCTTTTATATCAGCCTCTATTTTAGATCTAGAATTACAGAGCTTTGCATGTTCTCTGTAGGCTGTTTGTCTTGCAAAATAGTTCATATTCTGAATAGATATTTCAGAATCTTTAATTTTATTCTTCAGAAACTCAAGTTCTTTTGTCAGCTCATTTAACACAGAATCTTCTAACTTTATCAGATGAAATTCTTTCTTTAATTTCGCCTTTAACCTTCTGAAGTGCTTTGCTTTCATAAACCCGCCACTATCTTAGGAGATCCATATTAAATAGCAACCACTCCCTAATCTCCTGAGGAATTAACTCATAAGTTATTACCTTATCGGGCGCTAGGGCTTCACGAATAAACCTCACTCCATCATTATGTTCGATAAGAACATCAAGCAAACTTCCGTCAAGATAGAAGTGAAACCACAAACTCTGCCATCTATTAGAAGTTTTCCACGAAATCATAACAGTTTCAAACTCAATATTCCTAATATAATCTTTTCTTTTTCTAAATGATCTTATCTTAAGGTGCAAATTATTTGGAGCAAGTTCCTTGTAAAAAGCTCTCTTTATGCTAAGCTTCATTTAATCCTCATTAAGCATGAGCTGTAATAACAACCCTTCTTCCATCATCTAACTCTTCCGTTTCCATTCTGCATATAGAGAATGGCTCACAATCCATCCAGCTTGGAATTTCTATATCCTTTGGAATTAGAGCCACCCAATCTTCATCACCACCATGAGTAGAATGGGAACGTAACTCTCCGGGAGCATCATTCCAACGCCATACAAGAATGGAATTACTCTGTTGAATTGCTGACGGTATTGTCCCATTTATATATCTCCATTTATAAAATTTAGGATGAAAAGTTTTCCAGTCACCTGATTCACCACGATTCGAATAACCCCATTTGGATTCGCCTGTTGCATAATGATAAAGATAAAGTTTTTGTATAATAGGTAGGCCGTCATAATAATAAAGAGCCTCTATAGATCCAGAGTTACACTGATCTGGTTCTTTATCTTCCCATAAGATCCATGAGTCATATTCATCATATTTATTCATATTCAATCCTCGCTGATAGGTGATAAAAAAATCTTAATCTCTACCTTACTTAGTCTAGGGCAGCTCTCCAGCGTTAGGAGCCGCACCTGCTTTTGTGGGTAGCTTAAGCGCAAAAAGAATCGGGTCAACTACTTTTGAATAGTTGACCCGATGGCAAATGAGCGGCGTTAAAGTAAATATCTATTATCTTCCAAATAATCCGGTAACTTTTCCGCTCAAAGTTTCTACTACACCAGGATCTCCACCAATTCTATCAAAGTTTACTACAAAAAGATTCATTAGGTCTGGAGCATCCTTTGGTGGAACTAGGTCTTGTATTCCACCAAGATAGTCTGCAATAGTTGATGTATCAACTGGCCTATAAGATACAGTATATTCAAAGCCGGCTTTATCAACAGTGCTACTTAGTTCTGCCATAATTGTTTTAACCAAGCGTTCTCTAGATTTAAGATCTTGATATGGAGATTTATATGAGAATCCGATTAGCAAGACTGGCTCATCAGAAATGATATAATTATTATCTTTTCCAATCCTAGCTCTATAGCTCATGATAGAGTGGCCCTGATGCGTATCAAATGTAGATGAAGACTTAGAATTAATGATAGGTACTAACTTCTCTATCAAAGCTTCTTTTCTTGCATTTAAAGCTGGATTTGGATCCTCTGCCATTTTAACAAGAATACCGTCAATAAGGTTTGCTTCTTTTGTAAGACCTCTTTGATCAAGAGTATTTGCAAGTTTTGCTAATGATTGAAATATATTCATGGAAACCTCTTTCGTTATAAATATATATTAGTAAAATTACATTTCGATTATTAATTTTTATTTTGTTTATATTATTCTATAATCCAGTAGAACATTAAAACTTTTTAATTTGAGTCCAATGATGAAGGTATATTCCATCGGGATGGGGAGCGTTTCGATATTGCAAGCTCGTTAGATTAAACCAAAATATTCCCAAAAAATAATTTCCATCATTAGCAATATCTTTAAAGATTTTATACACCATTCCAATGGAATGGATTGATAACTCCACTTCATCTTTATAAGAGCCTATTGCGACTGGAGTTACCGGAGTTACCAAATCCCCCTCTTTAAAGGGCGCTCTTGATTTCATCTTATTTGCCTTTTTATTTGCAATTTATTACATGTCATAATATATTAATATTCTACTAGTTTTAGAGAGTTTACATGATAACCGAAAAAGATAAAGACTATTATAGAGGGATTGCATCAAAACCAGAAAATGCATCTTTTATTTTCGATGGTAGTCATAACCCAAGAATTAATCTTATTAAGAAAGAACTTGCAAAAGAGGATTACTTATTACATCGCTCCATCAAAATTCTTATAGGAATTAACTCTGACTTCCCTGATGAAAACGGGAAGAATTTAAGTAAATTTTTTGAATTAGTTTCTCCACTTTATGGAGGATTAAAATGGAATCCAATTTGTGAAGAAGAACCTGCAAAAAACTATAGTGGCGAAACCTATAATGATATTGCTAAAAAAAAATGGATTAAAGAAGAACCAGTAGAAGCCATTAGTTTCTTTGGGGAAGAAGATCCACTAGCAGTAACCACAGATGCTGAAGCCATAGAGGAGTGGGAAAGGTTTACCTCTAGAGCCAATAGCTTATTAAGAATTTATAAAATTGCAACAGAACATGATTTAACCGGACCAGTAATGGTGATCGGTGGAGCAGAAGATAAAACAACTCACAGCGAAATATTAAAAGAATTTTTCAAACTTGCTGGTGGCAAGGGATGTGATATATCCATTGTAACATGGGCGTCAAGAAAAAGCGATGCCGGAAAAAATTATCAAAAGATATTTAAATCTCTCGGCGCAAATGATGTTTTCTTAATCAAGAAGAAAGATAAAGAAGAAGCCGAAGATTTTATGAAAAGATCTGCTGGAATCTTCTTTGTTGGTGGAGATCAAATGAGATTGATTACCGCCATAGAAGAATTGAATCTAAAAAAGATTATCCATAGCTGTCACAAAAGTGGTGCAGCAATAGGGGGAACTTCCGCTGGAGCTTCTATACTTGGAGAGCATATGCCCTATTGGGATTTGGAAAAAGAGAAAATGATTTATCACAAGGGTCTTGCTTTAATTCCAAACTCAATTATAGATCAGCACTATACCCAAAGAAATAGAGTTGAGCGAATGAGAGATGGCGTAAAGAGATTTAAAGGAATAACTGGATATGGACTCGATGAAGATACAGGATTGGTTTTTGTCAAAAAGAAAAGTCCAAAAAAGATTGGCAAAGGCAAAATTCATATTATGAAATCTGAATGATTCAGATTTGCCACAACAAAGCTTCTGCTTCTTTTTCGTATCCCATTTCTTGAAGCTTTAAAATAAAATCTTCAATACTATATAGAATACCCCAGAGATACCAAGCTCTTGTTCCATCAGAATAAGTAATGGCCGGACCATCTAACCTGTGAGTTAGACCAGATTTATTATTCCAATGCTCAATAACATACACCGGAGCAATATGGCCAGTAGAGTTATAATTCATGTTATGATCCAAAAATATCATTCATATTATTAATGACCCACATCTTTATAGCGTCCGGAATAAAATCAAGATCAAAAATCTCTTGATCATGATAATTTTCCTCCTTCGTATTCAAACGAAATGCCCCTTTCCATGTTGGTCTAATATAGATGCTGTATAATTTCCCTAAGGGAGAACAAAAGTCATCAAATAGCCTTATATAGACCCTCCAATGCTTTTCGTCATAGCTTACCTTATCTACCTCTGGATAGCTTACCATATCAATGTAAGTTTGGCCTTCGGAACAAAAGCTATCAATAATCCGCCAATCACCAGTGAGCTGTCCCCTGAGTGAGTTTAGCATTTTTTTAAATCTGTATTTTTTTTGGCCTATAGTTAGCTTCAACAAAATAAATCCAAGTTTTGGATAAACCATTCAGATATAAATGATGGCACCTTACCGGGAATTAGAATATCTTCTTTGTGGAATCTTTCATATGGCATACCTGGCCACCAGATTTTAGATCTCTTATCTAAGAAGAAAGAAAAGATGCCGTCATTTTTGGCGGAAATGTAAACTCTCCACTCGGAACGGAGATCATAGGTGTTGATTTCAATATAATATTTTTCTACCGTTGTAAATTTACCTAAAGAAAAATCAATAGGATATTCAGAATCCTTCCCTACCGCATCATAAAATGATGCAATAAGTTTTTTAATTCTGCTGTTTCTTACTCTTGAATTTTTAAACGGCATATTAAACGTTCCAATAAAACTCATATTGATGATATAGTAAATCCCAAAACATGAGTTTCTGTTTCGTTATGAAACCAATGAACTAAATATGTTCTTATAAACTTATTTTTACCATGTATTTTTTCTTCTAAAATAATGCCAATTTCATCCGGGTAAGCTATTTTGCAAACAATATCTCCAATCATAAACTGCTGAGGCCAGCCCTTTCCATGTTGCTCATGGTCTCCATGCATAATCTTCGCCGTCTGATTTTACCTCACCGGAGTTGGGATCATATCTTAAAAGAAGTAATTCTCTCCATATAACCTTTTTTTGATCTTCGGTTAGAACGACGTAAGCGGGCTGCTCATATACTTTGATTGGCATAACCCTAAGGATGATCCCACTTTTAGATTCAAAGTTATGATAGACAAAATCACCAACCATAAACTTGGTATCCACTTTCGTTTTGCTCATAAGCTATCACCTTACTCTCAGGCCGTTTTTAACATTTGGAATACCAGAGATTGGAAAACCCTCTTTGGAAAGAAGGTGGATCTCAGCTCTCTCTTCATCTGTCAAGGTGCTATTAACTTTTTCGGCAAGGCTATCTAGATAGATCGAATCTTCTTCAAGAATAACTGCCCTTCTTTCTGTCATGGATGCTCTTACATTTCTTAGTTCAATCTCCAGCTCTGCAACCCTATCTTTGTAGTGTTGATATTCCGGATCGCACAAAAAGATGTAAGGAACTCTTTGCTCTGAGTATTCTTTTTTTGCCGAATAAATCTCGTTACCAAAAGCCATTAATCTTTTTTCGCTACGATAAAAAGAATTGCAAAGTTTATCAAGATGAATCCATACAGATTCCTCTTCCTCGTTTGCGAAGAATTCAATCTTCATATAACGATCATCCCACCTTCCATCCATATAAGTAGAGATAGAGGCGTTTCTCATTGGCCACATTCCAGAGAATGTCAAGAGACCATATAGAGCCTCAATCCTACCTCTCTTCTTCTTTTTCTCATAGTCAGTATCCTTCAGATACCGCGTAATATTAGAATGTTGATAATACCAAGCGCACTCAGGATTCTCTAGGATCTTCCTAATTTCATTGGAAATAAAATCAATAGCAGACCCAAAAGCCACCCAGGATCTATCGCTCTTTTTCAATTTTGGATTAGTGAGTACCACCTCAAAAATGAGCTTACCCTTAGTGTAAGAATCTTTTCGAATGCCGCTGGAGATCAGCGCAACTTCTTCTTCCGCTTTTAATCCAAAAGCCTTAATATATTGATTGAGGAATAGAGGCATTTGCTCTAGACTTTCCAGATTATTTTTGATCCAGTTTTCTTTCAACTCAATCATAGGAAACCACCTTTGGTTATTGGATTTCTCCAAAAGGAATATAAGCACCATCCGCCCGCCGTCAATAGGCGGGAGTTAAATTTTATAGATAGCAAAACTAGCCGATTAATTGGATGCTTTTATTTGGGGCCACGATATCGGAATGTGCTCGCAAATTATACAATTATTCTCGATCCATTTTGGCTCAAGCTTTCCATCGACTAGAAGGAGATAGTTAGAAACAAACTTAACTTGCTTCCTATCTAGAACTATCGCTTTCCTTGGAGGGACGCCATATGGATCTCTTGGGTCTTCTACAGATACAAAGTCTCCAATATTATATAAATAGTCACCTTCCATGTCAACTCCTATTAACGTAATCTTTGTGGATTGTAACTTACTGATTCAGGTTGCTCATCGGAAGCCATTATCCAATCTTCCAATTGCCATTCGTCAAGAACCGTTTTTTCAAACCACTTTATTTTGTAAAGCCTTTTAATTCCAGCCGGAACTTCCCGAAGCTTTTGGTCAATAATAATACCTTGTTTGTTGCCAATTTTATGCTTTACAATTTGGCCAAAATGGTACTTGTACCATACGCTATTCTGCATCATCATCCTTAATAGCAATTAAATTATTATCCCCAAAGTACCAATAAACATCATCCTTACCTTCAAGCATTAAGCATGGAGGGGCATCTGGAATAAAGACCTTACATACAGTTCCATTTATTTTTATGTTCATATTATTAACTCTTTCAACAAAGATTCCAACCCTTCCTTCTAAGAAGGGAAATTTTCTTAGCGCCCTTCTTGTTATTTTAACTTTGCATCCTGGTTGTAATTTTGCCATGAGTTACTCTTCGTGTAGATAAATAATAAATCTCTTATCTATAATGAGATAGTTATTTTGTAGCTCAGATTTTAATGGTAAAAGCGGAAAAAATACTCTTGCCATTCCCCTTGCCTCCTCAGCTATAAGGCCAATTTGGTTTTTATATCTTGGATACCAATCAGCATATTTATCACACACCCTAACTTTGGAGCCAATATGTTTGCAGTCTTTCATCTATACCTCTAAGTATTTAGTGATTGGTCGGACCCAAGCCCTGATAAGTTCTTCTTGCTTTAAGTATCTTAAAAAGATTTTAATTTTTCAATGAAAAAGAATACATAATAAAGCCAGATGAAAGATGGAGCACGCCCCTCTATCCTTTATTGTAGTCGCCATATTTGGGGCGTCATAAGATTTTATAATCACCAATCCAGCCGCGCAGAACGTGATGATCAGATATCGTAAAGTAAGACGTTTCCTTTATCGGATGATAGCGGACCAAATGATTTTGATGAAACGTAATTTTTTATTTTCTGCAACATAGTTTCTTCTATGCTCTTCATCTCTCCTTCTTTCTCATCGAGAAAGATATAATCATCTTTTTTATGCCATATAGAATTTGGTCTGCTATATCTTGGATCTCCAGCTAGTGAGTTTCCAAAAACATCGGCAACATGATCTGTATCTGTAGAATAAGTATCAAAGAATTCGTTTATAAACTTCTCTAACTCGTCATCATCTACTTCATCCCCATAACCATAGCCTCCAGATTGTAGCGCTCCATAAAGGCTACTCTCTTTCATGATCTCTTCTTTTGTTTCTTTTGCAGATTCTTCCGCAGTTGCCAGCCCTTCAAATGGAAGCTCTGGCTGTAATGGATTTTGTCCTTTTATGTAAGCATTTAGCTCATCCAATTCTTCAATTCCTTTGCTAGAAATATAGAAACTTAAAGCTTGCCTTAAAAAGGAAAAGATTATATATTTAAATTCATAATCTTCTCCAAAATCAAACTCGTGGTGCCCTATGTCGTGAGCTAAATATTTGGGAGATTTCTCTGGGAAAAACAGACCTCTAGATGGAGAGTTATCTTCATTATAGAAGATATAAACAGCATCATCTTCATCTATATCTAGCTGATTGAGTTTCATCTTGATCTTTCCCCAAATATCCGGAAATAACTCTTTCAGCCTATCTAAATCACCACCTTTTGCAGAGCCAATATCAGAAGACATCATACCGACCTCTTGCTTTAGATCACTATAATCATCTCCGGATACTCTCCATATTGCAAGCATTTTATAAAGATCTTCTTCATCTAATTTTGATGCTTCAAATGGAATTAAAATTATATTAGATCCAACTGCCTCCAAAGCCCCATACCATTGTTCTGGCTTATCCCAATATCCACCAGGCATGATTCGATCTTGCACAGTAGGCTGTCCAGGTGAGCGTGGCATTTCCTGTATTTCAACCAATGGTACTGCAGACTTTATTAATCCATCAATCAGATCAGCTTCTCGGAGAAGTCCTCTTGAATCTAAGAGATTTGAAATTTTCAATAATTTCTTAAATATATTTTTATTCATACTAGCCCTCTATTGGAGCAGGTATAATTAGCATATATTTTATTTATTAAAATCTATATTAAAAATAATCTTTTGCAGAAAGCAGCTTCTTATGCCAGATCCGTATCTTACCAGAAATGCTGAATTTATTAATGATTTCTGAAGGTATTTAAAATCCTATCATTTAACCTTAAAAATTAAAACTTTATTCTATTAATAAAAAGCAAAAATTACAGAAGGACAATGATGCTTAATAAGTTAATACATTTGGCGAACTTTTTAGATGATCGTGGCTTAAAAGGCGAAGCAGACTTATTATACCGCATAGTCCGAAAGGCGTCCAAAGATAATCCAGATAATATGGAGTGGAAAAAATGGATACGCCATGTTGTAACGATGCTTTCTTTAGAAATTCCAAAGGGAATTTTTAAGCAAGAAGGTTTGGGAAGCAAGAGAGTTACATATCTATTAAACGAAGATCCCGATAAAGTCGTCAAGATTCAATACAAACCTGGGGAAGAAAACGAAATAGAATTTAACAACGGCATTAAGTATCCAGACTTATTCCCTACTTCCTATGAACACGGAAGTTCCATCGGATTTGATTCGCCATTCCGATGGATTGTGGTCGAAAGAGCAACTCCATTAAAAATGGCAGGTCTTTCTTTTAAAGATTTCTTCAAGGAAGCCCATAAGTATTGGGAAGAATTGGGACCAAAAGAAACACTATCCAACGAAGAAGGACGCGCCATAGTCTTAGATTCAATAAGCATAGGCGGCATTCCGCATACATTCGATTTTTTTATTCAAGAGATTTTTGAATATCCTAATTCAAAAGGAACTGGAATAACATCTATAACAGATGAAATCTTCTCTGCCATATTAGAAAGAGAGCCAATCATAAAACGTATTCTAGATATATCCGAAGATGCCCAAATTACAACAGGAGATCTGGATCTGATGAATATGGGAATCGGAGGAGATTCAAGATTAGTTATACTTGATGTGGGTTAGCTATAAGCATAAATCCATCCCATAGGTAATTCGGACGCCTTCTCCTATACCACTTAGGAGCCAATGGCATCCATGTTTTGAATTATCCACATCTTTATTTCTTCGGGTAAGAATTCATTATCCATAATAGAATGGCCTATACACCATCGAATAGATTTTTTACCGTCAACTTCTTCGGCCCATCGCATAAACATAGAATCATCAAAGTATTGGCAATCAAACAGATTAAGGGTCAACATAAACCATCCATGACACATTTCTCTTTTTTCAATAACAATTCTGTTTATTGAGCCATAGCTTCTTATGTCAAAGTCTGCACCAAACAACTTTTTTATAGAAGCCTTAATTTTTCTAAAACGATAGACCTTTTGTCCAACGGAAAGATTTTTATTCATAATATTTACACCTATTGTTTTTGTTTTGTACTCGGCCCGAAAATTTTTTTATCTATTAATTTATCTGTAAAATTCGTGAGGATATAATGATTAAAGAATTAATTCAATTAGCCAACCACCTAGATAGCAAAGGTTTCGTAGTGGAAGCCAACTATCTAGATTCGATTATTAGGACGGCTTCGATGGGAAGGATTAGCCCAGATGAAATATCTGAGGAAGAAGATCTAAGTAGAGAGACTTCAGAAGAGATGGAGAAGGGCCGTAGATACCGAGCCGATTCTCCAGAAGAAATACTTTTACAAAGAATTCATATTTCAAAAATTCTGAGAGATATGTACCCAGATTCCAGCCACGAAGAAATAGCCGATGTTATTTCCGAAGGGGACGAAGCAGTAAGAAAGCGTGTAATAGAAATTCTATCTAGCTCATTTTATAGCTGAATAATCCAATCCTTTAAAATAAGAGGAGCCCGGTGTAACAACCGGGCTTTTCATTTTGCATTAAACAGATTCAGATTCTGAATGAACCAAAGCTTTAAAGCATCGGGCATGTAAGCATTATCCATAGCTTCCATTCCGGATGTTATTTTAAGGCCTCCCCATTCAATATATGATAGAATGAGAGTGCTATCCAGCGGTTCGAATAAACAAAATTGTATAGTGACTCGATGAAGGGCCCCCGGCTTGGGAGAGATACAAATCTTTGTTTCATCGGATACCCATCTATAAAGCCACCCGCCCACTTCCCATTCCCGCCCCAAGATGGATTGGAGAGATGACTTTACCTTTCTAAGACGGTATCTTCTTTGTCTATAAGTTAGCGGCATATACCACTCCAAGTTTGTGAGACCTTATTTTCCAGAAACCAATAAGGTTCCATCGGTTATGATCCACTCTTTTAGAGTGGCGGGAATTAAATCGGACCCAAGAAGCAACTCCACCCCTCCACTCTCTAAGATAATCCCGCTCATTTCCGGGTGGAAGCTTTCAATGTGAACCTGAATTGTGGACCCGGGAATTATAACCACTTCGACCCAGGCTCCGCCTCCACCATCGGGTTCAAACGGCTCCTCCTTCTGAAAGAAAATTTCCCAGTCACCCCCAAATCTTTCCAGAGGAAGTAACTCCCAGCCTTCTCCCAATAACCCTTTTATAGAATTCCAAACCTTGAATATCTTTTTCTTATTCATAATCCAACCCCAAAGTCCATGTTCCATAGCAACCATTCTTTTGTTTTTGGAGATAATCCAACCACATCTATTGGAGCCATTTGAGGACAAAATTTTGTAATCTTATGCGGAAAAATATTGGAGTCTACATTTATATAGGGGCAGACCCTAATCTCTCCCGATAGCCCCACTTTAATTAACAGACCGCCTTCATCGTTTGGATTAATCCATATATTAAATCCTTCTCCCCTCTTTGTCGGACCTTCTATCCCGGTTGATTCAGGCTCAAATCCTCTAATGGTTTTCCAAATAGAGTGAACCGCTTCTCTAGCCCACACCGCTCCCTCTCCCCGTTTTATAGATTCTGTAATCATTTTACTAACTCTATCTCCGTTTCATATAGAAGCCAATCAGTCTCAGAGTCTCCCGGATCCATAAAGCAAGGAGGCCAATCTGGAATAAAGACTTTATAATAACCTCCACCGAGATACTCAGTAATAATGCCTTCCTTATCCTTAAGGTCTAACCTCATCCTATCGGTGACAACAATAGAATCTCCTTCTAAGAAAGGATCGAGAAGAGATTTTGCTCTCATACTGACTCCACCTTAGCCAAATCGTGACCAGTAGTGCGCCACTCTAATAGATCCGTATCTAATAGGAGAGCCGGTGGGGCTTCCGGAATAAATACATAATAATACCATCCATCACCGCGATAGGGATCCACACGAATTTCCTTTCGAGTTATTACACCCGGCTTTCCGCATACTCCCTCTAGAGAATGGGGATCTGGTTTAAACATCACGGTATCTCCCACATTGAACTCTTGCATGTTCTATCCTTATATAAAAAGTCTAAAAAATTTTCCCAGGAATTTTTTGGAAAATCCTCCCTCAATTCCCAAAGGACTCCAAACTGTATCCTAAGATATACCATGATAAATTGTCCCTTCCTCCCTTAAGGAGACAAGGTGGGTAATCCGGAATGAAAACGGAATAAACTTCTATACTTTCTATACCGGGCCGCACTTCCACAATCATTCCAATCATCCCAATTAGCTCTTTTCTAAAAGCCATTCTGATTCTGACCCTATCTCCTACGGCAAACTTTGACATGTTCTATCCTTATATGAATCTCTAAAAAAATTTTCCCAGGAATTTTTTGAGAAACCCCCCCACTCAGCTCTTGGCTAACTCCAAGTTGGACTCAGTGAAAATCCATGTCAAATGATCCTGACCCACTCTAACTAGACAAGGTGGGTAATCCGGAATGAAAACGGAATAAAAGCCTTTCACTAACACGGCTTCCTCGATCACTCCAACCATTCCGATTAAATCTTTCGAATGAGCCCTCCTAACTCTGACCTTATCTCCTACCGCAAACTTTGGCATGGTGCTTCCTTATATAAAGGTTTGAAAAAATTTTCCCGGAAATTTTTTGACCCAAGCCTTTTTGGATCTAATGCTTTTAGATTTCCGAAATCTATTTGGGACCATAGAGACTATGAGACTATGGGGTTAGTGGGTCACGGAGAGTTAGTGGGTCTACGGAGAGTTACTCAGTCACGTAGAGTTAGTGGGTCACGGAGAGCTACGGAAACTTATATAAAAGGTCCAAAAATTATATAGTGAAAAAAACTTCCCTGGTCGGTTTCTCCCTTGTCTACAAAATGTTTCAAGATAATAGAGAAATTCCTATAGAGCCTTTTTACCTATTAAACTCGGTCCCAAAATATAAAAAAGACCCTTCTCTTCCGCAGAAAAAGGCCCCACTCATTCCTAATAATATACTCTCCTTCTTTCCCCAAGAAGAACTCCATCTATTAAAAATTCGGTCCTAATGATTCCCTCTATTTCTTCGTCTACCCTTTCTAAATCCAAAACTATTAAAGCCATAGAATCTAAGACCCTATTCATTTCTTTGACCAAATGATCCCTCCCTATAGCATCCGGATTATCTAATTCTCTCTTTATCTTGGAGAATTCTCCGATACCATTATAGTGCTTCTCTAATAGGGAATCTTTCCTTCTAAAAACCTCTCTATTGGCCTCTAGAATCTCTCCGGCTCTCTCCGTAAGGGTAGACATTATATGGAAGTCATGAGCTTCCAAACGGTGTGTGGAAGCCCCTGCATAAAGGATTAAATCACGAAGCACCTTGAAGCTAGAGAAATCTGATGGAAGCTCCTCCATGCATCTGATGTATTGAGCGGAGATTCTTTTCTTGGCTTTGCTTTTAGCCATTAGTAATAGGGACTCCTTCTTTCTCCAAGTAAGTGGCCTTCCACTAACATTAAGGTTCTCAACTCTTCTTCCATGATGGAATCTAACTCTTTAAGTTGGAGAAGAATTTCATCGGATCTATCGGCTTCACATTCCACTTCGTCAAACAGATGATGGTAAAGATCATCCATTCCCCTTTCATCTGCTTCTAACAATTGGGTAGAAAGGTTTGAATATATGTCGATAGATTTGTAGTAATCATTTAGGAGTGCCTTTCTCTTACCTGGGAAAGATGAATCTTGAAGATAACTCTCCATTACGAGCAGAAAGCTTCTGATTGTTTTAATCTGGTCTGGTGTTAGGACCTGACTTTCTAAGAGGGCCAATCTATCTAGTGTGGTGAAGTTAGTTAATTCTTCATGCTCTAGATAAAATTCTTTAAATTTAAGATGCAGCTCTAGGAGATTGGACTCTAACATTATCTTCTTCACTAATAGGAGGTGGTTCTGCGATTTCCAAGTAATTCGCTTTGGAGAAGTAAAGCTGTTCTTAGCTCTTCCTCTATGATGGAGTCTAACTCTCTTATCCCATTCTTAAGATGATTGGAAAGCTCTATTTGATCTTGAAGTTGCTCAAAGAGAGTTAGGTATAGCCCATTCATTCCTAATCCATCTGCTTCGTCCATTTGTCTTTTGATATAAGAATACTTGGAAATAGCGGCAGTATATTCTCTAAGTAAGAGGGTTTTCTTTTGAATAGTTTCGGAAGTGGCCAAGTATTCTTTGGCTATAGGAAGAAAGACAGAAATGGTTCTAATATCTTCTTCTGATAACTTATCAGTTGGTAAGTAAGCTAATCTGTATAGCACCGCAAAATTGGTCAGATCCTCGTTGTAGAGGACGAACTCTTTGAACTGAGTATGTAATTCTAATACCGCATCCCTATCCATAGGGGCCTCTAACATTTACTTACCGTTGTTAAGAGTGTAGGCTTGGTGTCCCGGTTGTCAACGAAAAATTTAAGCCTTGCCCTTATGATTGGCATTGGCTTGATTTTCTGCGACTTGACGAAACTTCATTCCGTGCATATTGGTAAGGTGCCTGCCCAACTGACAAGACTTACCCTTATTGTAGCCTGAGTTATTTAACCAAGCCTTGGAATAAGATTCTCTTGACCCCGAATCCTCAAAGGCTAGAATGGTGATATCAGACATCTTACCATTGCCAGCCGCCACCCCAAGATACATAGGAGGAGAAGAATCTCCGCCCCTCTCTTCCACACAGTCTGGACATTCATTGATATACCCTCCTGCCCTAATCTTCTCTGGAGATTTTGAATTGAATGGAGTTTCGCACCACTTACAAGTCTTATCCATTATTCCTTCCTCCAAATAATAATAGCTTCTACCGTCTTATATTCTCCGCCTTCTACCACTTCCATAACGGTAGAAGTCACTTCCAGTTTGTAACCCAAAGCAATACCAATTTGCTTTTGCATTTCCTGGGTTACCGGAATAAACATATCGCCAGTAATGGCGTGTTGAATAACTTTCACAGTATGGTCTTGCATTGTGAACTCCTATCCTTTTTTGATTGATTCTTTGGCAATTGCTAATGATTTTTGCATACTCATGTGTATGCGTGCGGGAAGGGGAAATAAATTTCCTTCCTTTTCTTCCAAGGGAATATCTTCGATAATGGATTCTCCTATTATTACAGAGCCTCTTGGCGTTCCTCTTTCTGTCCAAATACGACAGATCGAATTTGCCTTGTGGTAAGGTTGATACAATTCCACATAATGGGGTTCATATAATACACACCAAGTTTCGATACTAGGATCAACTGAATCATAAAGAATCCAAGCTCCTCCGTCAGTACCAACTGGAACAACCCAGTTAGAGAGAAGGAAAGCACCAATGTTGGTCTTTAAGTCTGAGAATTCAAGAGGTCTCATTAAGCCTCCATCAAATAGAGATTTTTACAATCTTGGGCTTTCCAGCCGGTTGGTGATTAGTGGTGGCCTGTCCAAGATTAATCTTTACAGATTTCTTTGGAACCGGAATGGCATCCGGATTGTCAATGTAACCTTGATGCTTACAGTAACCATGAAAGCCAAACCCAGGACAAGAACAATAAGTCTTTCCATTGGCCTCACGAATGACCACATACTTCTTCTTTCCATCCGAAGAAGGAACTTCGATCTCCTTATGAAGCGAGGGGGTCTTTGCTTCATCTTTAGAGGTTTTTAGTTCATTGAGCCAAGGAAGTTGAACATCAAAAATCTCTCCGATTCTCTCCAAGGTAA